TAGCTACACTAAACGCAATCAAAGATGACGAGGAACTATTGATGAAGATCAAGACGTTCAACAATTCAAAAGTCCGCCAGCAAAAACAAATCACAAATGTCAGCAAGCACGTTTCGGAATTGATGCAATTCATTACCGACTACTATCAAAAAGAAGCTGATTCTAAAAAAACTGATAAGGGTAAGCTAGTGGCTACAGCAAAGCGCGACAACATCCTCAAGTTCTTTTCACCTAAAAACAAAGTCCAACTAGAAAACATCTTCACACTAATGAATCTCATAGCAGAAGCTAAGTTGATTCTAGTTAAGAAGATGGACGAAGTAAAAACACTAAACACATTTCTATTGACTAAAGATGGATATCAAGTCACTGGAGTTGAAGGCTATGTTGCTATCGATAAGATCAAAGGCAATGCAGTCAAGCTAATTGATAGAATGCAGTTTAGCTATGCAAATTTTTCACCAAATATAATAAAGGGATGGCAAAGATGAAATCGTTCAAAGAATATGGCGCGGTTGAAGAAGCAGCCGATGCGGGCCTTGCAGCTAAAGCAGCTAAGTCTGGCATTTCAATTGAAACACTGCGAAAAGTGTATCGCCGTGGTGTTGCAGCATGGAATTCTGGGCATCGTCCAGGAACTACACCACAACAGTGGGGCATGGCACGTGTAAACTCTTACATCACAAAGGGTAAGGGCACATGGGGCGGCGCAGATAAAGACCTTCATGAAGCAGAAGTGCCAAAAGATAAAGAATCTGGATTACCTAAAAAATATGTTGCAGGACTTTCTGCATCTACTGCAAAAGCTAGAGCAGCACATTTCGACAAAGCTGATAAATTATCAGACAAGGATCCAGAAGCATACAAGCCAGCGCCAGGCGATGCTACTGCAAAGACTAAAGAATCTAAGCATACTAAAAAGTATCGTGAAATCTTTGGTGAAGATATGGACGAAGAAATCCACGAAGCGTGTTGGGCTGGATACAAACAAGTCGGTCTAAAGAAGAAGGGCGACAAGATGGTGCCTAACTGTGTGCCTGAATCTGGCGTTAAAGAAGCTACATATCAGGGCAAAGAAGTACCACTAAATAAACCTATGGCTGGAGACATTAAGAAGTCTAAGGTCTATGTTGATCCTGATGGTGACGGCAAAGCACAGAAAGTAAATTTCGGTGACAAAAACATGTCAATCAAAAAAGATCAACCAGAAAGAAAGAAATCATATTGCGCACGTTCTAGTGGACAAGGCAATCTAACAGATAAGAGTAGTGCAAACTATTGGTCACGTAGAGCATGGGATTGCTAAAGCTTATTAATTCTGAGAACCCAACACTGTATTATAACAAGGCACCGAAACTTTGTCAAGTGAAATATAGGTAATTATAAATAAAGATATCACAGTTAGGCTACGGCAAACCTGTACTATAATATAACGGATAAGTCTAAGGAAAACTCCAAGAATGAAATCATTTAAGCAAGCATTTTCAACTTCTATCACAGAAGCGAAAAGCAAATCAAAAGTAGTTGTAGTCTATGGCGGTGGTTTTCAACCATTTCACGCAGGACACCTCAGCAGCTATACTCAAGCTAAAGCTAAATTCCGCACTCCAGACTTTTTCGTTGCGTCTAGTAACGATATCAAAGTTCGACCAATTCCATTTAAAGACAAAGAATTCTTAGCGCAGCAAGCTGGCGTTACGGATCGTTTCGTTCAAGTTGTCCAGCCTATCAATCCTATAGAGATTATGAAAGCGTATGACAAAGATACTGACATTCTAATTCTTGTTCGATCAGAACGTGATCCGATGAAGTACACAAAGAAGGATGGCTCAGCAGCGTACTATCAACCATTCGTAAGCATCGATAAGTGTGAGTCATTTGAAAAACACGCATACATTTTTGTAACCAAGAAGTTCGACTTTAAGGTTGCAGGACAAGAAGCATTCTCTGGCAGTCAGATCAGAAAAATGTATTCCGAAGCAGATTCAGAAAATAGGGACCAGATCATAAGCGACTTGTACCCAAAAGCAAAAAACAAAGCTAAAGTAAGAAAGCTTTTAGACAAATACATAGGAGGCGGAATGAAAGAAGAACACGAAATTGAAGAAGCAAGAATGAGTGCTGCTGTAAAATTAAGCAGAGCGTGGGATAGACAAAAGGCTAAGAGTGACGCAAGTAGAAAGCGTGGAGAAGAATTGTTGAAGCCTAAGAAGCCAGCAGAAAGTTCCGAAACTAAAAAGAATGAGTTGAGTGAAGTTCTATCGTTATCAGCACGTAGAGCAAGAGGAATGCAATTCAGAAGAATGCAATCCAGAATTCAGACAGCAAAAAAACGCGCATCATTAAGATTTGCATCTCCAGAAAAACTTAATAATCGTGCAAGACGCGCAGCAATTAGATTCCTCAAAGCGCGTGTAAGCAACAATAAAAGCTATGCAAGCATGTCTCCTGGTGAAAAAATAAACGTAGACAAAAGAGTTCAAAAAATGCTTCCGTCTGTAGGACGTATTGCATCTAGATTGTTGCCTCAAGTTAGAAATGCCGAAACGCAAAGAAAAACAAGTCAATCACAGGCAAAAGAATCTATTGATGTTAATCTACAGTTCAAGACATTGTTCTCAGAAGCAGCAGATAAAGAAACTAGCCGTATTGATCAATTAGTTCGTATGGGTTTAGCTGACAAGAAGATGTTAAGTATCATCAAGCAGGCAGTTGCTAAGTTAAAAAATGGTGACACACTAAACAACAATGAACGCAAAGCTACAAATGATCTATTGACAACACTCCTAGACATGGTAACATCAAGTGATGCATTGTTTAGAATGACGAAGGGTGAGTTGCAAAAAGAAGATTACAGTTATGAAGATGACGATTACTCCGATGCAGATAGCTACTATGATGCAGCAGATAAAGCAGATGATGCTACTGATGGACTATACATGGCTAAAACTCAAGTCAATGCAATGATTGATGATGCAGAAGAAGTTCTTGCAATGCTAGATGACATGGAAGAAGAGCCAGATGCATGGGTTCTATCTAAGGTCACACTTGCATATGACTATGTTTCTACAGTAAAAGACTATCTAGAGTTCAATTCGGAAGATGATTCGGAAGAAGATAATTCTGATGACGAAATGGATGATGAAGATATGTATGATGCAGTTTCTGGAATGTCTGAAGAAGATTTCGACAGCAGAGAATCATACAGAGCATGGAACAGTCTATTCGAAAATAAGAATGCACTAAAGCAAAAGGCTGAGAAGTATGGCATTTCATTTGAAATCATTAGTGAAGTATACGCAAGAGGCATCGATTCTTGGGATGCAGAAATGAATGATACATTCACACCACAACAATGGGCATTTGCTAGAGTAAACTCATTCGTTGCTAGAGGTAATGGTAGCTGGAATACAGCAGACAAAGACTTAGCTGAGAAAGTTATGATCAATGAGAAGTTTTCAGATTCTATGGAATTTGGAACAGATTCGCTAAGAGCTAAATACGCCAAAGACACTCCTGGTCAACAAGATAGTAAGCCAGCAGAATCATACAAAAAGAATTTAATTAAAAGTCTTGTAGCTAAGAAAACTGCAACACAATCTACGGAGAAATAAAATGGCAGATTTAAAAACACAATTTGGATTTACAGATAGTCTATTTGACGCAATCAATGAAGTAAAAAAAGCTTCAGGTACTAGTCTTGCTGGCGCTGATGCGCAGATCAAAAGAGCAAAAGCAAATTTAGATGCGGCAGAATTAAGAGCAAGCCATGAAAAAGAACGCGAAAAAGTTCAAAAGAAAAAAGAATCTCTCCGTACAGAAGAAGTTGAAGAAACCTCAGAAAAGTTTGATCCTCTTAAGCACGTTAAGAATCCTACATCAGGCGAAAAGAAAGCAGCTAAAGATGTAAAGCGTAGTAGTTATGCTGACCGTGCAGCTATGTTAAAATCAGCACAAGCAGGCGGTAGACTGAAAGAAGAAGAAGAAGTTGAAGAAGAAAGTCACCAGTCTAAGACTACAATGAAGCACATTAACAATCCAAATGCTGCTGAAAAGAAAGCTGCTAAAGATATCAAGCCTGGTATTAAAGGTGTTAAAGATAGATTGGATATGCTCAAAGCTGCAAAGGCACGCGGCGCTTTGAAAGAAGAAGAGCTAGAAGAATCGTTTAGTCCTTCACAAATTGCAGCACTGAAAAAAGAATACTCTAAGATTAATGGTATTGATCCTTCAAGCGATAACTACAAAAAGCTAATCGCTATGCTAGACAAATTAGACTTAGCTTCATTGAAGTCACTAGCTGGCGCTGATATCAAGTTTGTTTCTAGTCTTGCTAAGAATCGTGTTATGAGAAAGAGCATGAAGAAAGAAGAAGTTGAGATTGAAGAGGGCACTGGCGATCTAAAACCAGGATGGATGCTAAAGAAAGATCCAGAGTTGGCTAAGAAAGTAAAAGAAAAACAAGACTTAGCTAAGAAACGAGAAGCTTCATACGGCGACAAGTCTGCTGGAAAGTCTGTAGCAGAAGGCATCATGGACAAGATCAAGGCAGTAAAGCGTGGTATGGATGCTAAAGCTAAAGCTGATGATCATTTTGACAAAGCTGGTGATCCAAAAAATCCAAATAAATCTAAAGACTTGAAACGCGCAGTTAAGTACCATAACTTAGTCAACAAAGAAGAGACTGAGATTGAAGAAGAATTGTCTCCGGCACAAAAAGCAATTGATAAGAACAAGAATGGTAAGATTGATGGGACTGACTTGGCACATCTACGTAGCAAAAAGAAACAACCTCAAGGTGCCGAATTTGCTGCTGCAAGACGCAAAGAAAGAATGGCATCAAATGGTCGTATGGATGAAGAAGTTAAAGTTGGAGACAAAGTTAGCTTTGATCATGAGATGAAAGCGATTCCTGGCAAGACTATGAAAAAGATAGGAACAGTACACAAAGTTGAAGACGGCACTGTACACATTAAAGTTAAAGATAAATATGGCGTGATAACTCATAAGAAAAGTGCAAGCGAACTAACTAAAGAAGAGTTTGAGTCTATTGACGAAGCGCCAAAGTACGACAACAAATATACAATCTATCACAAAGACTATTCTAGCGCAGTTCAACATGCAGCAGTTCATGCTGGCAAACAAGGTTATGAAATCGACCATGATGATTGGGACCGTGTAGTTGCAATGGGTCCTAAGAAGCCTTCTGCTGGCAAGACAAATATTTTAAATGTGTCGCTAAAGAAAGACGGCAAAGAATCTAAGAAGAAACTTCATATGCAAGTCTACAATATGGACAACAAAGGCTATGAGTTAAATACATACGTTGAAGAGATGGAGCAAGGTGTGGCAGAAGGCTTAATAAAAGATATCAAGCGTTTGGCTACAGGTAAAGATGTTAAGAGTCGTGCTGGACAAGAAATAGCCAAATCACAAGATGCCAGTATGAAAGGCGATACTAAAACTTCTAAAAAGCATTTTGGCCGTTTTGACAAGTTAGATAAGTTAGCAAATAAAGAGCAAGGTGTGGCGGAAGAAGTTCAAGAATTAGATGAGTTGAACAAAGACACTGTATATTCATACGCAAAGAAGTCTGAAAAAGATCAAGATGATCAAGAGAAAAAAATGGATAAAGCATTCAAAGCTAATGATCCAAAAAAAGCTAATGATGCAGGCAGAAAGTTTCTGAATAGATTAAAAGGTTCAGAACGTGCTGAGAAAAGATTGAACAAAGAAGAAGTTGAACTAGACGAAGCAGCAAAGCAGCCTACAAAAAGATTCAAAGATATGAAAAAGAAAAACACTGCTGGAACTAAATCGGAAGAAGGCGCAAGCAAAAAAGGTGAACCTTTAAGCGGCAAGAAAGAAGCTATCGAAGTTAATCCAGAATTGCATAAGAATCAAAAGTAATGGACAAGCTGCCGCAGATATACTGTGACATGGACCAAGTCCTTGTCAATCTCATTGGAGGAGCTAACGAAGTCTTACGTGCGCGTGGACTTCCAAACTTTCCTGAAGCAGATAAAGAAGAAAAGTGGAATGCACTAAAAAGCGTTCCTAAGTTTTGGGCTAATTTAAAGCCAATGCCTGACGGCCTTTTATTATGGAAATTCATTCGTCAACACAATGCGTGGATTCTGTCTACGCCTTCAAGACGTATGGAAACGTGTAGACCTGAAAAGATTGAGTGGGTCAGAAAAAACCTAGGTAATGTCGAGCATATTTATTTGGTACCAAGAGAAGACAAGCAAAAATTTGCAATGACTGAAGATGGTAAACCAAATCTATTGATTGACGATCACATTAAAAACATTAATGAATGGGAATCAAAAGGTGGTATAGGTATTCGTCATATAAATACAATGAAGACAATTTCACAACTAAGAAAATTAGGATACTAATAAAAGGAGAACACCATGGCACTATGGGGAAAAAGAGATAGATACAGCATCACTGGTACTGCAAACGCAGTTCTAGGATCAGCTACAGTAACAGGTAACGCAGCAGCAATTTTTACTACAGAAATTGAAGGCCGCGATAGCTTGTATATTAATGGCACACACGTTAAAGTTGAGTCTGTTACGGCAGCAAACACACTAACATTGTCTACAGCATGGCCATCAGCTAATGCATCTGCACAGACTATTTTCGGGCAAGATTCGCCTAAAGATATTCAGTTTGATGATATTGCTAACATCTATGGCGTTGACTTAACAGAAGCTCAAGTTGTAGCTAACCGCGCAAAAGGTTTAAACACACCAGGCTGGGTTCGCTATAAGACATACACAGATATGCATGGTGTTACACGCCACAAAGCAGAATCACTTGTTGTTATGAGAAGCATGACACAAGCAGTTGCAAGCGATTCTGAAGATACAGTTGCAGCAGATAGCTAAAATTACATAATTGGTCCGAGTCCCGGAGTAGAATTCCCATTTAATTGGGTTTAAATAATAAGGAAGAAATAAAATGGCAGATAAAAAAGTAACGGCGCTCACTGCGCTAACGGCAGCATCCAATAACGACATTCTTTTGATTGTAGATGATCCTCTGGGAACACCAATCTCTAAGAAGATTACTGTAGAAAATGTATTTGGTAACACAACAAAAACTGACTTAGTTAAGTTTAATGTTGGTTCATCTAATACTAATCTTAGTGGAACAGCATTGAATTTATGGCCGATGGGTGGTCCAACATCCAATGTAACCGTTCAAGGATCATTAGCTATTGCTAACTCTGGTGTATTGAGAATTAATAGTTCTACGACACCATCGTCAAACAATACTGCTACTGCTGGATGGACTGTTGGTCAGATTGGATGGGATGCAAACTATCTTTATGTTGCAGTGTCATCTTCAGTGATTAAAAGATTTACTGCAAATACATTCTAATACATTATGTTATGCGATGAAGATTTTGATATCTACGCAATAAACAACTATCAAAATCCAAACTGTGTTTCGGTGTTAGAGTTTCTTGATGACTTAAATAGAATTAAGTACGTCAAGAGGCTCATAAACAAGTACGTAGATAAAGGCGAGTTGAGAGAAAGACTGATACTTAATCATATCATATTTCTCGCAAACGTTTTTGGGCCCGAAGCGACTGTTGCTATGTTAAGATATAAAGTTGAGAGCGAGAGTCATCCTGTTCTCAATTCATTCTTAAAATTTTTGAAATATTCTGATTCGAATGACACTGGTCCATTAGATGATCAGCTTTTAGAAACATTAAAGAAGACGGTATAATGGCAAATTTAGTAGACATTTACATAGTTTATAGAGTTCTAAGAAAACTCACTACACCATTCACAGAATGGCCTGCATTTGCTGCGGGCGTGATTGATGCTGAAGGAAACATTCTTAAGAAGTCTAAAGACAGAAATACTGTAGATGAAATGGACTCATTTACTCCTCTAGATGTAATGGTACTTAAGCTAAAGAGGATTCTTGCTAAAGTGCCAGGTGGTCAGACTAAGTTTGCAACATATGCAGCAGCATTGCTTCTAATCAAAGAAGACAAGTCATTGACAGAAGAAAACGTAGAGCAGAGATTTTCTGAGTACATTTCTTCCGATATGATCAATGAAGACATTGCTAATGCAGTTGGTACTGGTAACATTGCAGGAACTACAGGTGATCCTCCTGGCGGTAGTAAAGTCATGATGCGTAGATTCGCAAAGAATGACGTATTCGTTGTTGACGCAAAAAAGTTTAATCAAGCTAGATTCGGTAAGAAGAAGTATCACAAGTACGAAACCTATGTAGGCAATGATGAAGTTGGTAATGCTATTCGTGTCTACGGGCGTAAGTATCCAAAAAGACCAATCATCATTCAGGATGAGTTGACTGGCGCAATGACATTCTTGCGCCATGGTCGTTCTGGCATGTTCACTGAAGCATGGATTGAGCCTAAGAAAGCTCCTGTCGCTAAAGAAGTAACTCCAGAAGACTTAAAGAATATTGAAGCTTATGCAGATAAGCTATTCAAAGCAGTAGGAATTGATGTTGCATTCACTAAACATTTTTTAGACAGAGTAAATGATGCGAGAAATAAAACACAAATTACGCCAACGGAACTGACAAATATGTTCAGAAAATCCTATGGCAAATATGGTAAGAAAATCGCAGAGCTTGGACCAGATGCTGAAGCAGTCATTAATGATATGCAGTCAAACATCAATATGCCGTTTGTATTGAAGTTGGATCCAAGAAGCCAAGAACTTGATTTAGTAGCAAAAACAGTCATGCGTAAAAAGAACTTTATGACGCCTGACACTAAACTAAGCGTATAAGATATGAAAACATTTAAAGATTTTATGACGGAAGGCACTAAACTTGTTGCCGATGGACCTGTTATCAATGTGCATTATGATGGAAAACATATTGGAAATATTTTTGCATCAAATAAAAAAGATACTCCACACAAAGCATACTCAAAGCATTGGGATATGACTAGGCTGTTTAAATCTAAAAAAGCCGCCGCGGATTGGCTATCTCAAACTCACCAAACTGCTATTAAAGAAGGACAAGGTGTGTTGGAAGGTGCGGATCAAAAGAAACCAACACTTCCACCACATCTACTAAAACTTATTAAAGACAAGCAGTTGGATAAAAAGCCTATGGTACAAACTTCTAAAGTAAAAGACGTAACTCCAAAAGGATACGGACCTAACGAGGAAACAAACACTGATAGATTTAAAAAGTACACCCGTCCTGTAGTAAAGACTACACCAAAGATTGAGAAAGATACAAATCCATCTGGAAGAACTACTGATCACGTTGAGTGGAAAGTAACTACTCACACAGGTGAAGTGCATAGACACAAGACAAAGAAAGAAGCGCAAGCTCACTTTGATTCGTTACCGAAATAAACATTATGTGGCTTCTAAGTTTTCTTCCTGAATATTTCTTTCATCTACTTACACTTCTTGGTTTTGTAGGAGCACTGGCTTGCTTGTTTCCTATTCCATACAAAACAATAGTGCAAGTGATATCAATTGCAGTAATAGCATTCTCGCTATACATGGAAGGTGGCATTGCCAATGAAGCTGAATGGAAGTTGAAAGTGAAAGAAGCAGAAGCTAAAGCTGCACAGAAAGAAATTCGAGCGGCTGAGACTACAGTTCAAGTCGTGACAAAATATGTGAATAAAATTCAAACTATTAAGGAGAAGGGTGATGTTATTATTAAAGAAGTCCCAATATACATTACAAAGGTTGATGATTCTAAGTGCGCTGTGCCTAATGGTTTCGTCATGCTCCACGACAGTGCCAGTCGTAATGAAGTTCCCGACACCGCCAGAATTGCTGATGAAGGAACCTCCAAAGTTAAAATCTCTGGAGTCGCAGGAACAGTCGTTGAAAACTATACAACCTACCACGAAGTAAGCGCACAATTAAAGGCTCTTCAACAATGGGTAAAGGAACAACAAGCTATTCATAACAAATGAGGTTGAATCATGGAAATAACAAAAGAACAATTAAAACAATTACTTCCAAACAATAAATACGTTGATCAATGGCATGAAGTGCTTTCAAAACTTCTACCTGAGTATGAGATTAATACTCCAGAAAGAATTGCAGCATTCATAGCACAATGTAGCCATGAGTCTGGTGGTTTCACTACACTCAAAGAAAATTTAAACTATCGTCCTGAAACACTTAGAAAGATATTTCCTAAGTACTTTCCAACGGATGAGTTAGCTAGAGCTTATTGCAGTATGCCAAATAAACAAGAAGCAATTGCAAATAGAGTCTATGCAAATAGAATGGGCAATGAAGATGAGAATTCTGGTGACGGTTTCAAATACTGTGGCAGAGGACTCATTCAACTAACAGGAAAAGAAAACTATACTTGGTTTGCTTCAAGTTTAGAAATGTCTCCAGATGAAGCATCTGAGTACCTTCAAACATTTGAAGGTGCAGTCCAATCGGCATGTTGGTTCTGGGAGACAAACAATTTAAATCAGTATGCAGATTCTGGTGATATACTTACTATGACAAAAAGAATCAATGGTGGAACAATAGGGCTTGAGGACAGAATCAAGCATTACGAACACGCATTACACGTTTTAGGAGTATGATCACATGGGAGATGAAGTAAAGGGCAGTGAAGAGTCCGATCACTGGATGCAAACTAAATGGCGTCCAGCAATGGGTTGGATGTACATGATTGTTTGTGTATGCGACTTCACATTATTTCCTGTACTGTGGAGTCTATTACAATCATTGAGTCACGGACAAGTAACTAGTCAGTGGCAACCATTGACACTTCAAGGCGCTGGTCTATTCCATCTTGCAATGGGTGCCGTTCTTGGTATTGCTGCATTCGGTCGTACTCAAGAAAAGATTGCTAATACCGCAAGTAATATTCCTACACCATCGTTTCAACAATCGCCACAAAACTATCAACCGATAAATACAGTATCGCAGGCGCCAGCACAATCTACCTTTAATGCTAGACCTGCACCCGTAGGATATGGCGGCAAAGCAGCACCACCTCCAGCCCAAGAAGAATTATTATAATCGAGTAACTTATGAAAAATCTATTTTGGATGCTATGCATCGTGCTAAGTGTATCATTTTTGTCTATGAATAATGCTCACGCAGCAGAGACTAAAACTAAAAAAGTTTGTAATGTCGTAAAGGACGCTAAGACTAAAAAGTCTAAAGAAGTGTGCAAAACGATTAAGATACATAAAAAGCTAGAACCTAGCAAGAAGAAATAATCATGGACAATACAGCAGTAGAGCTTAAGGTGGATGTTGAAGTGCTTAAACAGCAAGTCTTGACATTAACACAGTTATGCAATAAGATGGACACGATCATAGAAAAGCTAATCGACAATAACGATAGACTCACTACTCAGATATATCAAGATATGGACAAAAGAAAGCAAGAAACTGTTGGTGACATTAAAGAACTTCATTCTAGAATCACTACAGTAGATAGAAACGTTTCTGATAAGATAGAACTTACTGAACGTAGGATCATGGACGAGATTAAATCTCTCCGTGATGATATTGCTGAACATAATAAAAAAGAAAGTAAAGAAATGCAAAAGATTATGGAGTGGAAGTGGATGGCTGCTGGCGCTATTGTAGTGCTTGCATGGATAATGTCCAATATCAAAATAGAAATGGTGAGCAAGCTATTCGGCGGGTAATTATCTTTTTTCAGGATAGTTTTAGATAATTCGGGAACTTGACAAACGAGCGAATCTATAGTAAAATGTAGATTCGCTAATTTTTTTATGGGACTACAACATTATGAGCATGTGGATAGATCAGAAGTACATCGGTATTCTTTCCATCCGACTGGACAAATTTTCAGCTAAAGGCGACTACACATATAACTTCCGTTGCCCAGTCTGCGGCGACAGTCAAACAAATCGGAACAAAGCACGTGGCTATATCTTTCCAATGAAAGAGGGTCTATTCTATAAATGCCACAACTGTGCAGTAAGTTTGTCATTAGGTACATTGATCAACAAGATTGATCCAGCACTTTATAAAGAATATTGCCTAGAGCGATATAAGACTGGAGAGACAGGTCGCAAAGCGCACAAAGCCCACAGTTTCGTATTCAAGCCAGTTAAGTTTGGTAGTAGCATGACTGACGATTTTAAAGGTGTGCTGACACCGCTATCAAAACTGCCTGATGATCATGAAGCTATTCTCTATGCACAATCTAGAAAAATCCCTGTAGATAAGTACAAGACACTTTATTATATTGATGATGTACAGAAGCTAAAGTTGTTTTCACCTAACTATGAAGATAGAATCGTCACTCATGAACCAAGAATAGTTCTTCCGTTCTATGATAGTAATGATGTATTGGTTGCACTTTCATGTAGAGCAATTCGTGGTGAGAAGTTGAGGTATCTTGTAGTCAGAGTAAAAGACGAATTGCCAATTCTATTCAACATGAATAAAGTGAACAAAGAAGAAACTATATATGTTACTGAAGGTCCAATTGATAGTCTGTTTGTTCAGAATGCAGTAGCAGTTGGTAGTTCCAATCTTAGGTATGCGCTAGATCACTTTTCAAAAGAGAAGCTAGTATTGATCTATGACAATGAACCCAGAAATAAAGAAATCGTGAAACTGCTAGGCGCAGCTATCAATGATGGCGCAGCAGTTGTAATTTGGCCAAAAACTTATGAAGAAAAAGATATAAATGATATGATACTAGCTGGAAAAACGCAGGATGAAATCCTCAATACACTAAATAATTTCACCTTTAAAGGCCCTAAAGCATTGCTTGAATATAACAATTGGAGAATGGTATGAACGTTAGAATGGTAAGCTATTCCCAACCTCCTATAGACTTTGATGAAACTGATTCGACACTACAAGACCTCGTTGCATTCTGCGCAAGAGTATCTAATCCATCCAATCAGTCCAATTCCGAAACTTCGGAACGACTTATCAAATACCTTATTAGAAACAAGCACTGGAGTCCACTTGAAATGGTCTCCGTCTGTCTTGAAGTTGAAACCACAAGAGACATTGCTAGACAGTTCCTTAGACATAGAAGTTTTTCCTTTCAAGAATTCAGCCAACGCTACGCTGATCCAACAAAAGATTTGGACTTTGTATTGCGAGAAGCCAGATTACAAGATACGAAAAATAGACAAAACAGTATAGAGACTGATGATGCTAATCTTCAACGCCGTTGGGAAGAGCAACAAGAATTTGTTATCGCCTCTGCAAAAAGTGCATACGATTGGGCTATCGTAAATGGTATTGCAAAAGAACAAGCTAGAGCAGTACTACCAGAAGGCAACACCGTAAGCCGTCTGTATATAAATGGAACACTCCGTTCATGGATTCATTACATTGATTTGAGAATTGAGATCGGAACTCAAAAAGAGCATAGACAGATAGCCGAAGCATGTGCTGAAGTTATCGCAAAGGTATTTCCCATTATTAAAACAATAAAAGATTAAAGAGGTATTGAATGACTACAGCAATTGTGCATGGCATTACGGTAGACTATAGTAGAGACAAACTATTCGATGAATTAGGAATTAAAAGACTTAAAGAAAGTTACATGAAAGATGATGAAGTATCTCCTCAAGAAAGATTCGCCTTCGTTTCAAAGGCGTTCGGATCAAATCCAGAACATTCTCAAAGGCTTTACGATTATGCTTCAAAGCATTGGCTTAGTTATTCTACTCCCATTCTTTCTTATGGTCGTAGCAGCCGCGGACTACCTATCTCATGTTTTTTGCCTTATCTCCATGATAGTGCAAAAGGTCTTGTCGATTGTCTCGCGGAAGTAAACTGGCTATCAATGCTTGGAGGTGGTGTTGGTATTGGTGTCGGCATTCGGTCTTCTGATGATAAGTCTGTAGGCGTAATGCCTCACCTGCGCACGTATGATGCATCCTCGCTTGCGTACAGACAAGGCAGCACACGTAGAGGTTCTTACGCAGCGTATTTGGATATCAACCATCCTGATATCATTTCATTTTTAGAAATGCGTAAGCCTACAGGTGATCCTAATCTACGCACAATGAACTTACATCACGGCATCAACATCACAGATGACTTCATGCAGATTATTGAACGTTGCATGTTAGACAAAAATGCTGATGACAGTTGGGAACTAAAAGACCCACAAAGCAAAGTCGTTCGTGAAGTTGTATCTGCAAAGGAATTGTGGCAAAGAATTCTAGACACACGTATGCAAACAGGAGAGCCATATCTCCACTTCATTGATGCATCAAACAGAGCACTGCCAGACTTTCAAAAGAAGATGGGTCTATCTGTTAAGCAGTCTAATCTATGTTCCGAAATCATTCTAGCTACTGATGAATTCCGAACAGCAGTCTGTTGCCTATCATCTGGCAATCTAGAATATTTTGATGAGTGGAAAGATGACAAATTATTCTTGCATGATGTTGCAGAGATGCTAGACAATGTGTTACAATACTTTATCGACAATGCGCCAGAACAAGTCTCAAGAGCAATTTACTCTGCAAGAAGAGAACGTTCTATTGGCTTTGGTGCATTAGGATTTCATGCATACTTACAGAAGAATAATCTTGCATGGGAAAGCGCATTAGCAAAATCTGCTAATTTTAGAATGTTCAAATATATTAGGACTAAACTTGATGAAGCTAATTTATCTTTGGGAAAAAGTAGAGGAGAAGCTCCTGATGCAGTGGGCACAGGGCAGCGTTTTACTCACGTTATGGCTATTGCTCCTAACGCATCAAGCAGTATTATCATGGGCAATACATCACCTTCTGTAGAGCCGTACCGCGCTAATGCATATCGCCAAGATACGCTATCAGGTTCTTCATTACACAAGAACAAGTGGCTCGATAGAGTTATCAGAAAACACTTTAGTCTAGAAGAAGGAATGGATTCAGGAAAATATTCAGAAACTTGGTCAAGCATCATTGCCAACGATGGATCAGTCCAGCATCTAGATTGGATGGACGATTGGAACAAAGATGTATTCAAGACTTCTATGGAGATTGATCAACGTTGGGTCATTGAACTTGCAGCAGATAGACAGCAATATATAGATCAAGCGCAATCATTAAATCTATTCTTTAGACCAGATGTGAACGTGAAGTATCTCCATGCAGTACACTTTCAGGCATGGAAGCAAGGTCTTAAAACTCTATACTACTGCCGTTCTGAAAAGATTGGTAAAGCAGATAAAGTTTCTAAGAGAATCGAACGAGAGATTATTAAGGAATTAAACATGACTGCACTAATCGATGGAGACACATGCCTTGCATGTGAAGGTTAATGGCACACATCATAGCAAACTTACCTCCAGTAAAATGTTTTGTTCGTAAAGAATTTCTTTACGATTTTGAACGTGGTCATGGTGAATTAGAATCGTGTTGGTGGGTCAGCATTAAATCTTTGCGTGGACAAGCTTTTCGCATTGAGTCGTATTTGAATGACTACGGCGCACTATATGATAAGCTTCCTATCAGTGCATACTGCTGGAAGCCAATCGAAGGTGAGCCTCTACCACTCGACTACTTGCAGCTATGGGATTGCTTAAGCTATGACATTACAGTGTTGAAGAAAGCACAACTTCAATCGATGAAATGTAAATTCAAATTAAAGAGTGGTGGTTGGATGTATGGCGAATATATGTTCACAGTAGATTCAGCACATCCAGATTTTAATACAATCGACACTGGATTCTCAGAAGACCCAGAAGACCACAAATCATACAATTTTATTAAATGCGATAATGGTCAATTTGCGTGTCAACCAAATAATAGATTGCTTATACTTGAACCATCAAGCAATCCTGGTGAGTTGAAACGACCAGACTTTAAAGTAGCAACAAAAAGATGGTCTGTTGAAACTGATGCTAAGTGGGCTTTGGGTGATACGGATACCGTTATGTACGAAAAAACAGAAAAATGAAAAAACTATTAACAATCTTAGCGTTGTCTCTATTGGCAACATTGTCATTTGCAGAAAAGCAAAAACCAGGCGTCACATATGATGCTATTATTACCAGAGTAATTGATGGCGACACAGTAGCGTTTCGTGCAGACTTTTTGCCTGAGCCTCTAAAGAAGGAACTCAGCATTCGTGTATTTGGTGTAGACACACCCGAAAAAGGATTTCGTGCTGCTTGCCCTAGTGAAGATGTAAAGGGTCAAGCTGCTTCGGCATTCACTAAAGCGCAAATCAATGCAGCTAAACATCGCCAAGTCATTCTAATGGATTGGGATAAGTATGGCGGTAGAGTATTGGGTGACGTTATTCTTGACGGTAAGAGTCTCCGTACAATGCTCATTCAAAATGGTCACGCAAGAGAATACTACGGTGAAGCAAAACAATCTTGGTGCAATTGATAAATGCAACTAATCATAAATTTATTTTTATTATTTCTATTCCTACTACTTGATGATAGTAAAGAAGAGAAAGAAGAACTGTCCATAAAAGAAATTCTAATCGAAAAGCATAGTGAAGGATTCTATGCATGGATGAAAGAGACTAATACATTTGTAGGACAAGGCAAAACACCAGAGGAACTTTTCGCGTTGATTCGTGAGAAGTTTCCAAAACTAGACATTAAACTAACAGCGAGTGAACAACAATAATGAACGCAAAGAAGCACACACAAACGCTGATGGATGAGAGATCATACTTCAAGCCATTTCAATATCCATGGGCATATGACGCATGGATAAAACATGAACAGAGTCATTGGCTTCATACTGAAGTTCCTATGCTTGATGACGTAAAAGATTGGAAAAACAAACTAAATGCAAATGAAAAAAAATTCCTCACACATATTTTTCGCTTTTTTACGCAAGGAGATATTGACGTTGCTGGTGGTTACGTCAACAATTACTTGCCTTATTTTCCTCAGCCTGAAGTTCGCATGATGTTGCTAGGATTCGCAGCGCGTGAAGCTTTGCACGTTGCTGCATATAGTCACTTGATTGAAACTCTAGGACTTCCCGAAACTACGTACAATGAATTCTTAGAGTATCAAGAGATGCGTGATAAGCACGAGTACCTTCTTGACATTTCAAATGAGACTAAAGACGCAACTTCTATTGCTACAGACGTTGCAGTGTTCTCAGCATTCACTGAAGGTATGCAATTGTTTAGTTCGTTTATCATGCTGCTAAACTTTGCAAGACATGGTAAGATGAAAGGTATGGGTCAAATCATCACTTGGTCTATCGTTGACGAAACTCAGCACACTGAAGGAATGATTAAATTGTTCCGTACATACATTGAAGAGAATCGTGAAATGTGGAATGATGATCTAAAGAGTCGTATCTACACTATCGCAGAGAAGATGGTTCAGCTAGAAGACAAGTTTATTGATCTCGCATTTGAATTAGGACCAATGCAGAATCTTACGAAAGAAGATGTTAAAGAATACATCCGTTACATTACAGACAGACGCCTGATCAGTCTTGGCATGAAAGGCATCTTTAAGCGTAAGAAGAATCCTCTACCGTGGGTAGAAGAAATGATTAATGCGCCTACGCATACAAATTTCTTTGAGAATAGAGTAACAGATTATTCTAAGGGTGCTCTATCTGGTAAGTGGGATGACGTTTGGGGTAAAGCATAAAATTCTAGGAGCATATATAGTTCTGACAGTGTTATTACTAAGGAGCTATAAATGTCAAACTATCAAATTTTGTGTGATTCGTGTGGAGCAGAATACCAAATAGAAATCGTTGTAACGGGAACAGAATCGACACCAATATTTTGTGCTTGCTGCGGAGAAGAATTAGAAGATATTGTATCAGTTGATGCGTTAGATCATACAGGCGGATCGGATGAGTGGGATAAACTTATTGAAGATGTGTATGATGAAGATGATGAATGGAAAGAACGAGAATGAAAATAGCTGGCATCGATTATTCGATGACCTCACCAGCAATTTGCATTTTTGATACTGAAAGTTCTGAATTCACTTTTGAGAATTGTAGACTAAATTTCCTGACACAGTTGAAAAAGTATGATGTGAAAGTTAAGAACATCATAGGAGAATATTTTGAGTATGAAGATGATATGCAGAGGTATGATGTAATCTCTTCTAAGTTCATTGACATTGTTCTATTGAATGATGTTGAAAGAGTTTTCATTGAAGACTACTCTATGGGTTCTAGAGGTAGAGTATTCAACATTGCAGAAAACACTGGCATATTGAAGTACAGATTATGGCAGTTTCAGATACCTGTATTGGGGATTGCTCCTACAGTTATCAAAAAGTTTGCTACTGGTAAAGGCAATTCAGATAAGCAAAAGATGCAAGATGCGTTTGAGCTTGAATGTGATTTAAAGTTGAAGCATGAGTTCAACATGACAGAGAAACAATGGAACCCATCTTCTGATATAATTGATTCTTATTATATTTGTAAGTATGGATATACAAACATGGAGAAATTATGAGCAAACGAAATTCGAATGAAGAGTCTTTATTAGACATTATTGATACGTCAGAGTCATTTATTACTAAACCTCTAGGCAATCTATACACAGTATATTTGTCTGGAATGATTGAAGAACCTAAGTGCTATACAAAAGTATTTGAGATGATTAGGAATGCAGAAGATCATGACATTATCAAATTGCATATCAATTCTGAAGGTGGTCATCTATTCACCGCTATCCAATTTATTAGAGCTATGACAGAATCTAGAGCTACTATCGTTGCATCCGCAGAAGGTATGTGTATGTCAGCAGCTACTATGATTTTTCTATCAGCAGATAATTTTGAGATATCAGAGCATTGCATGTTCATGTTCCACAATTACTCAGGTGGCACATTTGGCAAAGGTGGTGAAATGTATGACCAGCTTATCAAAGAGCGCAAGTGGTCGGAAAAGATCATCAATAAAATCTACAATGGCTTCTTGACAGATGAAGAAATTAAGTCTATAATGAACAATAGAGACATTTGGATGGAAGGTGATGAAGTAAAAGTCCGTCTAGAAAAACTTCTGAATAAAGAAAATGGTATTCCTGAGCCAATCAAAAAGCCTAGAGCAAAAGCAGCAGCTAAAAAAGTAGCAAGCTAACAAGCGAGAAACCAATGCAAGACAATGTAAAAAGTGAAAGTGTATTCTTAGTATCTTCCGCAATCCATGCAAAACATGGTATATACGATGCAAAAACTAGACTTGATCAAACGATCAAAACGTGTAAGTCTATTAGGAATAAATGTGATGCAGAAATTATTCTATTAGACGGTGGGCATGAACACATAACAGAGCAGGAGCAAGAAATCCTATCAAAGTATATCGATAAGTTTTATAGCTTTGTTGATGAAGACAACATCAAACAGATTCAACAAGTCCCTAATCACGACATTGTAAAAAACATGATTGAGATTATTATGTTTGGATCGTTCTTTGATATGATTAATGCAGAAGGTTGGCAAAACAACTATAAGCGCATATTTAAAATGAGTGGTCGCTATACATTGAATGATAGCTTTGATTATGATAAGCATATGAAAGCTACAGATAAGATTGTCATTCGAGGACCTTTCACAAGTCAATTTGCTCCTAACATAACTGGAGATGTAACCCTTCAGTACATGAGTCGTTTGTGGAGCTTTGATACTACACTACTTTCATACGTTAAAAGTGCGTATTTTGATATGCTTAAACATATGGTAGAGCGATTGAATGCTGGTGGGTACATTGACATTGAGCATTTATTATATGACCATCTTGATGCTAAGTTGATTGAGAACATTGGAACACTTGGTGTTCAAGGCAATATTGCTCCTAACGGAATGGGAGTTTCAGATTGAAATATCTTCCAAAAATATTTGATCCCACAATTGAATGGATAAAAAATGATTACAGGTCTTACCCTCTCCGCTTTATTGTTGAGTTATTTGCTTGGGCTATCAGTATATTCTGTTCTATCACAATGGCTCTCACCGTACCGCACCCTCCACTCATGGCATTATACCCTGTATGGATTTTGGGTTGCGTCTTGTATGCTTGGGCTGCTTACAGCCGTAAATCTTTTGGTATGCTGTCTAATTACGCCTTACTTGTAACGATAGATTCCGTTGGACTGATTCGAATGTTGACTGCTTGACATTCCGCGTTTGTTATGATATACTTACGTATCGATTAAATTTTTTGGAGAACTACATGATGATGGACAAACAAAACTGGACTATTGCTCTAGAAGAAGATAAGGAAACTGGTGACTTGATCCTACCACTTCCAGAAGAACTTTTGGAATCTCAAGGATGGAAAACTGGTGATACACTTGAATGGATTGATAATGGAAATGGAAGCTGGACTATGAAAAAGAAAGAAGCATTGCAGTGGGTATTGGTAGAGACTATCTCTCAATTCCGTCAACGTTACATGGTACAAGTGCCTGTAGGCACTGATCAATATGGAAACAACAAAGCTGACTGGGCACTTGATACAGTTACTCTAGAGGAAGCAAAAGAGTTTTCTCAAAAGCATTTGGGCGAAACAATTATTTCGCACCGCGTAATGTCTGAGGAAGAAGCTTTAAATTTATGTGATGAAGATAACGGATACACACAAGTTTGGAATACAGAACATAAAATCAATACGTTCTTTACCAAAGTAGATGAACACATTTCTGGTGATGACTATGCTGGTCAAATCTGAATCTGAGATTATTAATTTTTTAAAAGAGCTTCTGAATCCTGAGGGATTCGGACACTCTGTTACTTCAGAAGTTCGCAAAGAAGCTAAACGCATTTTAGAGATAATTGATAATGAGCAAAATTCAACAGTTCGGTCGGCCATATGAAACGTTTGATCCTACAAACAAACGTCATCGTACAATTTTTCATGAAGCGATAAAATATCGTACATGGGGCAGATCGGCAATTTGTTTTTTTCCTGAAGATGACGCTAACGGCTCTAACAGTCTTATGGACCAATTAACAAAAGCTGTCAGCAAATACTACATGGAAAAAGAATTTGGGTCACTTGTCGATGATGATCCTTTTGACGGAACATCAAAAGAAATTCGTACTCGCCCTAATCCTCACGTATATCGAAAGTCTAAATATGCATAATAACGATTTTGAAGTTCATCCAAGAGGCACAGGTGAAGAATTGCGCCTATCACGCGAATTATCTAATGAGATTCAAAAGTCTTTAGATTGGCTTGGAGAAACACTGCCTATCAATGTTAGGCAAGCGTACAATCGTCTTTATGGTCATCATATTAAACAACAACAGTCGAAAGAATACTCATGAAAGTTTATCTAAGCGGTTACCGCAATCACTGGCTAAGTCCTTACACTATCCTTGGGGTGGTTTTTTTCTGGCGTGAGATTGATTATAACGAGCCAATCATTGAACGTCTGAGTAGCATACTAACTCCATTGTGCAATGCGTGGAAGAAGTTTCTTGATTTTGTGCATCCTAAGATTGAGTATGTAAAGATTGATCGCTACGATACATGGAGCATGGATCATACTCTAGCGCACATCATTCTGCCTATGCTTAAGCAACTTAAGAAAGACAAGCATGGATCGCCATCTGTAGATGATGAAGACGTACCAGAAGAACTCCGTTCAACTGCTGCGCCTGCAAAAGAGAATGAATGGGACACAGACGAAAACTGGTCCAAGCGTTGGGATTGGGTTATGGATGAAATGATCTTTGCGTTTGAATGTAAACTAGACGATTCATGGGAAGATACATTTCGTGAAGGCGAGATTGACTGGAAGACAGTACCATCTGCATGGGATGAGAACGGTAAGCCTACAATGTATAGCATGGAAGATGGACCTAATCACACATACAAGTGTGACTACGACGGAATGAAAGTAGTGCAAGAAAGAATTCAAAATGGATTCCGTCTGTTCGGAAAGTACTATCAAGGACTGTGGGATTGATTCGTGCTAAATAAAACTTTATAATCTAGGAGATAACATCATGTTCGAAAAACTAAAACAACTATTTTCACGTAAGTCTGTGACTGAGCAACCTTTGCCAGTTGAAACTGTAGCCGACGTTGCAATTAAAAATGTAATTGAGACTACTACAGAAGTCGTGCCCGAAAAGGTAAAGCCTGCACCAACTACAAAGCGTGAAACGCCTAAAGAATGGCCAAGCAAAGAAGGCGCTAATTTGTCTAATACTGTGACAAAGGCACCTGCTAAGAAGAAAGCACCAGCAGTAAAGGCAGCACCAGCGGCAGGCAATAAGCCTGTGATTAGAAAAGTCAGTAAGTAATTAAGGCTTCAAGTCTATTCTGAATGCAAGTCCAGTAATACCGCTTCTGGACTTGCCTCGAACGTCAAACTTAACTTTGCTCTTAATGCTTTCAACATAAGCTTTATCAATGATGTAGAATCCTTTCGGACTGATAATACTGTCTGCAACTGCACCGCGGTATTGTTTTAGTGATAGCTCTCCCGTCATTGCTTCATAAAGTAATGCAGTAGCGTACTCTTTATCTGAATCGATGTATTTAAGTAGAGACTCCATTAGGAACTCTTTGTTCTCTTTCATCCAAAATTCATAGCTCTTGTCTTTAATGATTTTACCACCCTTGATAAACTCATTGATAACTTTCTCAGAGGATTCGGTAAGAATTCTTTTTTTATTGGACTCTGATAAAAGTCGTGTGGGCATTCTTTTCAATTCTGTAATTATTGATAATAGAACTTTACTCTTTGTTGCACCAGGTACTGCCTTAGCTGCGGCTTCAAATAGTTCTGCTGTAGAAGTTCCTTGTCCTGACGCAAGCTGCACACCACCTGCCATCTTGACAGATACTGAATACACTTTTGTTCCTATTTTTAATACTAAGTCTGTCTTAGGTTCTGGCTTTGCTGATATTGCAATGCCAAAAGGATTCGTAGCATCATCTGAATGCCATGCTTCTACTTTTTTAGTTCCTGCAAATTTGTAAATATGATCAACACATTTCTTTGCTTGCTCCGTAATGTTGCTAGAAAATACTCGACTAAATTTTTTGATCTTATTGTTCTTGACCTGAATCATCTCTGCAATTGCCCATTCTAAGTCTACGCCTTCTGATGCTGCCATAATTATCTCCTTATTTTTTCATTAACTCATCCACAAATTCTAACAGAAGTTTGTGGTGTTCTTTTTCGTGCCAATACTTATTTATGTAATTCCACGGCTTTTCATACCACAACTTTAAACTTTCTGGATGACACCCCATGATGCCGATTCTATTTTGTATAATAGCCATTGCGTCACCATTAGCATAAGTCGCAACAGTTTTGAATTTGCTAGAGTCGCCTATCAAAGCACATCCATCATAGAAATACATGTTGAGTGGTTTGTCATTCCACATCACCTCAGTGACTGTTCCATAACTGCGTTTGACTGTAGCGTCAGGTTGCTTGATGTATTGTACTGCATCTACACTATCAAGAATATCAAAGTAGTAGCTGCCTGCCCAATAAGCGCCCATGCATATGCCAAGATATCTTCCACCGTTTGCAACATAATCCGCTACGGCATTCTGTGCTTTGCGTCTAAAGAATTTATCATAACTACTAGCATCACCAATACCGCCAGGAAATGCAATCATATCAAATTTGCTTAGAGTTTCTGGATTACATTCGTCTTGCGAGAACGTGGTGATATCATAGTCGTTTGATAGGCATTCTTTCATGCCATCAATACAGTCCTTAGAGCATTCTGGATGATGATAAAAAATTGCAATTGATGGTTTAATCAGATTTGACATTCTTAGATCCATACATTAATGACTTAGCTTCATCACCCACGCCAAGAACACATGCCATCTTACCATCAAATTGAATTATTGTCCATGTGCCAGTTTTAGAATTCATTAAAACGCCATATGTTGTCTTTGTTTGAGAATCGGCACCACTCCACACCGGCGCCTCGCCGTATTCAACCAGTGCGTTCATCAATGTTGATGTATTATCACATATGATTTTTTTATTACCTTCTTTTGGTTCTGATCGTGCAACAGATGCTAATAAACTTAGCGTCAGAAAGATATAAATTATAATTATTTTCATTTGATTCACCTTTATTTTATTGCTTCTAAAGCCTCTTCTCTTTGCCTACGTTCAGCTTCTTTTGCACGTTGATATCTTATTTGATTGTTCTTTTCTACCTTTTCTTGGTATATTCGTTGTTCTTCCATTACACCATAAATACTAACACCGCCCATAATCACTGCGAATAACAACACTGAACCTCCCATAAAAAGTAGACTATTCATAAAATAATCTGCCATCTTTTGCTTATGCTTATATTTAGCTTCCTCTGCTGCTTTTTCTTCTGCATGGCGTTCCTTCATTAATCTAGTACGCTCCCTTATCATATCGTCCCAGATTTGGGGTTTACCTAACTCCCAGTAAATCATATCCTTAAGTGCTCTTTCATCCTCACGTAGTTTATTACTATACATAGCAAACTCAAGTGCTTGCTTTGAAAGTTGAGAATCAGTTTTTCCAATTTGAGCTATTTTAGCTTTCGTGCTTGCAGCGTGGACAGCATCGGCTCCTTCGAAAAACTTACTAAAGTCCTTTACAAGACCATTTATATCTTTTCCAAGTGCGATAGCAGCCTTGATGCCCTTTACAGCACCTTGAGCCATTGCAAAGGCTGTGAATGGATCAATCATTTTTTAGGAGGTATATTATCTGGCCAATACGGGACGTGTGTCCATCGACAGACTTTGCCGCCTTTTACGTATTCATTTGCGCCGTAAGTTTCTTTCTTCTCACATACTTCTTTTAAGATTGTCCAGTGACGGTAATTTTGGGGAGGTAATACATAATCATATGGCGCACTAGATGCTGATAGTGCTATTGCAGTGCAGCACACTATTATTAGTTTGGTGTTCATATGTAGGTTCTGAATCAAAAAGACTTGATTTTCACCTATATTTATGATATACTAGCTTTTCATTGCTAAATATGTTGCAGAAAAACAACATCGCCCACAAATACCTATTGACAGGCAGTAGGAAACCAGTTAAACTGTATAAATCAGATCGAGAGGAACTCTATGAAACAGACAATTTTAGCACTATCCCTAGCTACAGCCGCATTGACTAGCATGGCACAAAGTAGCACGGAGTACATTCCTGTATTGAGTGCTACACCCATAATCAATCAACAAGCTTATACAGTTCGGCGTCCAGTGTGTAATACGATAACTGAGCCTGTATATCAGACACAGCCCATCTATCAACAATATCAGAATCCTGATCAATCGGCGCCAGTCGTTGGAATGATCCTGGGTGCAGCTATTGGTGCTATGATTCCCGGCGGCTCTCAAGCATTGAATGCAGTCGTTGGTGGCACTACAGGATTTATGTTGGGTGAAGGCAGTCGCAACACTAACGTATATGTAGGTCAACAAACTGGTATCGTAGGGTACCGAAATATTCAGAACTGCCACAATATAACAGAAACACTTTACAAGGACGTAATTGTGGGTTATAATGTAACCTACGTGCATAATGAAATAACCAAGACTGTTACAATGCCGCGTAATCCTGGTGCATCCATTCGTATCGTAACCTCTACTACAATCCAATACTAAACTATGAAACGAATTTCTCCTATTGACAATATGCTCGGATCCGAACCTGTGTGGGTTGCTGACACTGAGCATGACAATAAGATTTCTACTGTCAAAGCATTGAACTGGTACAATTACAATTGTTCCAAAAAAGATGCAAAAGAATTCATTCTTGACTACCTCAAAAAAGTGAATCGTTCTAAGGATGAAGTCGCAATAATCAAAGGCTTGCCCGACACAAAGGTGTCCCTGCAAGTCGGATGGCTTGCGCGGATGATGTGCATGGGATTCGTTCCTAGCGATAACACTAAGAAGTTTTTCTGTGAAGGATACAAAAAGCTTTTGGTCGCTGAACAAAAAGAAGTTTCTGCTACTGCTGCACCAGTCGTTGCTGCTGCTCCTGTAGTAAACATTCAGGATCGTATCCGCGAGAAGGCAAGCGAAGTCTCTGGAGAGATTGAAGGTCTGATTGACGATTTTGTTATCAGCCGCTGCAAGACACCGATTGACGTTGAATCCTATGTTAAGAACCTCAAGTTGAGTTCCGTTGTTCTTAAGAAGGTGTGCGACAATTTTGTCGACCACAGCAAAGAAATTACCGAAGCTATTGCTGGTAAGGACAAACAACTGGTTGAAGGCTATTCTCAATTCAGCAAAGTTGAACTCCGTCGGTTGCGTGAATTCATGGACTCAATTGTGACTGCAACAAACAATGTCGCAGTAGTGAGTAAGACTGTACGCAAAAAGCGCGTATCAAAAGAAAAGCCTGCTGCTATCCTAGTCGCAAAGGTTCAGTACCAAAAAGAATGTGCTGAGTTAAAGCTTAAGAGTATAACACCAGACAAGATGATTGGTGCGACACAAGTATGGACATACAACACTAAGACAAAGCTCCTTGGTATGTACAGTGCAGAAAACGCAAAAGGCTTTAGCATGAAGGGCACTACACTCCAGAATTTTGATAGTGCAACATCTATCGGAAAACGTCTCCGTAAGCCCGAAGTTGTTCTCAAGGAAGTCCTAGAGGCTGGCAAAGTTAAGCTGAAAAAGATTCTGCCAGACCTAAAAACTAAGGAATGTGTATTGACAGGACGTATGAATTCTGATACAATTATCCTTAAAGTAACATAAACTATACCTATATGATTCTGCTCGACCTAAACCAAGTCATGATTTCAAACCTCATGATGCAGCCCGATATCGCTAAAGGCGTTGACGAAAACATGGTACGTCACATGGTGCTGAATAGCATTCGTGGCTACAATGTGAAATTCAAAGAAAAGTATGGTGAGATTATCATCTGTACCGATTCTACAAAGTACTGGCGCAAAGATATCTTTCCTTACTACAAAGCTGCACGGAAGAAGTCCCGAGAAGATTCTCCGTTCGATTGGAATCTAATCTTCCAGACGTTGAATAAAATTCGTGAAGAGTTGAAAGAGTATTCTCCGTACCGTGTACTGCATGTTGACAAGACGGAAGCGGATGACATTATTGGTACACTTTGCCACAAGTATGGTGTACAACTAAACAACAGTGCAACAGAAAAGATTCTGATCCTGTCTAGCGATAAAGACTTTATGCAATTGCAGAAGTACACTAACGTAGAACAATATAGTCCTATGGCTAAGAAGTTTCTCAAGGCTGATGACGCAGAAGAATTCCTGAAACTGCACATTATCAAAGGCGATACTGGTGACGGCATTCCTAACTTCCTATCAGAAGATGATGCTATTGTTGCAGGTGTGCGCCAAAAAGCTGTAACTGAGAAAAAGCTAAATATATGGCTAAAAGAAGAACCACAAGTTTTTTGCGATAGCGATATGCTGCGGAGATACAAGCGTAATGAGGCTCTAATTGACCTCAGCAAAGTTCCTGCTGAATATCAAGAAAGCATACTGAATACATACAATGGTACCCCTAAAAAAGGTCGTGAGAAACTTTTAACATACTTTATCAAGAATCGCATGAAGCTATTGATAGAACACCTACAGGAATTTTAAAATGGCAATGGACATTACTAAGTCAACACTACCCGAACTGCTACAGCACATTTCGGAACTACCAGCATCAAAGAAAGTTGATGCACTAAGAGAAATTGGCAATCTTAAACCAGCACTTCAGGAAGCATTGATGCTAACGTATCACAATGCAATTCAATTTGATTTGCCTCCAGGTATACCTCCGTACCGACCATTAGATATGCCTGAGAATTGGGGATACAATCGTCTACCAAAAGAGTTACGTAAGTTTAAATATTTCGTAAAAGGATTTAACGTTACTCCTCTAAAGCGCGAAACAATTTTCATCGAAATGCTTGAATCGGTTTCTCCAGAGGAAGCAAAGCTTGTTCTTATGATCAAGGATAAAAAGCTAACATACAAAGGCATCACTAAGAAGGTTGTCATGGAAGCAATGCCACAGATTTTTTACGGAGAAGTCGCTGAGTAATATATGTCTAAGACTAATAAAGATAAGAAGAGTTTTCAAGGTTTCCGTGAGTTTTATGCGGATGATGATCGACCTAAAAAGAAGCCGAATGCAATTAGAGAATCCTCAAAAGATAAGTTGAGGTTCAAAGAGAGAATTAAGAATATCGATATCAATAAACTTCATGATGAAGATTTTGATGAAGATGATTACTGCAACGTTTAACAACACACACACTGAGGATTTATTATGAAAAACAACATTATCGCAATGGTTTTGATTTTGGTAGCAATTATTGCTATTGTTTTTGGACCGCTTGCATTGATCTGGGCGCTGAATACACTATTCGGATTAACAATTGAATACGGATTCTTTCAATGGCTAGCTGCACTCATTTTGGCTGGCGCAGTAAAGGCTAACGTAAACGTAAACAAGTCTTAAAAAACTGACCCGATAAGAGCAAAATGCTTACTTTTTAAGCATTTTTGCTCTTTTTTGTTTCTATAGGGTCAAAGTTGCATAAAAACAACACTGCTGAAAATAGTTGTTGACACTGGTTCGGATCCTGCTATACTAGAGCCTTAGACAGACAAAAGGACTCTATATGGCTTACATGAACCAAGAACGCAAAGCGAAAATCAAAGCAAACCTCGACAAGGCTCTTAAGGGCACTGGTGTGAAGTACTCCTTGAAGTGCTCCAACTTGTCTATCACATGCACTATCAAGTCGGCTCCTGTTGACTTCATTGCAAACTCCAACGAAACTTGCGGCGCTGACTTCTACCAAGTTTCACGCGGTTTTCAGCCAGAGAAGTCTGGTTATTCTCAAGTGAATCCCTACCACTTCAAAGACCATTATTCTGGCAAAGCTCTGGAATTGATGACTAAGATTGTGAAGTCTATGTACTCAGCCGACTACTACGACAATTCGGACGCTATGACCGACTATTTTGACACCGCATATTATGTGAACGTAAATGTTGGTCGTTGGGACAAACCTTTCGTGGTAGCCTAATCATATGGCTAACATGCAATTCCTGCGGAAGCTTGCGTATGATGAACTTTATGATACGCTATTTTTCGCTACTGGTGAAATTCCAGTCCGTACAAAAACTGATGAATTCTGGACTGTGACTGCGGGTCCGTTCAGTCTCAAGATTGTAAACAATCGGAATATCACCGTGAATGGCGAACGGTGCAAGTCTGCTCCAGAAGCCAAATTCGTTATCCAAGACCTCTTGGTAGTGTGACATTTTTACAACACTTTTGAAAAAAGCTTGCACAAAGCACCAAAAGTGTGGTATAATAGAACTTGTTTCTAAGACTAATAAAGGAATTTGATATGGATATTATAGATATTGAACTGACACTAGAAGAATACGTTGAGGCACAAGTCCTCGCGTACCTTGATGAACTGCGTGAGCAAGAGGTTGTATTTACTATGCTGACGGTTTCTGGTTGGGACTGTGCTTGACAAAGCCGTGTTCCCGTTGTATAATGAACCTGTAAGTTAAATTTTTGATTAAGGAAAACATCATGAGTAAATTGTCCCACCAAGCTAAAGTCTATAACGCACTAGCATCCGCTGGTCTTGGCGTTCCTGTAACCGTTGAGAGTCTGTTGGCTATCGAAGGTATTCTGCCCTACAAGTTGTCGGCTTATGTTCTATATGCTAAGATCGATTACGGCGCTGGTATTGCTCCGATTCGTGACGGTCGTAAAGTAACTGCGTACCAAATGTTTGACCTGGGTCGAGGCTTGCCTGCTGCTGGCGCTGTTAAAGCTAAAGCTGCCAATGTTCCTAATCCCAACAAGCCTCAGGCTAAAAAAGTGTCGATACCCAAGGCACCTAAAGTTGTAGCTGTTAAAGCTCCTAAGGCAGTCAAGGCACCTAAGCGTGAGATTACTGCCGAAATGATGGCTGATGACCGAATCGTTGATGTTCTGGATGATTTGATGGGCGATATTCAATATGCAGAAGATCGTGCCTTTGCCAGCTCTTATGTTGCATCTATGTAAAGAATGAAATGTCTCCTGAACTTGAAGCTGTAGTTACTCAATTGATCCTAGAAGCATGGAACTATTGTCTGTTTGATGAGGAAGTTGTTGACTACGTGTGTGCCCGCTGTGATGCTACTCCTTCGGAAGTAGAAGAAATTTCCGATGCACTATACAATGATATGCGTGATTGATTAAAAAAGGATTGCTATGATAGATGAATTAGAAGTTGATAAGGTACGAAAGATTGGTGACTGGACCGAGTCCGAAAAGGCTGAGTTTGTGTCATGGATTTATGGTGTGCTTAAGTCTACAGAAAAGGTAACTGTAACCTTTGAGAAGAAGGACGGGACTGTCCGGGAGATGAACTGTACCCTAAAAGATGTTCCAGCCTACGTTCCCAAGACGGATATCGTAAGGAAAAAGAGCGAATCCACGATTTCAGTATATGATATTGACAACCAAGACTGGCGGTCCTTCAGGATCGATTCGGTCCGGCAAGTAGGATTCACCCTCTGAAAAACTGGCCAGACCACTCAAAACCGCCGCTCCAGGCGGTTTTTTACGTCTATACGTACTCTCCTATTCCCCACCAGCCTAAAGTCGCCGGTGCCCTCTCCTGGCGCGTTGTTTTTATGCAACAAAACCAAAAATAGTTAAAATAGTTGTTGACAATGGCACTGGACCTGTTATTATAGAGTCTTAGAGATTGAAAAGGAACTGAAATGACTATCTTACTTGTGATTTTTGCTGTTTTTGTGACTGTTGGTGCCTTGGCTAGTTCGTCTGTTAAGACGCTAGGCTGAGTTGTAAAAAAACAACACTATGAAAATAGTTGTTGACAAACCCACCAGACCTGTTATTATAGAGTCTTAGAGATTGAAAAGGAACTGATATGTTTGAAGTAGTTGACGGAATGAATGAATATCTTGAATGCATCAAGGCTGACTATTACAGTTGGATCGGACCAAATGCTAACGATATTCAACGTGATATGGCAGCCGACTTTTGTGCTGGCTTGACAGTTGAAGTTGGTTCCCGTTATGCCAAAGTTGTCTCTGGTCGCAACGGTGGTCAGCGTACAGTCCACTCCTTTGTTTGCTTGCGTGATATGGGCAAATTTACTAAGGGTGACATTCTGAAGGCTGCTGGTTGGGCTGCACCGGCACGAAATTTTGCCCGTGGTAACACAATGGCTCGAACCTTCCAAAACGTCCGTTGGACTGGTGCTATGTAAGCTGTTGCAAAAAAACAACAACTGTGAAAATAGTTGTTGACAAACCTACCACTCCTGTTATTATAGAGTCTTAGAGATTGAAAAGGAACTGAAATGCGTACCAAAACCTACATGCCCGGCTTCAAAAATTCCCAAAAGATGCGGATCATTCTGCGTAAGAATGACGTTTCGATTGGTATGTATTTGACAGTTAAGGATATCGTTTTCAACTTTGCAACTACCTCCGCTGCCGAGGCTGCATATGAGGCTCTGTATTACTTGGCTCAGATGCGTAGGCTGGAGAAAAGTGCTGGTGGTTTAGTTCCTACTGGCTTCGGTCGGAAGTGTGGGCAGTTTGACGTTCAATTAGATTTGGTTTAAGGAGTTTAGAATGAATAGTTATGCAATGTATACGGATGCTGGCAATGCTGCTGTTGGTGCTATCGTCACCTTGGCTATCTCTCAAAATCTGTCATGGTCCGTTACTAACGGATTGCTAGAGGCTTTGAGTCAGGACGAGCGATTCTCCGAAGCTACTGACACCGCAGTCCGCGAGACTGTTTATTCCGCTTGTGATTTTAGTTGAAAGAAAAAAATGGCTAATTTAGTTTATTGGTATGCTCAGTGTTTGGATGATGCCGATGCATACTCCATTGTTGCTAAAACAAAAAAGGAAGTCAAGGCGCAATTGGCTGACCGTAATGATTCTCGCTACGGTCCTATAGAACGTAAGGTTCTGCAATACCGTGATGCGTTTGACTTGTTTGACTGGGCTACTAGTGAAGGTGGTGGACGTGGTTGTGGTATGACTACTAATGATGTTGTTTAATATTTTTTTTTGGAGCATGTAATGAAATTTGAAACAACAATGGATCCTAAATTCCAATTTTGGATTTTTGCTGAGTATAAACCGGGCAAGCGAGTTACTAATGATATGATAACTTTTGATACTAACCGACCGGATGTTCATGTAAACAAGTATGGCGTGATATTATTCCGATATCGGGATACAGCACAGAGATTGTTGGAAAAAGATTTCCCCAATACTCGACATTAAATGGTTTTGGGTATATAATAGAGTCTTAATTAATTGGAGTTTGTATGGGTACTCGGTCTTTTATCGGTGTGATGCATGGTGATGTGTGCAAGGTTGTCTATTGCCATTGGGATGGATATCTCGAATACAATGGAAAAATTCTGTTTGAAAATTATGACAGTCCAAAAGCGAACCATTTAGTTTCTCTTGGCAACTTGTCTATCTTGGGTCCGAACATCGGCGAAAAGCACGAATTCGAATGTTCTTATGCTTATGGTACTCCTGAGTATACCGCATGGCGTGAGAAAAAGTCCACTATGTGTACGTTCTATGGACGTGACCGTGGTGAAGCGGATACGGAATTTAAAACGTATACATCATTTTCTGCATTGGTTGATGCATTTGAAGGATCGTGGTGCGAGTACTGCTACATCATGAAGGACGGCGTCTGGTACATGTTTAATTCTGGAAATACTAGTCTCCGCCCACTGGCTGACGAACTGGCGAAATTGGACGCTGTTGCATAAAAACAACAGAACCAAAAATAGTTGTTGACATTGATTCCAGGTGTGGTATAATAGAGCCTTAGACAGACAAAAGGAACATCAAAATGCAAACAGTTAACGAGCAGTCTCTTTGGGAAATCCAAGCTTACGGTGCCAAAAAGTCTGAAATTCTTGAATCGGTTACAGAATCGATTACATTCAAGCTTTCAGGTGTCGGCATGGTGATTGCTTCTTATTTGTCCGATGCACAGGAAATGATTGAACATGGTTCGTCCAATGATGCACGACAATACATCAACATTGCAAAAATGCTGATGATGGAATTCAACCTCGGTTTTAAGGATCGTTAATATCATGATGCTAGTTATCACTACCCAAGTCTATGAGAATTATGGCGCCCATGATTGGGACGGTGAGGGCGAGTGTCCTCAGTACTGGAAAGCTAAAGGTGGTTCTGAGTACAAGGTACTTGACATACCTCTAAATATCGACTATAATAACCTTGTGAAGTTTGCATTGTCTGGTATTGAACAGGACAATGAACACTACCGCGAGACTATGATTAGCTGGAGCATACAGTCTGATGACTACCTTTCATGGTTCGAAATTTCGCAGTTGGAGTATGATGGCACTATTGCGTATCCAGAACCGTCAATGACATATGAACAAGTAATGGAAAAACAGAAGGAATTAGCATGAGTAAAATGGCAAGTCTCCACATGGAAATGATGGAGTTAATTGAACAGGGATATGGTCCAGCTGCAATTGCTGCAATGACTAATGCTCCTCTTAATGTAGTGCAAGACTTTTTTGATACAGCTATGCGAGATAGCTGGAATGGACAAGACTATGATGAAAGTGAAATTGGAATTACCTAAGCGAAATTTTGTTGCTAAGGATTTGCGTACTCCAAAATACCGAATGCGAGTAGTGATGGATAAACGCAAAAGAAAAGAGAAATATCCATCTAAGGAATTTGTATGAATACACTAGAAGAATTAAAAGCAAAAGCTGCTGCTATTCTGGAGTCCTGTGAGGGCTGGAAAAAGTGTCAGGATGGCTCCTACGAGATGGCACTCCATTATGCAGGATTTAATGAAGTGATGAAGCAAATACGGGAATACAAGGAATGTTGGAATGAACGAACAAATTGAAAAACTTTTAGACCAGTGTCAAATTGAAACATATGGTGTAAATGGTGAATTGTTAGAGTTTGGATTTGATGCTGAAAAGTTTGCCGAGTTGATTGTGCGGGAATGTAAAGAGAACTTTGCCAAAGTTTGGTATGAACAAGGTTTGGATATTCGTGGTGCAGAACTTGGTAAGTTTCTGACACGGTTTGAGGAACATTTTGGAGTTGAAGAATGAACGAACGAATTCAAAAACTTGCTGAACAGGCTACAACAACAGTATCAGCCGTGCCCAACGAGTCAATGGCCTGGACTTATTTCGATACTGAAAAGTTCGCCGAGTTGATTGTGAAAGAATGTGCTGATGTTGCTTGGATGAATACTCCAGAAACTGAAGAACTAGAATATAGTCATCTAATTAGTAACAAAATTAAACAACATTTTGGAGTTGAAGAATGAAAGTATATACAGTTATTGTTATTGATCCCGCAGGTGATATTCACGAGTTATTTGTATTCACAGATGAGACTGCATCAATTAATTGTGACCGCGACATGAGGTTATCTGAATTTTACAAAGATTGGAACATTATCTGGGGATTTTCAGAAGTAGATTCATATTTAGGTTAGGAGTTGTACCATGAACGAACGAATTAAACAACTTTGGTCGCAGGCTGGAGGTCGCTATGATAGCGGCAATCAACATACTTGGCCAGAGTATACAATTGATGATCCTAAAAAGTTCGCCGAGTTGATTGTGCGAGAATGTATGCAAGTTTGTAAAAAGACTGAACAATACGAAGTCGGCAATCAAGATCCGGTTGAAGTTGGGTGTATACGAGCAGGTGCTGTATTCTGTCGTGAAGAGATTAAAGAACATTTTGGAGTTAAAGAATGAGCAGAGGATTAGAAATTGATTATGAGACTGCGGATCGAATTACAGTCTTGACTTTAAAAGAACATGTAGAATATCTGAAAGAGGAATTGCGTCAGCACGTTGAACAAGAAACGTGGATGCATTCAGAAGATGTAGTTGATACTCCTATACGTATTTCTCAACTAGAAGCCGTCATCAAGTATTTTGGTGGTTCGGTATAAAAATATTTTTAAAAATGTATAGTAATTTACATTCCGAATGCATATATACTATACATGGTTATACATTATGAAAAGAGTTGAATGTGAATGAAATTGAAAATGAAATTTTGCTGATTGCACAAGAAGAATGCGCAGAAGTAACGCAAGCAATTAGTAAAGTTTTTAGATTCGGCATTGATGGTAAACACTTAGGTGTAACCAACAGAAGCCGATTAGAAGAAGAGTGTGGAGATTTGCTATGCATGATTTCCCTAATGATCGATAAAGGTATCATTAGCGAGACTGCAACATATCAAGCATCCATGGATAAAAAAGATAAGTTAATTAAATGGTCTGGTATTTTTAAGGAAGAAAAAGTTGAAACAACCTAAGAGTTTATCGTTAGTCAGTATAGCAAGACATATGCCAAAATCATGGCAGGGATGCACACGCTATAATATGGCAACGGCAACATTGGGCGCGGACTTTAATAACTCCCTTATTGCTGAACCTAGTCAGAGGCTTTTTGAAAGCGCAGTCGAATAACACAACACCCGACTACCCTACCAAAAAGCCTCAAGACAAAAAATCTTGAGGCTTTTTTTATTGTGACTTAAAAACAACACTTCTTAAAAAAAGTGTTGACAACCAAGAAGATGCATGTTATCATACGTGTATCGATTGAGAAATCAATCACTTGCTCCTTAACAATTTGTATCCATATTTTTATTCCCGAGTAGTGTAGTGGTAACACACCAGACTTTGACTCTGTTATTGTAAGTTCGATTCTTACCTCGGGTGCCAGTGGTGATATAGCACAGTGGAAGTGCAACTCCTTCATACGGAGTAGGTCGTTGGTTCGAATCCAACTATCACCACCATATAAAAACACATTCCTATTTTTAGTGTGTTTCTATATGGTTGACATGCAATCATTACCGTGTTACAATAACACATCAACAAAAAAAGGAAGCGACATGAAACGTTCAGGTAAACGATAGTGTCAACTTTTGATCCCATGTATGGTCTTAAGTTGGCACGTAAAAGAAAATTCAATACGTAACAACCACTCTAAACTTTGGCGGTGAAGTCCTGCCTCTTAAGCAGCGAGAATTGAGTTCGAATCTCAAAGAGTGGACCATACATGGGATCGTGGTGAAATGGTTATCACAGCAGACTTTTAATCTGCCAGTTTCGGGTTCGAGTCCCGGCGGTCCTACCATATAAAAACACATTAAGCACCTCGTACGGTGTTAGGGAAGTTCATGCATGGCGACTCGGCGCAGGCTATAATGTGTTTCTATATGGTGACGTTAGTTTAGTGGCAAAACCGCGGGTTGTGATTCCGCTATCATGGGTTCGATTCCCATACGACACCCCAAAGATTTTTATGCCTCGTTAGCTCAGTGGTAGAGCAGTGCTTTTACACGGCGAAGGTCGGCAGTTCGAAACTGTCACGAGGTACCAATAATGCCAGGATAGCTCAGTTGGTAGAGCACTTGTTTGAAGCACAAGGTGTGGGCGGTTCGATCCCGTCTCCTGGTACCAGAAATGATATGTGCCTTTAGTAAAATGGATATTACACAACGCTACGAACGTTGGAGTGGGAGTTCGATTCTCTCAGGGCGCACCAAGAGATATATGGAAGATGATGCAGCGGGGTTGGTCCTGCGACTGGCCTTGAAAACCAGGTTCTCAGAAATGGGATGGGGTTCGACTCCTCCGTCTTCCGCCAGTTGACAATGAAGCTTGATTGTGATACAATAGCTTCATTGTAGAGTTTTAGGATAGGTACAGCAACCCACTAATACCGAATCGTTTAGTCACTGTGGTAAAAAACTGGAGTACGGAGTCTTGACCGAGTACGTTGAAGGTTTGACACTGAAACATACTAAGCAAGGAGAGTTTCGATTTTCTCTCTGTAAACAAAAAGTAGACAACTATCCTGTTATATTTGAAAGTTTTAGGATCGGTACAGCAACATTAATCTTTACTAAAAGATGGTTCGAGCTAGTTTAAGGCAATAACACCCTTATTTCTTGAACCCACGTGAGTTTCGAATTCTCACTCGAAAGAAAAAGTAGAAACCGATCCTGTTGTATTTTAGGTTAAGTTCCGCAAAACAAAATATGCAAACATAAACCGAAAGTCTGGTTCGATTCCAGCTAGGGCACGTAGTGTCTTAGTAGTGTAATGGCAGCACATTGGTACGCAAAAAGTTTAACCTGTTGATTTGAAAGGAAATATTATGTCAACATTTGTAGAAGCCGTAGTAAACCAAGAAGCCCGTACTGCCAATGGCATGAAGGCACGTAAGTCCACTGCTAATGCGGTTGTAGATTTATTCTACAATGCAGGTGCAAGCCGTGGTAAGAATATTGTTCCTGCATTCGCAGCAGCATTTGCGCAAGACCGTGATCTAGCATTGCGCGTAGCCGCCTGGTTGCGTGATGTGCGTAGCGGTGCAGGTGAACGTCAATTGTTCCGTGATATCTTAGGGTATCTGGAAAACAATGATCGTGTAGCAGCAAAGGCACTTGTTGCAAAGGTTCCTGAATTGGGACGTTGGGATGACTTGTTCATCTTCAATTCTAAGGAAATGAAGGAAGCAGCATACACATTGCTTGGTGACGCATTGCGTGAAAAGAATGGCCTTGCAGCTAAGTGGACACCTCGTCAAGGCAAGCTTGCAGCAGAAATTCGTACATTCTTCGGAATGTCGCCAAAGTTCTACCGCAAGTCTCTAGTTGAAATGACTAACGTTGTTGAAACTAACATGTGTGCAAAGGACTGGGACGGGATTAACTTCTCGCATGTTCCATCTGTAGCAGCATCGCGGTACAAGAAGGCATTCAACCGTAACACTCCAGCTTATGCAGCATACGTTGCAGAGTTGATGAAGGATCCAAAAGATCGTACAGTTGAAGTGAAGGTTAATGCTGGTGCAGTGTACCCATATGATGTACTGAAAGGTCGCATCTCTGGTTATGGTGTGTCGTTTGACAAGACAGAATTGGATCTGATCCAAAAGCAATGGGAAGCACTACCTAACTTTGTTGGGGATGCAAACATTCTGCCTTTGGTTGACGTTTCTGGTTCTATGACTTGTCCAGCAGGTGGATCAGGCTCAAAGTCTAAGCTGACTTGCCTGGAAGTTGCAGTCTCTCTGGGATTGTATCTTGCAGACAAGAACAAGGGTAAGTTCAAGGATACGTTCTTGACTTTTTCTAACAAGCCAGAGTTGATGACTTTGAAGGGCAACATCAATGAGAAGATCAGCCAAATGGTTTCTTCTGATTGGGGAATGACTACTGACTTGAATCGTGCGTTTGACAAAATCCTTAGTGTAGCAATTAAGGGCAATGTGCCAAACAGTGAAATGCCAGAAATGTTGCTGATCCTTTCGGACATGCAATTCAATTCTTGTGTTGCACATGACGATTCGGCTATCGAAATGATGGCACGTAAGTACGAAGCAGCAGGATACGCCTTACCAAAGGTTGTGTTCTGGAACTTGAATGCTGCATACGGCAATGCGCCTGTGAAGTTTGACAAGTCTGGCACTGCATTGGTTTCGGGGTTCTCTCCAGCCATTGTTAAGCCTCTGCTATCTGGCGACATGGAAGACTTTTCACCAGAGGCTGTGATGTTGAAGACAATCATGGATGACCGTTATACTGTGATTTAAAAATCTAAGTATAACTCCGAGGATTCGAAAGAGTCCTCATTTTGAAGTGTGCTGATAGTGCATTTCAAAATGAAAAATAAGGAAGACTCCCATAATGGTATTGGAGCGGCTTGCTAAGCCGTCGGTCGTTAAATCGGCTTCGGGGTTCGAGTCCCCGGTCTTCCGCCATACACAATGTACGCTATAATGTACATTAACAGTGGTTTTTGTTCATAATGGGCGTTTTTATGCCTCTTATGACAGTGTTGTATTTTTGCAACAGACACAAAAAAAGTGTTGACAAATCTTCTGATCCTGTTATACTAGATTCTGTTGAGTTGATAGTGATTCAACAAAAGTTCTTTAAAAAGTTAAGTGTGATTTTTGCTCAGTTCGACTATCGGTCAGGTCGCTAGACTTTCAATCTGGAAAGACGGGTTCGACTCCCGTACTGAGCACCATATTAAAGCATATTTCAGGTTGGGCTAGATTCGCGGTTTAGCTATTTGGGTATCATGGACTAGGTAATTACTAGCACCGGTACTAAGATACGAAATGTGTTTTAATATGGTAGTTTGCCCTGGTGACGGAATTGGTATACGTACTGGTCTTAGAAACCAGGTTTTGCGAGTTCGAGTCTCGCCTAGGGCACCAAAAGTATTTTATGCGTCTGTAATTCAATTGGACAGAAATTCAGTCTTCGAAACTGAAAGTTGGGAGTTCGAATCTCTCTAGACGCACCAAATTAAAACATACTGCTTGCCTGACTGCAAAAGTCGTGGTAAACTACAAGAGAAAGAGGTTCGAATCCTCGGGACTGGTAGTGTGTTTTAATTTGGGCTGATGGTATAATTGGGAACACAGTGGCCTTGCAAGTCACAGTTGGGGGTTCGATTCCCCCTCGGTCCACCAAATCTCGTTACTACTTTCGTTAAAGTAGCGTTTGATTAGCGATAGAGATCCGGTGGCAGAAAACCGTTAGCGAGGTCAAACTCAGGCTCTGATAGGCAGAATCTCAACTGCACACAGACACACAGAATAAATGGAGATGGACAGAGTAACTGCTCAATTAAGGGCTGGCGTAGAACCCAGTAGCTTATCCTATTTAAGGCTCGTTCATATAATGGTCATTATCGCGGATTGTCTATCCGTAGATGGGAGTTCGATTCTCCCACGAGTCGCCAGTTTTAATCCTCCGTTAGCTCAATGGTAGAGCAATCGGCTGATAACCGATAGACAGAAGTTCAATTCTTCTACAGAGGACCAAAAAGTATTTCGGAGTGAATGGAACAATGGTGTTCTAGCCGGCTGTAACCCGGTGGCCTTCGGGCAGGTAGGTTCGATCCCTACTCACTCCACCAGATTTTAGAATGCGTTCAGCAAAAAAATACATTGAACTTTTAATTCAAACCGTAAAAAAGCATTCTGTTGTTTACATATATAATACGTTGTGTACGTGTGCGCCGAACGGCTAGGTAGCGGATTGCAAATCCGTATAATGCAGGTTCGAATCCTGTCACGTACTCCACACAAAAGATTTATTCCGTAGAACCCGAGCATGGTGCATGGGCTTGACTGTTAATCAATGTTTAGCTGGGATCGTTACCCAGATACGGAGCCAAAAGTTATATTGCGGGTAGTGCCCAGTCAACAGTCCAGTCTCATAAGCTCGGATCATCGGAGGTGCGAATCCTTCACCCGCAACCAGTTTTAGGATCAGTTCAGCAAACTTAAAAATTTCTCTTGTTCGGAAAAAAAGTTGATCCTGTTGTTTTTCGCCCTATTAGTATAATGGTATTACACCTGTTTTGTAATCAGGTTACGGCAGTTCGATTCTGTCATGGGGCACCAAGTCATTTTTGCGGGGTTCATTTAATGGTAGGATTTCAGCCTTCCAAGCTGATAGTGCGAGTTCGATTCTCGCACCCCGCTCCAATATTTTCTCGGTGTGGTGAAATGGTATCACTCTTGGTTTGGGACCAAGGAGCGCAAGTTCGATTCTTGCCACCGAGACCACAAGTTTTAGGATAGTTACAGCAAAAAACAAAGCTAACTATTGGTTGTCTAGCGACAAAAGCTATCCTGTTGTTTAATGAGGCTATATGAAAAAATGTCCAAAGTGTAATAGTACACATGAAAAAAATGGAAATTTTTGTTCCAGAAAGTGTGGTAATTCTAGGACATGGTCTGAAGAAGATAAGAAAAAAAAATCAGATTCTGCTAAAAAATACTACGATGAAAATGTCCACCCAGGATTAGGAAAACCTGGATGGAAACATAGTGATGAACAGAAATTACTCAAAAAGAAATTGTCTCTTGAAATGTGGGATAAAATTGGTAGAAAATCGTCTGAGCATTATAGACTTGCAAATATTCACACAGTAAACAAATACAGAGCAAGAAGGTATGATGCTATAACCGAATCTACAGACTTAAATCTAATTAAAGAGATTTATAAGTACTGTCCTAAAGGTTATGAAGTTGACCATATAATAGCTCTTGCATGTGAAGGCGAACATCATCAAGATAATTTACAATACCTTCCAGCAATAGAAAATAGAAAGAAAAACAAAACACAAAATTATAACAAGGATCTTGCCGTTCGTTGGCAAGATGTATTAAAAATAAGTACAAGGAGTTCACTATGAGTAATGACGAAAAAGGTTCTAAGGCAAGACCGTTCAGCGTGTCTCAGCATGAATATGATACAAGATGGGATGCAATTTTCGCAAGAGAATTGCAAGAAAAAGCACTTGATGAATTAGTTCGTGAAAGCGAACGATTAGGACTTTATGATATTCCTATTGTAGAAAAAGATTTTATAAATGCTAATACAATTTTAGAAATGCCCGGAACAATCGGTAGCGCAAAAGTTATTCTAAAAGGTTAATATGAGAATTGTGATTGTAACGGGCGGCTTTGATCCACTTCATAGTGGACATGTTGCTTACATTAAAGCAGCTAGAGAACTAGGCGACAAATTGATTGTCGGTATAAACTCTGATGAATGGCTATCGCGCAAAAAGGGGCGTCCCTTTATGTCGTGGCAAGAACGTGCAACTATCGTTTCAGCTATCGCAGAGGTTGACAGAGTTATCTGTTTTAATGATGGTGACAATACTGCAATTGATGCAATTCGAAAAGCTAAAAAGATTTTTCCTAATCATGATATCATCTTTGCAAATGGCGGTGACAGGACAAAAGAAAATATACCCGAAATGGTATTTGATGATGTAGAGTTTGTGTTCAGCGTTGGCGGTGATAACAAAGCGAATTCTTCTAGTTGGATTTTAGAAGAATGGAAAACACCTAAGACAGAACGGACATGGGGTTACTATCGTGTACTGCATGAAGTCGGTTCACAGGTTAAACTAAAAGAGTTGACGGTAATGCCTAAAACATGTTTGAGTATGCAGAGACATGATCAACGTGCAGAGTTCTGGTTTGTAGCTGAAGGAGAAGCCACGGTGTACACCTTGAATGAAGCTTCAACTGATCAAGAAGTTAAATGTCAATTAATTGCACATGAGCATACATTTATCAAAACAAACGAATGGCATCAATTATGTAATGAAACTACAGAGCCTTTAAAGCTCATTGAAATTCAATACGGCAAAGCTTGTATTGAAGAAGACATAGAACGGTTATAATATATCTCGCTAGTGTAACGGCAGCATACGGGTCTCCAAAACCCTTGGTGGGAGTTCGAATCTCTCGCGGGATGCCAAATTTTGCGTGGTTAGTTAAATGGTAGAACCAAACGTTGCCAACGTTTAGACAGGAGTTCGATTCTCCTACCCCGCACCAAAAACTCACACTTGACAGAGTATCACTATGATGATACAATAGTCTATCAAATATTCTGGCGTTAGTACAATGGATAGTACAGTAGGCTTCTACCCTTCTAATGGGAGTTCGATTCTCTCACGCCGGACCAAAAATATGCGAGTGTGGTGGAACGGTATACACAACAGACTTAAAATCTGTCGCCTTAACGGGCTTGCGGGTTCGAATCCCGCCTCTCGCACCAAGTTTAGTGCCTTGGTAGCTTAATGGTAAAGCAGGCGACTCATAATCGCTTGAGTGGGAGTTCAATTCTCTCCCAAGGCACCATTTAAAAAGGAAAGTAAAATGCGTAAATTAGATTTGAATGAAGTTAGAGAATACATCGAATCGCAGTCACCTGATACAAAAATTTATATCGGATGTGATTCCGAAAGATTGAATGTTGCGGGACAATGGTACGCAGATTACATTTTAGCAATTGTAGTACACATTAACGGAAGACATGGATGCAAATTGTTTGGAGAAATCCAACGTGAACGTGACTATGACCAGAAAGTCAGTCGCCCTAGATACAGGCTAATGACAGAAGTTTATAAAATTTCTGAATTGTACCTAAAACTAGCCGATGTGCTTGAAGGTAGACATGTTGAAGTCCATCTGGACATTAACCCTAATGAAATGCATGGATCATCATGTGTTATCAACGAGGCAATAGGCTATATCAAAGGAACATGTAATGTAGTTCCTATGGTAAAGCCAAAGGCGTTTGCAGCATCATATGCAGCAGACAGATATAAGAGTTTACACGTAGCTTAAAGGATTTATTATGAAACATTGGAACACATTGACGGAACTAGAAAGCTCCCTTATTCGGTTGGGAGAATTCAAAAATTTGTTTGAGTTGCTAACGGCTGGAGTAGATAACGGATGTAGTCGGGAAGTGATTAATTCGGCTATCTATACCATGCACGGCATGATAGATAATATCAATGACGAAGCTATAGCTAATTTTCATACGCTATGGGAAGAAATTCGTCAGGATTCTTCTGATTCGGTGCCAGAGTTTGAGGGCGAGCCTGAACCTTTCCCCTACAGTAACGAAAAAGAGCCTTACAATCCTGACGAGGAAGAAGCATTTCAGCGCCTTGAGAATGCTCTCCGGACATGGAAAAATACTAGCCCAGGAGACTGATCCAAACGGTCCACCAGCGGGTTTCCGTACTACATAAGTACATTACCCTTAGCTGACGCGCCAAACCCGCTCCAAACCGCCTCCAAGGGCGGTTTTTTTGTTGTTTTTTTGCAACAAACCTCTAAATAATGCTTGACTGCCAGCTGGATTCATGTAAAATTAGTACTTATTAGAGAGGTTCCCCATGAATTACATTCTGATTACTCCTAATGGACGGGTCGTCCCGTTCTACTTGCTATCCGTAGCACAAACCTACCAGACGGCTTACGGTGGTACTCTAATAGACACTACTGTTGTATTTGCACAACAAACTGAAAATATTTCTTGACAGGGTTCCAAAACCTGTTATTATAGAGACTTAGATTGATTGAAAAGGTTTTGTTATGAAGTTGCTCTCCACTGGTAATCCTAAAGTGCTTAAAGGTATGGCTCAAGGCTATAACACTTACATTCTGCACCTCGCGCCTGCCAGTCTGAGCGGCTACAATACCTGCGCCAAAGCTACTACAGGCTGCAAGGCTGCTTGCCTGAATACTGCTGGTCGTGGCGGTATGTTCAAAAGAGGCGAGACTACTAACGTGATCCAAAAAGCACGGATTCGGAAGACTGTTATGTTTTTCGAGGACCGTGAAGTGTTCATGGCTTTGCTAGTCAAGGACATTGAATTAGCTATCAAGCAAAGCATCCGCATGGACCTGATTCCTGTAGTTCGCTTGAACGGCACTTCGGACATCCCATTTGAAAAGTATGAAGTCGTGCGCAACGGCATTACTTACCGTAACATTTTTGCTGCCTTTCCTGACCTGGAATTCTATGACTACACCAAGATTCTTGGTCGTAAAGTTGATCACATTGAAAACTATAGCCTGACATTCTCAGCCGCTGACGGCAACGATATGGATGTTCTCCGTGCTATGCAACAAGGCTACAATATCGCTACTGTTTTCGGCATCAAGAAAACTCTGCCGATGCCTGAGACTTACATGGGTCGTCCTGTGTTCAATGGTGACGAATCCGACCTGCGTTTTCTTGATCCGCATGGCGTGATTGTCGGCTTGTATGCTAAAGGCAAAGCTAAAAAAGACACTTCTGGTTTTGTGAAATACCCAACAATTATGTTGATGGCTGCTTGACAAGACTTCTGCAACACTGTATAATAACAGTGTTGGTTGTTGATAATGTATTAAGGAATTAATTATGAGAAAATTAGCTACTATTCGAAAGATTGATGCATTGAATCCTATTGAGGGTGCTGATGCTATTGAATGCGCAACCGTAGGTGGTTGGAAAGTTGTTGTTAAGAAAGGTGAATACAATGTAGGAGACCGTGTTGTCTACTGCGAGATTGACTCATGGATTCCTACTGAGTTAGCACCATTCCTATCAAAGGGAAAAGAACCTCGAGAATTCGAAGGCATCAAAGGTGAACGTCTTCGTACCATCAAGCTGCGCGGTCAGTTGTCACAAGGTTTGCTGTTGCCGTGGACTGTAGGAGGCGGCGTGCTGGACATGGCGCAGATGTTTGCAGGCGAAGGCGATGATGTATCGGAACTGCTTGGTATTGTGAAGTGGGAAATGCCCATGAATGCACAACTTGCGGGCATGGCACGTGGTAACTTTCCATCTGCAATTCCTAAGACTGACCAAGAACGTGCGCAAAATCTTGTTGGAGAAATTCTTGCTGCTGCACAAGCTGGTACTCAATTTGAGATTACCGAAAAGCTTGAAGGCTCTTCAATGACTTGCTACTTGATTGATGGAGAATTTGGTGTTTGCTCACGTAACCTCGACTTGAAGGAAACTGAAGGCAATGCATTCTGGCAAGTTGCGCGGCGTGATGACATTGAGGCAAAAATGCGTATCGGCCGAAATTTTGCTATTCAAGGCGAGTTGATTGGTCCTGGCATTCAAGGTAATATCTACAAACTACGTGAACCAGAGTTCCGTGTGTTTGATGTATACAATATTCAAGGTGGTTGCTATTTGGATCCAGCTGACCGGCGTGAGTTGATTGAGAGCATGGGACTGAAACATGTTCCTGTTATGTACGTTGACAAGGATCTTGGTGTTGGCTCTGTAGAAGAAATTCTGCAATGGGCTGAAGGTGCATCAAAGCTGAACGAAAAGCAAGAACGTGAAGGTATCGTATTTAAGGAAGTGAATGGCGGTATGTCATTCAAGGCTATTTCAAATAAGTATCTGCTAGGAGAAAAGTAAAATGGCAGCCCTCCAGCATTCCTTTATCCGAAAATTGGTCTGCGGATACGTATATTGCGCACATTGTGGACTGGTTAGACTGAATAATAGGGCTACAGAGCAAGCTATCCGAGCCGCTTGTCCACGATAAAACTTCAAGGTGTTGCGTAAAAACAACACTTTTTTTTGTTGTTTTTTTGCTACAAAACCAAAAATAGTTCTTGCAATTCTTGCCGGGTGTGGTATAATAGAGACTTAGACAGACAGAAACAGATCATGAAAGCAAAAATTTTAATTACTTCCCTTGAAAATATGCGATTATTTCAAGGGAAATTTCCCACCAAGCGTTGGGGTTTTTGCGAGATTGTGCGTAAGATAACTATTGAACCTTGCCCGCACGGACTCTATGAGCACTATGGATACACCATGATTGATGGAAAAAAAATCCGCGTTACCAGTAGCGATTCGATTTTATTTGAACTTAGTTTATAGACAGAAAGACAGTTATGACACCAAAAAATTTAGAAATATTGATCGACTATCTTGCCGATTTATCGTTGAATGCAGATACCTTTGAGATAGCCTTATCTGCTTTGAAACTTCAAACTTTACTGAAAGCCCATTATAATGTTTAACGTTATTGCCCAATTCGCCCTTGACTTGTTCCATGCGACTATCATAGCCGCTTTGATGTTTGGTCCTCTGTTCTATTACATGTTGTTTATGATATAATTATGATCCGAAAAAAGTTAATCACTGGGCATTACATTATCGACTTAACTGGTCCACAAGGTAATGCTTACGTTCTGTTAGGCTATGCACAAGACTTTGGTCGGCAACTAAAGCTTGACTATAAAAGCATCCAAGAAGAAATGACTTCTGGTGACTATGAAAATCTTGTCAATGTTTTTGACAAGTACTTTGGCAATTTTGTAATTCTTGAACGATAAAGGAAATCCTATGTTACTCGCTAAACCCAATGTCAGCAACAACCTAAACTCAAAGCAATTTGAATCGTTTGAGGAATGCGTAGCGTACCTCACTGAGTATACGCAACCTGATGTGACTATTCACATGGACGAATGGATCATGCTTGGTAAAATCCTCACTGTAAATCCAGACGGCACTACAACTACTCCAGAGTACTACCCTAAGCGCAAGCGGAATGGTGAAGTGACAATGGTTCGATTTGACATTGAAAGCTTTGTGTGATAAAATACAGTCATGATTTAATTCTTGCAGTGCGTGAAATGATGGAAAGACATTCGAACGTTTACGAAATTGCAGCAAGAATGAATCTAGATACAAGTGACGTACAATCAATTATAAAAATAATAAAGAACATTGCAACATGATATGACGGACGAACAAGATTTAGTTTACCGCTTACTAAAACGTGCAGAGATTCGTAGACAAATACCTGGACGTAAAAGCGTAGAAGAAGGCGCTCCTGATCGAATTGCAGATATCCTTGAAGAGGCTGCTAGAGAGATTGTGAGTTTACGACAAGAAATAATGCGTGAAGAGTTAAAAAAATATGAGAGTTGAAACAATTTACTTAGACATGGACGGTGTTCTATGCTCATTCGACGGACGGTATCGTGAGTTGTTTGGCATGGCACCCACGGACGCAAGAGCGAGAAAAGAATTTCGCCAACATTGGGTAGAGTTTATCACCAAAGCAAACTTTGCAACACTTGACTATCATCCTGGTGCAGAAAAGCTTCTTGCATACGTTGCATCTATTGCAGACAAGGTTCACGTTGAAATGCTAACCTCTAGTGGTGGTAAAGACTACTACTCAGAAGTTGCTCAACAAAAAATCCAATGGCTATGTGAGCATGGTATTCCATACAAGGCTAACGTTGTATCTGGTAGACGGTTTAAAGCCGAATACGCTACTCCTACGGCTGTTATGATTGATGACACTGAGGATGTGATTACATCTTTCCGCGCTGCTGGTGGAATTGCTATTCACCACACTGACGCTGATTTGACTATTGAAACACTTAAAGGACTAATGCAATGACTTATATTACCGTTGATGTTGATCTTTCGGATTTTGATACACAAGATTTGATCGATGAATTGGAAAGCCGTGGAGAACTTCCGGGGTTTAATGCAGATACTAATGAAATGCTCAATGAAATTTTTAACTTGCGCAGACTTGGTAAAGACTACGATTCCGTTCTTGATCAGTATCTCTATCAAAAGCTTGGTAGAGTTATTTAAGCCATGGCTCAACTTCCTCCACATGCATGGCATGATTCATGGGGTGGTGATAATCCGTATGCGGCGAATACGCAGGATCATGCTATCAGTGGAAGGATGTTTCTTGCAGTCGTTCACTCTTCCTACGATCCTAGGGTAAATGATAAAGATCAAGAAGATAGAGTAAAATATGAGTTGACAGAAAAGCTCCTTCGTGCTATAATAGAAGCTAAATGTGTAGAATTTACTAGGTCAGTAGACCCAGCTTCAGGCGCATATACATACAGAGCTAGGTGTTTTGTTACACCAGACGCACAAGTAAAAATCTTACGAACACACTTACCATCAGGAATAAAATGAAAATTGCACTTGCATCTGACGTTCACCTAGAATTCGGTGACCACAATATTACTAACGACACAGGCTGCGACACTCTGATTCTCAGCGGAGATATCTGCGTTGCAAAAGACTTGCGCAAAGCTGATCATTTTGGCATTCTTGAGAATGCTAAGTCGGAAAGATTCGTTGCGTTCTTTGAACGGTGCGCTAATGCATATACAAACGTGATATACATCATGGGAAATCATGAGCATTACCACGGAGACTTTAAGTTTAGCATTAGCCGTATTCGTGAAGGCTTGAGCCATATCAAGAACCTCCACATCCTCGACAAAGAATGTGTGACTATTGATGACGTTACATTTATCGGCGGTACTCTTTGGACAGATATGAACAAAGAAGACGAATCGACTCTTTATTCTATTAAAGGAATGATGAATGATTTTCGCATTGTTGAAAATAGCCACAATGTCGTAAACTTTTCTTCACCCGTATACGGCACTAATGAAGATGGATCGACAGACTACGAAAAAGTAGTGGGTAAAGAGTTTCATACTCGTCCTGCGCGATTTAATCCTGAAGATGCTGTTGTAGACCACAAGCTAATGCTAGAGTTTATCAAAGCTACGGTTGATGCTAACCCTACTCAAAAGTTTGTTGTAGTGGGTCACCACTCTCCGTCAAAGACTTCTACAAAGCCTCGCTATGAGAAAGAAGTTTTGATGAACGGTGGATACAGTTCCGATCTGACAGAGTTTATTACTAATCGTCCTCAGATCAAACTATGGACACACGGACATACGCACCACGCATTCGACTACATGGTAGGAAACACACGGATCGTATGTAATCCTCGAGGCTATGTTGGCTACGAAAGTGCAGACGAAACTGGATACGACCAAGACCTTGTTTTGGAAGTTTGAGGAAATGGAATATGATTACGAATTGCCAGATTATTTTATTGATTTCGTAAAGATTTCTAAAACGGAATCTTTACTCGACATTACTAGAAGTGCTGCACGTGGTATTCTTAAACGTCCATACACTACTATTGGTCAATTCTTAAAAGAACTTAATGACGAAGACCTCTACACTCTATGCGATATTATAGACGATGAAGAGAATCCTCGCATTTATCAGGACATTTTGCTCCTAACAATCATGCTTGCAGTATCAGAAGGTGTGCCTGCTAAATCTGCTAAAGAAAGCACTGAAAATCTAAAATACTTTTGTACTATGCTGCATTGTGTTTCGCTTGAACGTAAAGGATATGTCCGTGTGTACTATGATAACATGTCCTTTGGTGAAGACAGTGGAGAACGTGTAGTTGTTGAACGACTTATTGATTAAAACCATGAACATCTTTTATTTAAATCACGACACTAAACTGTGTGCGCAAGATCACATAGATAAACACGTTGTTAAAATGATTATTGAGTATGCACAACTCATGTCTACATCACACCGTGTTCTTGATGGTGACAAATTCATAGACAAGACTGCAAGCAATCGTAACATTCAACGTTGGCGTATGAAAAACGAAATCATTGAATACGGCTTGATGAAAGCATCACACGTTAATCATCCGTCAAACATATGGGTTCGTGCAAGCAAACAAAACTACATGTGGCTGTACCAGATGTGGACTCACCTATTGACTGAGTATACACATCGGTACGGCAAAAACCATGCGTGTGAGAAATATGCAAAGCACCTTTGTATGCCTCCAGAGAACATTGCTGACATTCCATTTACTGAGCCTACTCCTGCAATGCCTGATGCATATAAAGTGCCTGGCGATTCAATTTCTTCTTATCGGATGTACTATATACAAGACAAGGCGCGATTTGCGAATTGGAAGAAAAGAAGTGTCCCTCAGTGGTTCTCAACAGGAGTTATTAATAATGCCAACATACAACTTTCGTCACCGTGAAACTGGTGAAATCATAGAAAGATTATTTAAGATCATTGATAGGGAAGAATTTCTTACTGCCAATCCTCAATATGAATCCGTCTTGCTAGGCGCACCTTCAATGGGCGATCCCATTCGATTAGGACTTAGAAAGCCCGATCAGGGCTTTCGTGAAGTCTTGCAGAAAGCAAAAGCTGCACATCCTTTGGGTAATGTCAATACATTCTAAGTGTAAATTACAATAACAACAAAGGAATATTATGGCAAGAAAAGCAGCAGCGGCAAAAACAGTAAATGGTGAATCTGAAAACAATTCATCTTCTGGCAATTCACAACAACCAAAAGTTAGAACTATCAACAACACGCTTAAAATACGCCTTGACGATCTAAAAACTTTTCAGCCACTCACAGACAATCAAAAAACATTCTTTGACGCATATAAACGAGGTGACTATTTTGTAGCACTTCATGGAGTTGCTGGTACAGGTAAAACTTTTATTGCACTATATAAAGCTATTGAAGAGGTGCTAGATAAATCCAATCCATTTGATAAGATCATTATCGTTCGGTCTGCTGTACAGTCTAGAGAGATTGGACACTTACCAGGTGACGTTACAGAGAAGATGGAAATCTATCAGCAACCGTATCGCCAAATTTGTGAAACGTTGTTTGGACGTAAAGATGCATGGGATAGATTAGAAGAACAGGGACACATCGAATTCATTTCGACAAGTTTTATTCGTGGTATGTCATTTGATGATGCTATCATTATCGTTGATGAAATGCAGAATATGAACTTTGAAGAGATTGATACCGTAATGACGCGAGTAGGATATCGCTCTAAAATTATTTGGTGCGGTGACTATCGCCAGACAGACTTACGCAAGAGTAACGATAAGTCTGGTATTCTGAAATTCTTTGATGTTGCTATGCATATGAGGTCGTTCACTAAAGTAGAATTTGATGCAGACGATATCGTGAGAAGCTCATTAGTGAAAGACTATATAATTGCAAAACTACAGTATGAGGACAAAGTAGAAAATGGACATAACCAAAAGAACTGATGACGCTGATTTATTAAAATTTCATGATCTAATAAAAAATTATAAATGGAGAGAGATAGGTCAATCCGTTAAATTACATTATGGCACAGTTAATAAGAATAGAATGCTTTATGGAATGGGCAGTTCGTCCGTACGATATAAAGATGTTGTCCGTACTCTTACTGAGTTAAATTTTCCATTTGAAAAGTTTCCTCTTCTTGAATCTTATTATTACGAATCGCTTGATTTAGGTTTTGCATTAGAAAAGTCATCAAGCGGTGAATTAAACTACAGAGTTTATTTCGAAAAAAACTATAGTAATGTTGAGATGAATAAAACAATCGATAAAATGATTGAGTCGAATAATGATCATCTATATCCTATCATTAACGGCATTAAATGGAATATAGATTCGCCTGAAAAAGCAGTCGTGACGGAATATCAATGTATGGTAAACTACACCGCTGCTGCCCTCATTAGAAGAATGGTTGATAAGGGTGCATATTTGCCGCAATCTATCAGACAAAAATTTCTGCGTTCTCCTAATGGCGTTTACATCTATAGGAATTATAGACCACTAGAAGCTTATGAGAGTACAACTCGTAGGCATTCTTTTGACATTAGTTTCGAAAAGAATTCGTATTCTAATAAAGATTTTTGTAGCTCTGAAATAGATTCAGAGTTTAAAGTTAACTCTAAAGAGGCACTTGCAGAATTTGACGAATACCCTATAGCTCATGTTGCTACTGGTAAAGATAAAGATGATAGAAGTTTTATAACGGTATATTATTTAATCAATTAGACTACTATGTTATGAAAATATTTGAACACACAAAAATAGAATTCGAAGAGCTACCTACAGTAACAGAGAACGGCAAACGATTCTACAAAACTCCAGACGGACTCCTGTATCCGTCTGTGACTACTATTACTTCCCTAATCGGTAAAGACGCTATTCTCGCGTGGCGCAAGCGCGTAGGTGATGCTGAAGCTAACAAGATATCCACTCAAGCATCTAGTAGAGGCACAAGAATGCATTCCATTTGTGAAGATTATCTATCGAATAAACAATTGATTTCCTTGAGTGTCATGCCAGATGCGTTAGCTATGTTCAAGTCTATTCAACCAATTCTAGATGAATGTATTGATGACGTTCATGCTATTGAAGCACCGCTGTATTCACATCACCTCAAAGTTGCTGGTAGAGTTGACTGTGTTGCAAAGTATAACGGCAAACTTTCAATCATTGATTGGAAGACTTCCTCTAAGCAAAAGAATGAAGAATGGATTCAAAACTATTTTATCCAGTGTTCCGCTTATGCTGTAATGTTTGAAGAGCGTACAAAGATTCCTGTGCCGCAATTGGTTGTGATAATTGCAGTTGCAGAAGACAGCCCTCAAGTCTTCATCAAAAAACGAAACGACTATATAAAAGAATTCATTTCGTATAGAAATTTATATGATCAACAAAATGGTATAAGGGTATAAAATGTATAATGATGTAGTAAAATTTATTGAAGCGTGTGACCAAGAGAAGAGTTTTCAGAATCAATACCTCTACACAAATTTAATCAAAGAAGAATTTTTAGAATTTCTTGATGCGAAAACGGCAGATGATGAAGTAGAACAATTAGATGCGTGTATGGACCTGATCTGGGTTATTCTAGGTTACTGTTACATGAAGGGCTATGATGTAGCTGGAGCGTGGAATGAAGTTGCACGGAGCAATCTAGATAAGATCAATCCTGAAACAGGAAAAGTTATCAAGCGAGATGACGGAAAAGTCCTAAAGCCAGCTGGATGGACACCACCATCACTTGCAAATTTTGTAAAAGCGTGATATAATAAATGAAGAGTGTGCAAATACAAAAAAAAGATGGTGTTACCTATAGTCATGTTCCAGAAATCGGTGGAACTATTTTGGTTCCTTTGTTTTACAAACACCTAGCTGAGTTAATGGAAGCAGGGCATTGCACTTTTCAAACTTTTAATCGTGTCACGGATACTAGCCAAGGAATAATTGCAGAAATCGATAATAAAATAGTAGGTTTTGGTATATTCGATCATAAAAAAGGAGAAGAAGAACTGTTTGATGTTTTTATTTATGTTGATCCAGACTATAGACAAAGAGGTATATTTGTACAGTTGCAGAATGGTTTGTTAACATATGCAAAGAATAATAAAGTTGATTATATTAATTCATTTATATCAATTAAAAATGAAGTATCTATAAAAGCTCATAGAAAAATGGGATATGATTTATTTATTTCAGAATACTTGCCAGAATTTTATCAATATATACATTCAACGTACTAAAGAAACACAAATGAAGAGTATGCAAATACAAACGAAAGATGGTGTTACCTATAGTCATGTTCCAGAAATCGGTGGAACTATTTTGGTTCCTTTGTTTTATAAACACATAGCAGAATTGATGAAAGCAGGTCATTGTACTCATAAGACTTTCTACTTAGTCACAGATAGTACTCAAGCGATAATTGCAGAAGTTGATGATAAAATAGTGGGGTTTCTGATATTTAATCATGATAAAGAAATGAAAACGATGTATAATGCTCTTGGTCACATTAATATTGACTATAGACGAAGAGGTATATTTGAACTAATAAATAAAAGTTGGCATACACACGCAAAGATCAATAATACTGATTATGTTCAAGGATACATATCAGTTGAAAATGGAGTGTCTGTAAAAGCCCATAGAAAAATGGGCTATGATTTATTCATTTCAAAAGACTTTTCTGGATACTACGAATACATGCGTAAGATATAAATAAAACTATTGACACAGAAGAAGTTCTGTGTTATAATATTGGTTATAGTTGTATGAAGCAAAGAGAAACAGGTTCTGGACGGGGGTGCGAATCCCCCCACCTCCACCAAAAGTAAATATATGATTGATAAACCATTACCACCAGCAACAAAGTATTGGTGTGACTCATGCGGAACTTTAGAAAGTCCAGATAAACACAAAAATATTTTTTGTAAGTTGTTTAAATGGTTAGATAGTGTTTTCTTTTGATGGGGGTGCATAGTTTCGACAGGGCAAAGAGTAACAGAGTGGACAACTCACCAGAGTAGGTGTAAAAACTAAATCAAAGTAAACGCAAACGACTCACAGTTCGCATTAGCAGCCTAAACGCCGCTTAGGGTTTCGATAGCTTTCCTCGTAACAGAATAAGCTATCACTTTTATTAACATGGAGATATACATATGAAAAAAACTGCGTTGATTACAGGCATTACTGGTCAAGACGGAAGTTATCTAGCTGAATTTTTACTAGAAAAGAATTATGAAGTTCATGGCATTGTTCGCAGATCAAGCACTGGCGTAAACACTACCAACATTGATTCGATTAAAGATAAAGTGCATTTGCATTATGGTGATCTAAGTGATGCTGCTAATTTAGAAGCAATTGTTATGCGAGTAAAGCCAGATGAAATTTACAATCTAGCTGCACAAAGCCATGTTAGCGTTAGCTATGAATGTCCTACATACACAGGTGATGTAAATGCACTGGGCGTGTTGAAAATTTTAGAAGCTGCTAAAAAACTTTGCACAGAAAAACGAGTTAAATTTTATCAAGCATCGACAAGCGAACTCTACGGATCAGTTAGAGAAACTCCGCAAACAGAAAGTACTCCATTCTATCCTAGAAGTCCATATGCAGTTGCAAAATTGTATGCATACTGGATCACTGTAAACTATCGTGAGAGCTACAACATGTTTGCGTGTAATGGTATTCTATTCAACCATGAAAGTCCACGTAGAGGACCAGAATTTGTTACAAGAAAAATTGTTCAAGGAATGATTAGAACGCATCTTGGCATGCAAGACATATTGCAATTAGGCAATTTAAATGCATACAGAGACTGGGGTCATGCTAAAGATTATGTTCGTGCAATGTGGTCAATGCTTCAACAAGATACGCCAGATGACTATGTTCTTTCAAGTGAAGAGCAACATTCAGTAAAAGACTTCTGTAATGACGTTGCTAAATATCTTGGCTTTGAAATTGAGTGGCAAGGCACTGCTGAAGATGAAGTTGGCTTTAATAAGACAACAGGTAAAAAGATCATTGAAGTGAATAAGACTTTTTATAGACCTGCAGAAGTACATACACTTTTAGGGGACTGTACTAAAGCAAAGAAAATACTTAATTGGAAGCCAGAGTACACTTTTAAAGATTTAGTTTTTGAAATGTGTGATGTTGAAATGAAAAGTTTGATTGGAGATAAAAATGAGTAATCTCGTATTAAAAATGGATGATCACTATGTTAGTGATTTTATTAAGAATGATAGTGACGGCGAAGGTCGTAAGAAATATAGTCTAGATTTGTATCAAGATAGTAGATTTGGTGCGGTACGTCTAGAAGGTATTGCACCAGCAGAAACTATGTGGGGTCAGTATTGGTATAGAAGTGGTATCAATGCAAGCATGACTAAAGAATTGCAAGGCATTGTTGCAGAAGTAACATCAAGAGTTAAGACTAAAGATGGTGATATCTGGCTTGACATTGCATGTAATGACGGCACACTATTGAAGAATGTTCCTGATAACATGATCAAACTTGGTATTGATCCATGTGATGATAGCTTCCATGCAGAAAGTTCTAAAGTAGCAACTAAGGTTGTTCAAGATTATTTCAGCTATGATGCATGGCAGAAAACAGGATTCGGACACACTAAAGCTAAAGTAATTACTTGCATTGCAATGTTCTATGACTTAGATGATCCAGTTCCATTCGTACAAGATTTACACAAAGTTCTTGATGACAATGGCACATTAGTGCTTCAAATGAGCTACACACCATTAATGGTAAAACAACTTGCGTTTGACAATATCTGCCACGAACACGTTTACTACTATGACTTGAAGAGTATCACTAAACTCTTTGCTGAGAATGGATTCGTAGTTGTTGACTGTAGCATCAACGACACTAACGGTGGCAGCTTTAGAGTGTATCTCCAAAAGAATGTTGCAGAAGTTTCTAGCTTTGCTACAGCACCTTTGCGTGACGTATGTAACTTCAGAATTAATAGCATTCTCGCATATGAAAGAATGGAGAACGATATCTCTGATCCAGAAACATGGAATCTTTTCGGACGAAGACTCGCCAAACTAAAAACTAATGTTGTAACATTCATTGAACAGGCTATCAAAGATGGCAAGACTGTTTATGGTTATGGCGCAAGTACAAAGGGCAACACATTGCTTCAATACTTTGGATTAGATCACAGGCATATTACTGCTATTGCAGAACGTAGCCCATACAAATTCGGCATGAAGACTATCGGCACAAACATTCCAATTATCAGTGAAGAAGAAATGCGCCTTGCAAAACCAGACTACATGTTAGTATTGCCTTGGCACTTCATCGATGAATTCGAGAAGCGTGAACAAGAGTACTTAAAAGGCGGCGGCACATTCATTGTTCCTTGCCCAGCATTTAAATTGATCACGGGCTAATATGTACAACATCATTACATCTGTCGGAAGACTAAAGAATATTCCACTAATCAAGAACCACATTGAGCCACATAACATTAAGTGGCATGTGATTACTGATGAAGACATTGGATTTAGTTTAAAATTCATTGAGCCATGGATATCGAATTATGTATGTCCAAATGATCGAGTAGCATTTTGGGCGAGGTGTCATGGCGCATTAAATTGGTTTATTGAAACTCAAGAAATCAATGATGATGAAATGTATTGCTTCATGAATGATGATGATGGTTATGAGTCGGACTTCTTTTCTAAAGTTACTAATGTTATTTCGGAAGTAAAGTCTACTCATAGCGTTGACGTTGATGTAGTTATTGTCAGTATGAAAAGAGGAGATGCAACTCCCCACGATGCTGGTCCAGGTAGAGGTCACGGCACTAGTACGCTTTTTGCGCATCCTGATAATATGAGAATTGGTAGTGTTGGACTTGAACAGATTGTTGTTAGAGGTAGAGTATTGAAAAACTATAGACTTGGTATGCATATTGCTGGTGATGGAGAAATGATCAGTAGAATCACTCAAGAGAATCCTGTCGCGTATGCGCAAGATGTATATGCATTATTTAATTATTTTGAACCTGGACGTTGGAGTAAAGTATGAACGGATTATTCATTAACACTATAAAAGCTAGTTGTAGCATCTATAGCAGTGGACTAATGCTGCATCAATATCTTCAATCTTCTGAATGGAATTTAGACTATGTAGAGGTTGATAAACTGTCGGTCAATGATCTACATGAGGGAAAAATTGTTTCTGATAACTTATCTGAAGCTTATGATTTCTATATTTTTAACTATCATCCTTGGACTATGCGACAAATGGCAGGAGTTGATGCATCACGACTATCAAAACTTCCTGGTAAAAAATATTCTATCATATTAGAAATGAATAAGAATGATGCATTCCCCAGTCACATAGGCATGAACAGATCAGGATTCGATGGATGCTTAATTATCGATCCGACATTTAAATCGGATGATCCAAAGCTTCATGCATTTCCTAGACCAATTATAAATTGCTTACCTATGAAGAAGATAGAAGTTATTCCTGAAATTCCTATGATAGGTAGTTTTGGTTATGCAACAATAGACAAGAATTTTGAATTGATTGTTCAACAAGCTTCTAAAGAATTCGAAAAAGCAATTGTAAGAATAAATTTACCAGTAGCACACTATGTTCCTAATGATGAATTTAATAAGATTAAGTTTGATTGTGAAAAGTATGTACGCCCCGGAATTGAATTGAGACTTACTAGAGATTACATGAGTGATAGTGACTTGGTCCAATGGTGTGGAGAAAATGATTTAAATTGTTTCATGTATAATAGAAATCTTACTGGTCTAGCAGCAACGCCAGATCAGAGTATAGCTTCAGGTGCGCCATTAGCAGTATCGGATAACACTACATTTAGGCACTTGCATGACTACATTCGTCCATTCCCTGAGTGGACATTTAAAGACTCTATGTTAAAAAGTCAAGATGGAATTGCTAGAATGAGAGAAGCGTGGAGTAGTGAAGCTTGCGTTAACAGATTTAAAGAAATACATTTTAGCGGAGAAAATAAATGAAACAGATTGCGCTAGTTAGTGGACCAGTACAAGCATGTGGTATTTTTTATTGGGGTAGTAATGTATATGATATATTAAAGAACAGCGAGAAGTATAAATTTTATTTTGTAACTGCATCAAGCTATCAAGAATTCTTAGCAAAGACACATGATGCCGATTTAATTATCTATAATTGGCATTATGTAACTATGCCATGGTGTACGACAGAAGTTTTTACGAATACTCTAAAACCCCAATTTTTAATTCATGGCCACACATTAAATTCGGAACTAATTGATTTCACTGGCATAGATGAATTCATTACCGTAGATCCGTCAATGAATTATGGACTTAAAAACTTTCATTCTGGTTATAGACCTATTGCATATTATGATGATATCGTGTATAATAAACCCAACAGCGTATTAAAGATAGGAACTAGTGGCGTAGGTCATGATGGCAAGAACATAAATTCGATGCTAAATTTGATCAACGAGCAGTTTGATGAACCAGTCATATTCAATATTCATTGGAGCTTAGGTGACTATGCTGGAGGCACTGCCGCCGGACTAGAACAGAAGTTGAATGCATTGAAATCATTAGCAAAGCCTAACGTAGAATTAAATTTTACTATAAAACGACTGTCGGAATATGATAACGTAAAATGGCTCAACAATAATGATATCAATCTATACATGTATAATAATTATGATTGTGATGGTGTAAGTGCTAGTGTAGATAAAGCATTAGCAGCAAAGAAGCCCATCGGCGTAAACACTACAGGATATTTTAGACACATCATATCAGACGAAATTAACATAGATAAAACACCCATTAAAAACATTATCAATAGTGGAATAGCTCCAATAGAAAAATATTATAATATGTGGAACCCTAAAACATTTTTAAAACAATACGAAGATATCTTTGATGAATTCTTCAAACGAGACTATGTTAAAATTTGATATCGTATTGCAGGGCGAATTCACACCCTTTACAAAAGTAATTATTGAGGAGTATCAAAAGCTTCCATTTGTAGAAAATATTATACTTTCCACATACGAAACTTCAGACATACCGAATGATGTAAACGTTATCTTCAACGAATTGGTTTTTCCTAGAGGATTAGGCAATCGCAATCTTCAAATCAATACATCAAAGAATGGACTATCATTAGTGCAAAGTAAATACTGCATTAAGATGAGAACGGATCAACTCATTAGAGACATGCCATTAATGTATGAGTACTGGAACAAAGACAGAAGAGAAGATGGTAAAGTATTTGTTATGGGAATGTATAAAGCATTTCCATATCATCCCAGAGATCATGTATTTTGGGGTAGAACAGAAGACGTAGTAAATGTATTTGATGTTCCCTTTGATATTGAAAGAGGCTCAAATCAAGATTATACATACAATACAAGAGCAGAAACCTATATTGGGCAGTATTATTATGCAAGATTCGATTCATCTATATGGGATCATATAAACGATCCACTCACGTTCCTAGTTGATAGTGCAATAAGAAAAAATGAAGCACTTGAAAAAGATTATAAACTTAGAGATAGAGTTTTTGTTCCTTTTCCTAGAGTCAGCATGGCATGGCCTAAACATGGACTGAACGAATATCATTATCACATCGGACAAACGCTTACGGAGTATTGGGGAAAAAATGATTAAACTTATTCTTCTTGATGTTGATGGTGTAATGACAGATGGTAGAAAATACTACGACAAAGATGGCGCCGTCATACTTAAAACATTTTGTGATAAAGACTGGACTGCAATCAAGCGATTCCGAGCGTTAGGAATTGAAGTTGCTTTTCTTTCTGGTGACGGCTTCAATGCAAATATTGCAAAAAATAGAAACATACCATTCTATCTAAATCGAAGTAATGGAAAACATTCTGATAAATTAGGATTTCTTCCTAAAATATGTGATGATTTTAATGTAGAAGCTGAAAATATTCTTTATGTTGGTGATGATATCTTTGATGTAAGAATTGCAAAAGCAGTAGGACATGCATATTGTCCATGTGATGCAGTATTTGATATGATATATGAATGTAAAATATTATCTCGAAATGGCGGTGATAATGTTATTGAAGCTTTATTTGAAGAGTTAACTGTAAATGAGTTAATTCCAAGTTATGATTTTGATGGACATTTAGATGCAGTATATGAATTGGACGAGAAAGAGAAATTCTAATGCATGACATAGCACTATATGGACATTTAGTATTTGATACAATTAATGATTATTCAAAAACTGAAAACGAAATTGGTGGCATAGTAAATGTTTGGAAAGCATTAACTAGTTTCAACACGACATTAAAACTTTATGTTTGTCCAACAAATATTGGCACATCAACTATTACAATCGATAAAGAAAATAGTCAACGCACTAGCGAATCACAATTAAATTCTATTGTAGTTAATGTAAAATGCGAACCAAGTATTATCAGTCATATTGCATATATCAATTATATTGACGATTTAAGCTTTTTAGAAAATATAAAGTCGAATTTAATTTTTGCTGATGTATGTTCTGGTAAAGAGATAGACAAAGAAGCATACAAATACTTAGATTATATTTTTGTATCAGAAGAAGATATAGGCATATTAAAAGATATTGAAGAGTTTGATGGCATAGTTATTACACATTCACCAATGAAGAGTTATGACAATAAAGGTAAGTTTTTTGTTCTTGATGAAGATAGATATATAAAAGGTGTAAACGTATTGGGTGCTGGAGATTACTATGCAGCACGTTTCATGCATGAAAAGTTGCATCATAAATCGGATTATCAGTCTATGGTAGCTTCTCACATATCAACCACAAACTATTTGAAAAGTAAATTATGAAAACAAATGTATTGGTACCTATGGCAGGTTTGGGTAGTCGCTTTCAAAAAGAAGGCTTTACTGTACCTAAACAATTAATTAATATTAAAGATAGACAATTAATTGATATCTCATTAGACTGTTTAAATACTACAGACTGCAATTTAATTTTTATTATTCGTGATGACCATGTTTATAATTTTAGAATGGATGAAATTCTAAGAATGAAATTTGGTGATGATATTAAAGTTGTTGTTCTAGATCACTTAACTAGAGGCTCGGTTGAAAGTTGCTTATATGCAGCCGAGTATATTGATAATGATGCGCCTCTTGTTATTCATACATTAGATATCGAATTTAGTCCAGTATTTGATCCAAAAACTGTTGGTGAAATCATTGATGCTGATGGCGTATTATTAACATTCAAATCAAATAGTGCAAATTATAGTTATGCTAAATTAGATAAAGATGGTTATTACGTAACTGAAACTGCTGAAAAGAAAGCAATTAGTTCTGATGCGTGCGTAGGTATTTATGGATTCAAACGCGGATCAGATTTTTGTAATTATGCAAGAAAAATGATTGAAAACGATATTCGTACAAACAATGAATTTTATATTGCACCACTATACAATCTTTTAATTAATAATGGACTTAAGATTATTACAGTACCAGTAGAAAAAATGCATGTATTTGGTACGCCTGATGAATTTAGATTTTATAAAAAGAATGTCATGAAGCGTTTTGGTGATAAGCCTGTTGCTTTATGTAGCGACCATTCTGGGTTTGAAGCTAAAGAATTATTTAAATCTATTTTGAGTGATATGGATGTACCGTATATTGATTATGGAACTGTTGTTAATCGTGACTGCAATTACAAAGACTTTATTAGTCAAGCAGTTAAAGGAATAGAAGATGGTGATTGTGACTTTGCATTTAGTTTCTGTAGAACTGGTCAGGGTGTAAATATATGTGCAAACAAATATAAAGGAATTCGTTCTGCATTGATCTATGATAATAATGCTATGGAAATGGCAATACGCCATAACTGCGCAAACTTCTTTGCTATACCTGCAATAAATGCTACAGTAGAAAACTTACAAGAGTATATTGAAATTGGATTTCAGCATTCATTTGATGGAGGCAGACACCAAATTAGAATACAGGAACTTGAATGAAAGTATCAAACATAAATGATTATGTAAAAGGATGGTTTGTAGGAGACTTTAATCCATCTATTTTTAATAATTCATTTTTTGAGGTCGGTCACCACAAACACAGAAAAGGTGAAGACACATTTCCACACTATCATAAAGTCACAACAGAACTTAACTACATTGTCCGAGGAGAACTTATTGTATCCAGCAAACATCTCAAAGAAGGTGATATGTGGACATACGAAAAGAATGAAGTTTCTGATGTAGAATTTTTAACTGATGTTGAATTGATAGTAATTCGTTGGCCCAGCATACCGAGTGATAAATATGAAATTAATTGCACATAGAGGACTACTTAATGGTCCAGATGTTAACCTTGAGAATCGTCCCGAACAAATTGAATTGGCACTGTCTCTAGGATTTGATTGTGAAATTGATCTTTGGTTAGTTAATTCTGAATTTTATTTAGGACACGATAGACCAGACTATGCAGTTGATAAATCATTCTTAAATAATTTTGGACTGTGGATACATGCCAAAAATTTATCGGCATTACGTTGGCTAACTGATACCACCGGGCTGTGCTATTTCTGGCATGAAAAAGACCAATTCACTTTAACAAGCAATAAATTTATCTGGACTTATCCAGGCAAAGAACTAACTCAACGTAGCATAGCAGTTCTACCAGAATTGCTTGATCCTGAATTTAAAAATCTACCAACCAACTGTTTTGGTATATGTTCAGATTACGTAGAAAAAATGCAGTCTAAATAAATGTCCACCCTGCGGTGGATATTTCAAAACCACAACGAAAGGAAATGATATGAAAGCTATCATGGCTTTACTATCTTCATTATTTTTGTGTGTACTAATGGCATCATCAAGCTATGCCAACACAAATGCAATTAAATTATCAGCAGACTCAAGCAAGTCTGACGTATATTGGATGGCAATGAACATCTATTACGAAGCAGGCAATCAACCACTAATCGGAAAGATTGCAGTTGGTGTAGTCACACTGAACAGGCTTCACGACAAACGTTTTCCAAAAAACATCCGTGACGTAGTTACTCAACCATCACAGTTTTCTTGGTACTCAGCTAAGAGTGCAGCGCCACCTGCCAATAACAAAATGTGGAAAGAATCGTATCGTGTCGCTAGTTTGCTATTGACAAAAGCTGCTGGAAATGATATAATAGATATTCTCGAAGGTGCAACACATTTTCATGCTAACAACATAAAACCTATCTGGGTTAGTACTGTCACTAAGATTGCGACTATTGAAGGTCACACATTCTATCGAATGAAATAAAAAGGAATTAATTATGGATTTAAAGATTTTGACACAGAAGGAATTTGAAGCTGAAATAAAACAGATTCAAAAAGACAAGCATCCGATACCTCTTATCGATGCTATTCTAGAGTTTTGTGACAAAAAGAATATTGAGATTGAAACAGCAGCATCATTGATTACGCCTAGAATGAAAACTGCACTTGAAGGCGAAGCTATGAAAGCTCGCATGATTACACCTAAGGCGCGATTACCTATAGAACTTGAGGACTAACATATGCAATGGAAAATTACACCGTCAACTAAAAAATCTATTCTCGACAAGACTTATTGGTACAAAGGGGACATGCGAGTTTGCCAAGAAACTGGTTGGCGAACGGGCGAGTTTTTTGTAGAGCCTATGCCCGGCGTTACAATTGAACAATATCTATCATGTAAAGACGATGAAATTATTCTCCATGAAGAATTTGATGTAGTTGACTTTTCTACAGAAGATGGCTGCTGGCAAGAATACACATACTCAGATGATATGTCCGATGAAGACATTGAAGTCATTGAGCAGTTCTTAGAAGACGGTGGTGATTTATCTGATGATGGTTGGGAATGTGTTGACTCAGAAGTAATCATTCAAGGCGACATTGAGATTGAAGAGGTCAACGACTGATGAAAATGGATGCAATAGACGCATACAAATATTATTTAGGAATAAAGAACCACTTCACTAGAGATAGCTACGATTGGTTCAAGTACAATAAAAAGGTCAATGTCACCTACGACTCTTTCATGAAGAGAAAAGACAAGTTATTTTTTGCTAGGCTTGGTAATAGAAAAGACGAATACTTAGAAGAATTTCTAGTAGCAAACTTTCTAATTGATGCTAAGATATGGGTAGGAGAACTCCTATCAGAAGAATGCGAAGAGCGATATAAAGATTGGAAGAAGCGTCAAGAATCTTTGACGTATTTGTTCAAGAACGAAATAGACTTTCTATCAGGACTTACTCCTGAAGAACTAAATGAATTTTTTGAAACGAGAAGTGGAGATCATCCACGGATCATCAAGAAGTACTTGCGGCATGAAATCAGTTTAGAGACACTATCTATTCTGAATTCTATCTTGCATTTTAACAAGCGTTATGATACAATGGTTCACGATCCTATATACAGAGAGGTAAGCAAGCTATGCAAAAAATACCAGCCCTTTTTAAGGTACGATACGGTCAAGATGAAAAGCGCATTGCGCGAAGTAGTAATGAGTTAGTTTCAACAGCAAAGGCACCTCAGCATCAAAGCAAGAAAAGGGTGTGTGTGCTATTGACTAATATGAAGAATTCTGATATACTATATACTAGTACATCATGAAGCAAGTGGATAAGAAAATATATTTAACATACAACATACAAGGAAATACATATGGCAACATCATTCGCAGATTTGAAAAAATCACGCAACAAAGACATGGAGACATTGACAGCACAAGTCTCTAAACTCAGCAGCAAAGACGGAGAAAAGAAATCGTATATCGATGATCGTTTTTGGAAACCTCTAGTAGATAAAGCAGGTAACGGATTCGCAGTAATTCGCTTTCTTCCTGCACCCGAAGGTGAAGACATGCCTTGGGTTCAAACATTCTCCCACTCATTCCAAGGTCCTACTACAGGTCTATGGTACATCGAAAATTCTTTGACTACCCTCAACAAGAAGGATCCAGTTTCAGAGTTCAACACACTTCTGTGGAATACAGGCAGTGATGCAGACAAAGAAGTTGCACGTAAGCAAAAGCGTAAGCTTTCGTATATTGCAAACATCTATGTTGTAAGCGATCCAGCTAATTCGGACAATGACGGTAAAGTGTTCTTGTTCAAATTTGGTAAGAAGATTTTCGACAAGTTGAATGACTTGATGAATCCTGAGTTCCCAGATGAAGAGCCACGCAACCCATTCGACCTATGGACAGGCGCTAACTTCAAGTTGAAGATTCGTAAAGTTGAAGGCTATCAGAACTACGACAAGTCGGAGTTTGATAAAGATGGTCCAGTTTCTGGAGATGAAGATCACATGGAACGTATTTGGAATTCTGAATACAAGCTTACTGAATTCTTATCTGAATCCAACTTCAAGTCTTATGACGAATTGAAGACTAAGTTGAACAAAGTTCTTGGCTTAGATGGTTATGTTGCACCAGCAACAGCAAGCCGTGAATCGGCACCAACACAACAAGAAGCATTCAAGCCTAAGGCTAAAACTGTTTCTCAAGTTGTTCAAGAAGATGATGATGACGGACTTAGCTACTTTGAGAAGTTAGCTGAAGACTAAAATCTAGTCTTACTCAATAAAAATGGAACCTTAGGGTTCCATTTTTTTATCTATACAAATAATTATATCCAAAAGTAGAAGAGACTGAGCGTTCAGTGCTTCCTATGATAGGATGTGAATACGTATCTCTTACGTTATCACTACCCGAACCGCCATTAATATTGGTAGATGTTACTGAAGAATTGTCTACGTATGTCGTAGGAGAAAATAGTGTTCCTCCGCCACTAATCGCACTAGTAGAATTTCCACCCGAGACTGTTCCTCCAGAAACAGGAATTACAGTGATATTATTTGTTCCAGTGCCGCCCATAGCCTTTACTACATTTCGAGATGCTGTATATCCTGTAAGAGATGCAGTGCCGAAATTAGTTGATCCTGCAAGTGATGCCGATGAAACTGCTGCACCAGAAACTGGTGCTTTTAGGTCGGCAAGAGAACTTGATAGTGATGCATTCTTTGTAGCAGCATCGCCTGGTTTGTCCTGATATTTTTGTGCAGATATCGACTTAGATACACTCTCTTCATACGCAACTGCTTCTTTCGTCAATTTTACATATCTTAAACGATTAGCTTCTGTAGGATTAGCTAGATATGTTGCATATGCCTCGTCTTTAATTTTTCTATATGCATCTTTTTTCTCTTGCAATTTTGTATCTTTAGTAACGTCTGTCAACTCTGCGCCTAATCCTGTATCTTTTGCTATTCTATCCAATTCTTCTTTTGCTAATTTTAAGTTTAAAGCAACTTTTTCTTTGTCTGTATAAAACTTGTTAAAGTAGTCGGTCATGTACTTCTGATAAGCTTCTTTACCACCAAAATCTGTTATAAGTTTATCTGCTTGCTCTGCCCGAAGAATTGCATCTGTATTATTAGCAAGCTGAACGTTCAATTCATCGCCTTCACCATATGCTACAGTCTTATATACAGCAGCCTGAGCAGCAGTTCCAGGATTGTAAATATATGGGTTCGTGCCGCCGCCCTTGCCGAAGCCGGAGTATCGAATATTAAGTCCTGGTCGAAGTTGACGGCTTGCTCCCTTGCCGAAGCCCGTGGTGATATAGTCATCATCGGTGATTGCTCTGCTCGACGGCGCCACAGCGCCCACGGCAGCAGAAACTAATTGCTGATATGTGCCATAAAAATCTGCATTAGTTACTTTACCAGAAGCGATTCCCTGTGCGCGTAATGCTTCTACATTAAAACCTGTAGGTAGCATACTGTTTGCATAATCTCCTGCAATCGCACCGACACCTAAACCAAAAGTATCGCCGTATCCCAACATCTTACTAGCAGTGCCTGCAATTGAATAAGATGTTGCTAGGCGATTCATTGCGCCTATAGAATCTTCTCCTTCTAGTTTAAATCTTTCAAATATTGGAAACACACTCGTCAACATTCCATTATTGAATGTCTTCAGCGTGTCTAACAACATCTGATTTTGTTCTTCTATAGACTTTTCAAAAAATTCTAGTTGTATAGATTGCGTAAAATCTTCAAACTTTTGAGATGTTGTTAATCCTAGTATTGTAGTCGCCTTTTTCATGTTAGCGAGATTGTCGTCTACATCTTTCATTAATGCTTCTGCTACTTTAGGATCAACACCAAAATTAGTTCTGGTATTTCTATCGCTAGAGTACATACCACCCTTTTCACGCATGTTCTTATAGCCCTGCAATGAAGTGCCAGAACCGCCTGCTTCTTTGGATGCTCCAAGAGTGCCTTCAATTCCTATATTTGTAAGGTATGGTGCACTTCGGCCGAACAAACGATTGACTGCTGCGCCAATAAGACCAGCGCCGATTGGACCTAAAGGCGTCAGGCCACCAATGAAAGTAGCAATATCCGCTACGCCTTTCATATCACCATCTAATGTGTATCCGCCGGAGAGCGCACCAGATATACTCATAGCGCCCATGCCAGCGCCAACGGCTCCTAAAACTGAACCCGCTTGTATAGCAGCATTGCTTCCTGCAAATGCGTCCATCACATTTCCATAAGCACTTAATCCGGGCGACGATAGTCCAAGTCCAATGTCACCGATAACTGTTCCGGAGGCGCCGCCTATCATATTGCCAAGCCCTATCACACCTCTCTGCAATAATGCTCCTGGAGCTAGTCTAGCAATCGTTTGTTCTAATCCAACACCACCAGAAGTTATTAGGTTTTTAATTATTGCATTAATACCAGTCTGAGCATAGACACCACTTAGACTATCTGTTTTCACCCCTAAAGCGTTTCCAATAAATTTACCGCCAAGATTTGATAAGAAGTCTCCACCAGCAGCAGCGCCACCTTTACCTCCTGTTATCATGTTGCCAATTCTACCTAAGAAAGAATCGCCGCCTCCACCACCACCCGGAGCACTACTCATAATTCCGCCAGCATCGCGGCTACCCCAGCCAGCAAGATCAGTGCCACTTGCGCCTGAACCAGTAAGAGCACCAAAAATTGTGCCTAAAATTCCACCACCACTACCACCTGCGCCGCTGCCACTACCGCTAACATTTGCATTAAAGTTTCTACCAGCTTCACCTACACCATAAACAAATTCTTGTGCAGCAGCAGTAGCGCCTGCAACCTGAATTTGTGCATTTTGAGTTGCTGCATTTTGATTAATAATACCAGCGTTTGTTGCAGAAACTTCTGCGGCTGATACTCCAGAAGTCGATCCCATGTTGAACAATGGGGAGAATGGCTTTGATGTAATACCCGCAAGACTCTTAGAAAAGTTATTAATGCCTTGTTCATATCCAAATGCACTTCTAAGGTCGGTAGAGATGCCCGTCATGCCATATAATAAGTCTGACCAACCCATGCCTTCATTGCCAGAAGCAAAGTTGTTCAGCGAACGATTCATTTGATCACTACTCATTCCCAATACAGGAGCTAATACGCTACCAACTAATTGATTACCGTAACTTCCTGCAAGTTGCGTGAATATTGAACCAATTCCTCTACCAGCTTCTTTACCGAATATTTGAGTAGCTAAATTATTCATAGGTTCAGCTAAGAATTTATTTGCTATATTTCCACCAGCATTAGTAGTAGCAGCAGTGCCTGTAACTCCCATAGGAATTGCAGCAGTCAACATATTTCTGTAATTATTTTCTAGGGTTTGTCTAAATTGTTTTTCTAGACCATCACGCTCATTTCTATACTTCTTATTTTCAGCATCTACCTTTTCACGATAGACTTGCTGAGCCTTCATCTCATCCAGTTGAGCTTGAGATAGAACAGGAGTTTGAATATTAGCTTTAGTAACTTCATCCTGTATTGCTTTTTGTACAGGATCCATAGCTCCCTGCGCAACAATTACAGGATCATCTTTTCTGCCAGTTGGCGCATCACTTGGAGAGTTTACATTACTATTACTTTCTTCATTGCCATAATTAAAATAATTGCCGCCTGATGCTTTAGACAATTGTGCAACAATTACAGGATCATCTTTTCTGCCAGTTGGCGCATCACTTGGAGAGTTTACATTACTATTACGTCTTTCATTGCCATAATTAGAATAATTACCGCCGGCACTGCTTGATGATGCTTTAGAAAGTTGTGCCAATACACTAGCAGAATTTTTTGCCATTGCAGCACGATTTTCACCAGTCTGATAAGGACTTGCTGGACGTTCTATTTCTGTAGTGAAATACTTAGTAGCATCTGATAGTGTTGTCGATCTTCTAAATCCTTCACCAAAACCAAATTCACCTTTAGCTTCTCTAATGATCAATGCAATGTTATTATCTGGATTCTTTAAATATTCTGAACTATATCCTTTTCCAAGTCCACCAGCAGTGTTTATCTGAAATAAACCAAAAGATGCTTCCTTAGAAGATACGTTACCCGCGTTTGGATTTAATCTAGATTCTGCATACGCATTAACTACAGCCGCTTGTGCTTGAATATCACTAAATCCTGCACCAATAAATCCTTTATAGATTTTTTCTGCCATCGCAGTCTGTTGCGGAGTAAGATTTGATAATTGACCCGAATAGTCTGGAGAAACTGGAGAAACTACATAAGGAGTAAGTGATGAAGATGCACCAGATGATGATGCTCCAGCAGTATCTACTTTAGGTTTGTTAGCGATAGCTTTATTAGCTAATCTTGTACTTTCATCATAATTATCATTTACTGTAGCTCTTTCTGCATCAAGTTTACCTTGTGCAGGATTTGCCATAGGAGTGTATGTATCTTTTTGGAATGTTTTTGGTATAAATTCAGTCTTCTGATAGTTTTGACTAAACTTTTGTGCAACATATTCTTTATATACTTTTTTTGGAGCTTCTGCTTCAGCTTTAGTTTCAGATATAAACTTTTTTATGCTATCAGTCTTTGCAATATCAGGAATAAATTTATCTGCTAACTCAGCAACTTTCTTTCTTGTAGAAAGTAACGCGCTATCTATAATATTTCCAATATCAAAGAATAGTTTACCCACAAAATTTTGTACAACAGTTATAGTACTACTAACGCTATCGTATATTTTACCTAGAGTTTCGCTGCCTTTTATATAATTACTAATGCCATTAACAAGTTTACCAAAAGCATTACTCATATCAACTCCGAGTTGACCGAAATAATTTGATATGTCTACACCCACTTCACCTAAAAAATTTCTAACCCGAATGTCCATTGCCTCATCCAGCATTGAAGCATGTTTGATATCTTCTTTAGCTGCGGCAAAATCTCCACTCATTACATTTCCTATTGCGCTCCAGTAATCTCCTAAATATGCACCGAGATCGCGGAAATATCGAGTAACTGCCGTAGTAGCTCTTTGCTGATATGTGCCCTTTCCTTCATCTTTGGTTTGTTTTACATAATCAGTATTAAATACCCAATCAGAAATTTGTTGTCCAACATCTATTAGTCCACCAGTAAACGAAGCAACACCTCCACCTATAAATGCGGCTGCCCTATCTTTAATTGTAACTTCTCTTACATTTAAATCTTTCTTTATTTGCTTAGTATCGAATGCTGAGAATAAACCTTCTACAGCAAATATTATAAGGTCTAAGAACGGTATTAATTTTCCAAAAGATTTAAGTGCCTTTGTTAATTGTGGAAATTGAACTGCAAGTCTTTCAAAAATTCCAGCGCCTTCTCCACCCATACCAAAAATATTTTTTATCCAACCAATTATATCATCGAACGATTTGGTAATATAAACTTTAGCAGACTCTAGCATTGGAGTTACATCTTTAAATATACCCGAAAATATACCAAAAAATGATGTCACCAATTTACCAATTGCGCTTTCTTTAACAAATAAAGTGGCGCTATCAACAAGTTCACCAAATGTTTTAAATAAATTTTTGAATGAATTTATCTTCTCATCAAAAAGGCCAGCTACTTCATCAAACTTAAAGAAGTCTTTTAGTTTAGAAATTTTCTCGTCAAAGAAATCACCTATTGCTTCAAACTTAAAGAAGTCTTTTAGTTTAGAAATTTTCTCGTCAAAGAAATCACCTATTGCTTCAAACTTAAAGAAGTCTTTTAGTTTAGAAATTTTCTCGTCAAAGAAAGCACCTATTGCTTCAAACTTAAAGAAGTCTTTTAGTTTAGAAATTTTCTCGTCAAAGAAAGCACCTATTTCATCTACTCTCAGGACCTTTTTAAAATCTTCTATAAATTTGCCAATAGTCTTAGATGTTTCTGGAAACAATTCACTAAATGCTGTAAATATCTTTCCAGGCAGTTCTTTGAAGAACAAAAAGATATCGTCTAGTTTAAGTGCTTCCCTTAATTTTGCAAACTTTTCAGCAAGAAAAGCACCTATTTCTTCTATTCTGAAGAATTTTTTAAAATCATCTACAAATTTTGCAATAGCTTTAGTTGTTTCAGGAAATATTGCACTAAAAGATTTAAACAATCTACCAGGCAATTCTGTAAAGAATTTAATTAGGTTCTTAAATCCTTCTATTACATTAACTGGCAGTTCTTTGAAGAATTTAATTAGGTTCTTAAGGCCTGCCATTAAATTGTCTGGCAGTTCTTTGAAGAATTTAATAAGATTTTTAATACCCGTCATTAATAGACCAGGTAATTCTGTGAAAAATTTAATAAGATATTTAAATGCAGCCAATAAGGATTCTTTAAGTCCTTTAAATATATCACCTAAAGTATCAAAAAATGTTTTTGTTTTCTTACCGTCGGCTAATGCGTCTGCTGCTTTTGCGGCGCCAGCACCGGCGGTAGCGGCAGGTAATACTGCATTTAAAAGTTTCTTTAAAGGAGAATCTTCAACTTTGTCTTTGTTTACATTATTTAAACTAAGCGCAAGCATTCTCTTAAGAGTATTATCAATACTATGCAGAGTTCCCAACATATCGCTAGTAACTTTTTTCTGCTCATTAGCATTTTCTTCTGCAAACTGTCTATCTTGTTGACGTTGAGCAAAATCTCTTTTTTGCATTGTCACTTGACTAGCCATGACACTTTGAATGCCCTTCATAGCAAGGCCAAAACCAGCAGGATTAGCAGACATAAAGGCGCCCTTTATGCCTGCTCCAAAGCCTGACATTGATTTTTGTATACTACCAGCGAGTTTAGATGTTAGATCAGCCATTTTTCTCTTTTTTTATTGTTATTATCTTCTAGAAGACCTAGCTTTTTGTTTGTTCTCATTATCTTTTTGTCTATCAGCTTCCTCTTTGATAAACTGCGCGAGTAATGTGATATATATTTCCCTCTCAAAAGGCATCATTTCTTCCAATTCTGTTAAACTGTATTTATGATGCTGTATCAATGCAAAGTTTGTCTTATAATGATTAATTAGACTATCATTTGACAAACTTAACCGAAAAAACTTGTCATTCCCTCAAGTTCGATGTGTTCTTTGCATCCACACTTAGAACATTTCCAATCAAAATCTTGTTTTAATTTTGGAATGGTTCCAAAGAATTCGGTTAGTTTTGCAAACTGGTCTTGATTTAAGTCATTAATGAATGTTAAAAGCTCGGCTCTAGAAGATTCTGAAGCTGGATAGACTGCTTCTGCATCAAAGATATAATCAATACTGTTACACACAATATCAACAATAGTATCTATTTGTGATTTATCTTTTGAATCATTTGCTTTTGCAGACATTGATACTGTAGGATACTTTAATACAATGCCAATCTTAGACTCTTCATCCAACATAATCTTTGGACTATGTTTTGGATCTTTAACTACGTCAACATCCATCAAGTTTAATTTCAATGGTGTAGCGTGTGAGCATTCTACGCCCTCAGAGTTAATTCCATTTGGATGGCGAAGTTGAATATCAATAATTTCTCCAATAGATTTTGCTCTAAGTTTCAAGAAGAAAAACTCTAAATCGAACATAGGCATATCATCTACTTCAATATCATCGATTGAACAGTTGTTGATAATCTGTTTAATTGCTCTAAACATTTCTGTCGGCTCTTCACTTTCAAGTGCCATAAGCAATAGTTTCTGTTCCTTTACTAAGAAAGGTCTGTATTTAACGGGTGCGCCGTTTGATGGTAAATTCAATTCAAAAATTGGTGATTTAATTTTAGGTAAAGCCATAGTGTATTATCTCCGTTTGTTATAAAAAAATTATACAGTATCAAAGATTGAATTGCTTGACAAATCAGGAAAACTTACTACATGATATCTATATGTCATTGTAACAGTAAATCTTTGGTACGTATTTTGTTCTTCCCATGATAAATTCATAGGACTCAATGCAATAGGATATGCATTCTGTAGGGTATATTTAGCCAATATTCTATTCGCATCATTCAGTTGAAATATTCTCATTGATCCTTGAGCATAATCATCGTAATATCGAATAAGACCTGCGCTACTAGAAGCTTTGCCAGTCAAGTCCGTCGCATAAACAATATTATCCATCCAAACTTCAAATATTCTTCTTTCATACATATCTTCTGAAGCGATAATAGTAAATGAGTGGTCTGCATATGTATTTTCGTATCCGAATTTTAAATTTGGACCAAATGATGTAGTGTCGTCGGTTGTTGCGATTGTTCTTCCAGGCATTTCTGTAGATTCACATCTACATATAAATTTTGGAAGTACATCAGATGATGGATTCAAAGGCATGTTCGAGAACCAATTTTGAAGTGTGCCGCCTCTTCTTGCTGATCCTTTAACTTGATCTCTTTTACCTATACCAAAAATTGCAGAAGGCAAATCCATCTCTACAAAGAACATGTTAGGTCTTACGGGTACTACTTGTTGTTTAAATGTTGATATACTAAACATTAGATTTTCTTTCTGCTGTCTGCCCAAACTTGTTGAGTAGTTGCTTTCTTAAACTTTTCTATTGGTAAAAATAGTGCTATATCCCATTCGACTGAAGTTATCTCTAAGAATGGTGATTTTACATGATTGTATAAGTACTTTTTAATAGTAGGCTTATACTCTTTATATTTAGACGCAGCTTTTAGTAGACTGTAACTAATTTTTATCTTAGTCTTTTCATCATACTTCTTGTCCGTGACTGTAGAATATATTGCATTCATTAGTTTTGCACGAAGCATTGGTGGTAAATAATGAAAGTTAATACCCAAGAAGCCATCTGGATGAAGTTCTACTGGAAATATTAGAGGAAATGTATCGTAATATGGCAATTCCATCTTCAATTTTGGATCATACTTGAATAAATACATCATTCCAGGTTCTAATTGAGCAACCTTTCTCTTTTGAGCGAAAGAGTTCATTACTTTGGACGTAGTTAATCCAGATAACTGACCAGCAGCATCTCGGTACCAATCTCTAGCTTCAGAAGTTCTAGCTGGCACTTGACCAGCTTGAATGCCTTGATATATAAGTTCTTTGAAAATTGTCATAGAATTGTTTGTTGTTGTCTTCTATTTATGTCAATTCTTTCTCTGTCATCAACTTAAATTCCCAATTTTTGTCTTGGCAATACTTTATTGCAGCAGTCCATTTAGCTTGATTGACGCCCCAAGTCATCACTTCATTCAAGAATCTACGAGTTGGTTTTGCTCCTGAGTTCAATCTTTTAGGCTCCATAGTCTGCGCAAGTGGTTTAACTTCAATTATTGATGCACGAAGTGTTCCATTAGCATCCTTATACTGAATCCAGAAGTCTGGAAAATATCTGTGCCAACGGTTATCTAGAGGTGATAAATAAGGTATAATTATCTCTTCTGAAGACCATTTGATGATAGAAGATGTAGTATCACAATACACCATAAATTTACGTTCCCATAAACTTCTGTAAGTAATTCCTGTGGGATCTCCATTGTATTTAGATGGATTTTTTGGTTTATATTTGCCCTTATACGCCATAATGTTTTATAAATAGTTAATTAAAAAGGATTTTAAATGGCCACGACACAATTTCTTATGACAATGGACACAGCAGGAGGCAGTACTTATCCTCAAGATGGAGCGACAACCTCAACCGCTGGCGCTGGTCAAAATATAGGAAGATATATTTCAGCAGGAATTCCAGATGGTACTAAATTAAAATTTCCGCAACAAACTGATTCATTTAACACACCATTTATTAAGTTTAATTTTTTAGATGCGTATGGTGATCTCATTTCAGGTTCTCCTATTATAAGTTTAAGAATGCCCAGTGTATTTAACATAAGTAGTTTTTCTGATTATTCTAGAGCAGATCAAATAATTGGCGACACCCGCGCAGAGAGTTTGTTTAATTTTGGTAAAACTGGTCTGGGAGAGCTTTCAGGCGCTGCAAGTGAAACAGTAGCTAATATGGCAGAAGCAATAAATTATTCAATTGCAAAGGGTATTGGTGGAGCTTTAGGTTTTATAGAATCTGCCGGACTTAGTGGTATCAATCAATTTGAGTTTGGTAGAAGACGAGCAGTAAATCCTATGGCACAATTATTGTACAAAGGACCGCAGTATAGAAAATATCAAATTCCTGTACCTATGAAACCAAGAAATCAACTTGAAGCACAAGAAATTCAAAAAATAATTAAAACGTTTAGAGTCGCTTCTTCTCCATCGTATGCATCATCTAATGATTTAACCGTCGGAGACAGAACAGTAGCAACCACAATTGGTTCTGAAACTTCATTTACATTTGGATATCCACACTTAGTTGCATTTACTATTGAATTTTTTAAAACTCCTGCCGACTCTGGCGACGGCGTAATACAACAACTATATAAAAGTAAAGCTTGCGTATTAGAATCTGTTGCTGTGGATTACGGCGGACAAAAACTTGCTTTTTTTGAGGATGGTATTCCTACAGAAATGAATTTAACACTTGCGTTGAGTGAAGTTACTGCAAGAACACTTGGTGATGAAATGACTAATAATCAAAATGCAAATTTTACAATCTTCTAATCAGTAATATTATATGTTTAATATATTTCCAAGAATAGAATATAAAATAAATTCATACGACACTGTAAAAAGTATCGATATAAATGTGGCTGCAAAGATTAAAGATCATTTTGCAAAATTTAAATTTGCATCTCTTCGACAATATTATATTGGCGATGGAGAATCTCCAGATATGGTGTCATATAGGTCTTATGGCACACCAAAATTTGGATACATAATTATGATGACTAATAATATTCACAGCATATATGATGATTGGCCTAAATCATCGTCAGCACTTAAAAAATATATTATAGAAAAATATGGAAGCCTCGGTGCAGCCGGAGCAGATTTATATTTTTATACTGGAGAAAAGTACATTATTAGTCAAGAATCTTATCTGGAATTAACTGACAATAAAAAATTTAAAGAAACTGCTATAGAATATGAAAATCGTATTAATACTGAAAAATCATTTATAAACATATTAGACTATAAATATGCAATTCAATTTGAATCCGGATTACAAGAAATCCTAACTAACTAAAATATATGGCAACAACTTATGGTGGTGGTGACACACCAGTAACAGGTCAAACTGAAGCATATATGCTTGATGCACTTACGATTACTGTTAAAGGCGGTTCAGTTGTTGATTTGGCGCGTGTTTTTGTAGAAATTGAAATTTTTGAAGATATATTTAAATCTTCTATAACTGGAAGTATTACTATAAATGACTCTGTTGGTGGCTTAGAAAAATTTATATACACTGGCGGAGAAAGAATTACTATTAAAGCTTCTATGCCACCAGAACGCAATAAAGACAGTGTTGTAATTATTAATAGATCAAATCTTATTGTTCACGAATTCTCTAAAACTTCTGCCGATGCCGGGAATTTAAAATATAAATTGTACTTTACGTCGGAGTCTACTTTAAACTCACTTAAAAAAAGAATATTTAAAAGTTATAAGACTGAAAGAAATATCTCTAAAATTGTAAAGTCTTTATACTCAGAAATAGAATCTGCAAATGGAACAAGTGCAACGACTACATCGGTAATTAAAATAAATGCATCGGATACGTGGATTTCAAAACCATTTATATGTCCAGGATATACACCAATAGATGCAATAAATCATTTAGCAAAAAGAACAAGTGCAGATGGAAAATATTATGTATTTTATGAAAGATTAAATAATAATAGACAAGATGGAAAAGGATGGCATCACTATTTCACAAGTATTGATGATATAATTATAGAATCAAATGCTTCCGATAAAACAGTTGCGACAATAAAATATAGCCCAGCAGGCAGTTATTTTACTACTCAAGCAGAAGATAATATTAGAGCAAAAACTATACAGTATCAAAATAATTATAATCATTTAAGTTCAATGATTGGTGGATTTTATAATTCTAGAGTTAGATCATTAGATGTTTTATCTAGAAGATATTCGGATATAAAGATAAGCTATAAAGATAACCGGGATTCGGTTGGTGGAACATTTTATACTAATAAATTTCTAGATGTAAATAATTATTTTGCGGCATATGGCGATAAAGATTTTCCAGGAGAAAGATTAATTGTGTCTCCAATGAATGATGCATTTACAGATAAAAAATCTTGGATTAAAAATGATACATATGGAGCATATTTGAATAGTAGCATCCGTATTACAGTAGATATTGCTGGTGGTACTAATAGAGTTGGTATAGGTGATGTTATAGAATTAAGACTTCCAAGTGTTGCCCACACAGCAGTTAATAAAGAGAATTCTATAGTTCCAGACGATGAAGTTTATCAGGGAAAATACATCGTAACTGCATGTAGACATAATTTAAGTAAATTGGCGTATGTAAAAAAAGTAGAATTATCTAGAGGCAACATGAGATTGAGTCTAGATCAATTAATAGCCAAAGGTGCAGCGTAATAAAAAGGAAACAAGATGCAATTACAATTTTTAGAGTATATTCAAAAAAGAGATTTTGAAGCATACTCACTACTATCAGAAAAGCTTATCACATTTAACAATGGTGCAAAATATGGTCAGATTGTTTTTCTTGCTGGTGGTGCCGGCTCTGGAAAAGGCTTTGCTATTGATAACTATATATCTGGTAATGACTTTAAAATTCGTGACGTTGATGAATTAAAAATTGCATTTCAAAAACTAGATGGCATGGGCAAGTTCACTACAGACGATCTATTGAAGAAATATGGCGACAAGATTAAGGAATCGGACGCTGCATTCATTGAAAAGCACATCACTTCAAAAGGACTCAGCCTTAGTCAATTTAACTTAAAAGTTCCAGAGCATGTATACGCATTGCACGTATTGATAAGAGCTACTGGCGTAAAAGAAAAAACCTTGGATTTATTACTAGATGGTGCTAAAGAAAATATTTTACCTAATGTGTTGTTTGATTCTACTTTTGCAGATATGTCGGATCTTGAGTCATATCTTCCTAGGTTAATTGAAATAGGATATGATCCTAAGAACATTCATATTGCATGGGTGTTAACAAACTATGAGATTGCAATGAAGAACAATGCAAAACGTTCTAGAGTTGTGCCCGATGATATTCTTTTAAGAACACACAAAGGTGCTGCACAGACGATTCTAAGTTTAGTTAAGAAAAGCTTGCCTATCACAATAGATGGAGGCATTTATGTCATTCTAAATAATCCAGAGAACACAATGTTTCTGATTGATCCAAAGACGGGCGAACACTACAAAAATATCAAAGGTAAAAAAGTTGTCAAAGACTTTCTCTATATCACAATGAAGAAGCCTGGAAAAGCAATCACGACAGATGCTGACGTTAAGAAGCAGCTATACACATGGATCAAAGACAATGTGCCGCCAGATTCGATAGACACAAAAGAGTTAGATGATCTATGATGAAGTTCAAAGATTTTAAACACAGAGGTTAAAACAATATGTTTTTAGGTAGAGATGGATTTATATGGTGGATTGGTGTCGTTGAAGACAATCAAGACCCATTGGTTCTGGGCAGAGCTAAAGTTAGAATTTATGGTTATCATGCGCCAGCCCTAAGTTTAGGCACAGCCACATCAAGTCCTAGTCCATACATTCCAGGAAGAGCCGCAGGGATATTTCTTGGAGGATCTAATATATATGGGTCATTCACATCTACTCCGGCTGTTGCCGAAGACGAAGAAGCTAATCAAAATATATCAATCGGCAAGGACGATGGAGAAATGCCAACGTCTGATCTTCCTTGGGCAGTAACACTAATGCCAGCAAATATGCCAGGAGCATATGGCATACCTAATCTTGGTGATTGGGTTCTTGGATTTTTCTTAGACGGTGAAGAAGCGCAAGAGCCATGTATTCTTGGATATCTTCCTGGTATACCGCCAGGAACAATTCCTACAGATATAACAGAAAGGTTCTCAGAGCAAATTTCTACAGTTCGTTCTTTCAATAGTGTAGCGAATGTTCTGCCAAATTCCTATGCCGTAACAGGTAACGCTCAGAAAAATAGATTCAGATTTGAACAGCCATCTGGTAATGTATTCGAAATGGTTAACGACACCAGCATTGCTAATCCTATATCATTAGCGCATAGTAGTCTTGCAAATTTACAACTAAAATATAAATCAGCAATTTTAGGATTGAATGCTTCCGAGGGCGAAAATCAAAATATTGAGATTAAAGATACGTCCATATTCTTAAGACACTATAATGGCATATACGGTAGAAGTTCTGTAATGCCTGCAAGTACAGAGAATTCAGTTCGATCACAATCAATATTGCCAGCTAAACAATTTAGTATAGGCAATGCTCTTCCGGGCACAGCAGCGATTGGTAGAGATGTTGTATATACCGTACCCGCACAAGTGAACGTTCCGGGATATACATATTATCATCCGTCACGCGCAGATATAAATCCGACTTGGGAGGAACAAGATTTAGTACGTAATGTTGGATTACTAATGAATACAGTATTTCCTCCACAACCAGTAATAATATCTACAATCGCAGCACTTCCTCCTCCGCCTCGCGGTGGTGGTGGTGGAGGATGCTTCTTAGGTGAAACACTTGTCACTATGTCTGATTGGACAAAAAAGCGTATTGATCAGATTAAAGACGGTGATTATGTTTTCAATAAAGATAAAACAGAAGTGAATCAAGTTCTTTTCATCGAAAGAGTCCCAGATAAGTACATGTGGAAAGAACTGTATACGCCGACTGGAGACTATGAACCATTTGCGACACCGAATCATCCATTGTTTGTAGAAGGAGAATGGGTAGCATTAGATAATGAACTCTATCCGTGGTTAGGAAAGATCAATAGCGTTAAGAATCCAATTACATGCGAAACTCAAGGTGAATTAGTCTACAATCTATGGGTTACTGGAGATGGTACATATATAGTTAATGGCTTTGGTACTACATCTATTATGATGGATGGTGGAATTATGCGAGTTGCATATCAGTATAGATACTTATCGCAAGATATTATCATGGAAATAATGCGCGAATTCACGACACAAGGCAATATGATGACGTATGGATCATATATATTCAATAAATTATTTGGATACATCACATACAAACCAATCGTTAAGGTATTAGCGAATACGATTAAAAGTGAAAAGGAGTTTCTACCAAGAAAAGCTATGATATTTTTGATGAAAGTATTCGGTAAGACTGCAACATTTTACAATAAACTCAAAGGATAAATTATTATGACAAACCACACACAAATTACAGACACACAAGTTGAAGAATGGGCACAGGTTCTTACTCCTCAAGAAATTCTTGATCTATCAAATGGTATCAATATTACAGCAGCAATGATTATGTTTAAACTGTTTCCAAACAATCAGTTCATCAAAGAACTATTGAAGACTAAGATTGGTTGATTATAGTCAATTATAGAGAACCAACACTGTATTATAGCACTACACACATAAGCTTGTCAAGAGCAAACACAAAGAAACAAGGATAATTACCAAAATGACACATCATGAAACACTTGTAGATTTATTTAATTCCTACGTAAAGGAAAATGAAAAATTTTCTGAGAAGGGAAACAAAGCAGCAGGAACTAGAGCAAGAAAAGCACTAGCAGAATTTGCAAAGGTTTCTAAAGACAGAAGAAAAGAGATTCAAGACTCAAAAATTAGTGAAAAATTGGAAATTATCTAACATAAATAGAATATATGGCAACAGCACCCGCATTCTTTAAAGATTTATCATTAAATCTTACTCCAAATCCAGTGACTGGAGATACATCTCCAGCCGTAAACGAGAACGCAGTGAAGAAGGCGTTGATTAATTTAATTAGAACGCCGTTAGGAACTAGACCATTTAGTCCAGAATATGGAACAAGACTTTATGATTTTTTGTTTAAGCCTGCGGACAGTGAAACCGAGGCTGACATAAATGATGAATTAAATAATTGCATTACTAAATTTGAGCCTAGAGTTAAAGTCGTGTCTATCACTACTAACATGAATGATGATGGAATAGAAATTGAATTAAATTATTATGTAGTTAATGTGAGTGCGCAACAAACTCTAACAACAACAATAACAAGAACGGGCTAAACCAGATGGCTACACCAATAGATTTAAAATTAGATGGACTTAATTTCGAAGAAATTCGTGCAAATTTTAAGTTGTTTTTACAAAATCAGACAGAATTTTTAGACTATAACTTTGAAGGTTCTGGTATTGGTGTTTTGCTGGACGTATTATCCTATAACACATACTATACTGGATTCTATCAAAACATGGTAGCATCCGAAGGATTCTTAGCGACTGCGCAGAAAAGAAATTCTGTCGTAAATTTAGCTAAAGCTTTGAACTATACTCCTAGATCGGCATCATCTTCTAAAATTTCTGGAACATTAAAAGCTACTGTAGTCGGTTCACCTGCCAATATTACTATTCCAAAATATACTAAATTTCAAGCATCGATTAACGGAGCAACTTATATATTTTTAACTCAGGCGGCGGTTACACTTTTCAACAATTCTGGCATATATGTTAGCACTGCCGATGATAATGTACAATTAATTGAAGGTAGATCAATCTCGGAAAAATACACATATAATGTTAATGATCCGGATCAAAGATTTATAATATCTAATCCAACAGCAGATACGACAACATTAACTGTTAAAATTCAGAACTCATCTTCAGATAGTACTATTAAATTTTATAAATTAGCATCGGACGTTATTACACTCACAAGCGCCTCTGAAGTATATTACTTAGAAGAAGTAGAAGACGGTAAATTTAGAGTAACTTTTGGTGACAATATTATAAGTAAGAAATTGACACAAGGCAATATTGTATATCTAGATTATGTTGTATCTACTGGAACTTTAAGTAATGGAATTAAATCTTTTATATTAGCATCAAATGTTGATGGCATCACAGATTTAACATTTACTCCAAATTCAGGAACTTCAGCCGCTGGCGGTCAAGATAGAGAATCTATTGCATCTATTAAGTTTGCTGCACCTAAATCATTTGCTGCACAGAATAGGGCAGTTACTGCTGAAGATTATGAATCGCTAATGTTAACTGCACCAAATGTGGGATCAGTAGCAGTTTGGGGTGGACAAGATAATGATCCGCCTGCATACGGCAAAGTATTTATTGCAGTTCGTCCAGTATTGGGTGAAATATTAAGTGCTTCTGAGAAGTTAAATATTATTAATAGTATTATTAATCCAAAACGAGTTTTAGCTATTTCTACTGAGATTGTTGATCCTGATTACATTTACCTTAAATTAGTTTTAGATATTAAATATGATCCTAATCAGACTGTCGAAACGTCAACTAGTTTAAAGAGCAGATTGGTTGATGTGATTAAAACATACAATGATGAAAATTTAAATTCTTTCTCTAAGTATTATAGACAGTCTGCGCTATCAAGAATAATCGACAATGCTGATAGGTCTATTGTTAGTAGTTCAATATATGCAACTATGACAAGGGAACTTAATGTTCAATTGAATGTTGCATTTAAATATACTATCAGATTTTCTAATCCAATTGATAGTGCTACATTGAATAGACTAGCATCTAATCCATATGGTCTAGGAAACAAAGTAACATCTAATGAATTTAGTTACGGTGGATTTACTGGTTGTTTCCTTGAAGATAATGGTGGATTAATTAGAGTATATCGTAAAGTAGGAACAACAAACGTGGCTGTTGCTACTAATGTAGGCACAATCGATTACAATTCAGGAACTATTATTCTTAATGATTTTATTCCTACAGCGTTTGCTGATGGTGGTGTAGAATTGCGAGTTACTGCAACACCAGCATCGTCAGATATTCTTCCATTAAGAGGTCAAATTGTTACTATTCGTGATGAAGATATCACTCTTACTTTAATTGACGACAATTCTATTAGTTTAGTTAGAAGATATTAATGTCAACATACGACACGCTATTTAAGCCATCATTATCAATACAGAATCAAATTCCAAAGCTAGATGATACTAGCTTTCAGACTTTGCTGGCTGGTTATTATGAATGGCTGCAAACTTCTAAATTAGAATTTTACGATTCTGTTGGAACTTTTAAAAATGGCGAATTCATAATTGGAACAACAACAAAGGCTAGAGCATTAATTAAAGTTGTTGGAAGCAATTATGTTGTCATAAAAATGATAACAGAAACTCCTTTCAATTTGCGTGAGCAAATTACGGGTGAAACTTCTGGCGCTACTGCATATGTATTTTCGATTAAAGATAACGTAGTTCGTGCTACAGGCCAATATCTCAACAACAAAAATCCAGAAAAAGCTTCTGGTATTTATTTTGATTATTTAAGAGATGAATTGAATAAAGGTATTCCTAGCATATCTGTGGCCGACAGAAGAGATATTGTTAATAAGTTTAAAGATTTTTATCACTCAAAGAGCAATGAAGAAGCTTATAAATTTATTTTTGCTGCACTATATGATGACAAAGCAATTGAGCTTAGATATCCTGGAGCAGATGTGCTTAGAATATCTGATGGCAAATATGATAAACCAACTACACTTAGAGTAGTTACTGTTAGCAATATTAATGAGACTTTATCAAATAAGACTATTGCTGGAGTTACTAGTGGCGCTCTTGCTTTAGTTACTGGTGTAGTATCAACAAACATATCGGACTTACCATATTCAGAATTAACTCTAAATTTAACTACTGGCACATTTATTGCTGACGAAAGTATTAAAATAGCAGGCACTAATACATCAATCACTACAGTCTATGGTGTAATTGCTGGAGTTAATATCAATGATGCTGGAAGTGGATACTCAGTTGGTGATGTTCTTCCAGTTGTCGGTGCAGGATATGATGGTAAAATTACAGTGTCCGAAATTGGATCAGGACTTATCAATAAAGTAAAATTAAATTCTACTGGATATGGATACAGAGTCGGATCACAATCTATAATCGATAATTCAGGAACTGACGGTTCTGGACTTGTCGTAGCAGTTAAAGCTATAGCGAATTCATACATTCTCAATGGAAATACTGTAGGTGAAGTTACTGCAATTGAAATTTTAAATACAGGTTCTGAATATAGTGCTGTCCCGACAATCACACTAGAAGACACTACAATAAAATCTATCGGAGCATTATCCGAAAGATTGATCACACTTAAAGATAGAGGCTCAGATTATTCTGTAGGAAATACATTAATATTTACTGGCGGCTCTGGTGCAAATGCAGTGGGCATAATTGCTTCTATAGGAAACATTGACAATATTGTCACTGAAATTGAAGACTACTTCACAACAGAAGATGGTTTCTACATTATAAATGAAAGAAACATAACGGACGATACGGATTATGGTTTTGATAATATTCTTCTCGAAGGCAAAAGAGGCGCTGTCTATAATCTAATTCAAGAAGAAACTTTAAACGGTAAAGCTAGTGCAATCAAGCATGAAGATTGGTTAAATATTGGACCAATTTCTAGAATTGAATTGACAAATTCTGGCGATGGATATACAGCAAATGCTTTACCTACAATAACAGCTAACTCGACAACAGGTTATAGCTCAGAGTTTGTATGTACAGGAATACAGGGCGCTGGCGCAACCGCAATTGTAGATTTTGCAAATAACGTTTCTGGTCTAGGATCAATTCGTGCAGTAGATATTGTTCAAGGATTAAATTACAGTTCAAGTAATACTACAATTAATGCTACAGGATTTGGTGCAGGTAATGCTAATTTAACTCCTATAATTACTGGAACAACAGTATCTAAAGGATTGTATCTAAACAACGATGGTAAGATTAACAATAAGATAATTCAAGACTCTTATTTCTATCAAGACTTCTCTTACGTTATTAAAAGTAGTAATAACTTTGGATCATATAGTAAATTAATTAAAGACATTCTTCATCCAGCTGGAATGGAATTCTTTGGTGAAATTGTTCTATTGAGCCTTATTGAAAATGCTTTTAATGAAATACAGGTAAGTGCTGAGATTGTTAAACAAATTCCGTTGAATGCTGCGGTTCCAGAAGCCGCAGACTTCTATCAAGGAGAACTAAATGGTCAATTTAAAGATTTAAAAATCTTCGACTTGTGGTATGTAGAGGTTCAAGCATATACTGGAGAAACGCTTTTAGACCAATGGCACACATGGGACGGTCCTCACGTTACTAAATTGATTAAATCTCCAGGAACAGTCACCATCACAACTGTTATGTCAGGAAATACTATTATAAGCTCTAGTGTTGTCGGCATAGGAACAAATTTTACAAGTGATTATTTGGATGGAGAAGAGTTGATTGTTGGTGTTGAAAGTGCAGACGAAAGCGCAAACATATTGACCGTAGCAAATAGTACTTTTATGACATTAAATCTTGTTCGACCATTGTCAGGAACTTACTCAGGCGCAAACATATTTAAGCGCAGATTACAATAATATATTGTATAAATAGAATATAGAAATAAAGGAACATAATCATGCCAGGATTAGCAACTAGTAATTTTAGACTTCACAATTCAGAGCAATTTGTTGAAGCATTCTCAGAAGCAGCAAATACTTCAATGTATCTGTTTATTGGCGGCACTTCACCGTATCCAGCTGGCGCCGATGATACGGGAAATTATCCGACTCCTATTAATGATACTGCTAATATCGAGTATATACCATGGCGTGATGCTATCGCAGCTAAAAGAATTCAAGCTTCAGATATTACAAACGGCATAAGACGATTGGACTGGGCGACAGGAACTGTTTATGATATATATGACCACACTGACGCGACACTATCAGACCAAGACTTTTATGTTATCACTGAAGAGTATAACGTATATAAATGCCTTTCGAATAATTATGGCGCAGCTTCTACATCAAAACCTACTGGCACAGGAAGTTCTGAAATTACACTTGCAGATAACTATATCTGGAAATACATGTATACAGTTTCTACATCCGATGCGTTGAAGTTCGTAACACGCGATTATATTCCAGTTAAAACAGACGATACAATATCGGCAGCAGCAATAGATGGGGCAATTCATTTTATCAAAAAAACTTCAGGCGGTAGCGGATACTTTCAAGGTAACACTACAGTCACTATAGTTGGAGATGGAACTGGTGCTACAGCTAGTCCTGTTATTTCAGGCGGCGCCCTTACTCAAGTTACAATTTCAAATAAAGGCACTGGTTATACATATGCAGAAGCAGTGATTACTGGTGTAGGTACAGGTGCAGTAGCGATTCCTATTATTAGTCCAAAGAATGGTCATGGTGACGATGCAGTTAAAGAATTATATGGCACATATGTCCTGCTTAATGCTAGATTAGCAGGTTCAGAATCTAGTACAATTCCAACATCAAACGATTATAGAAAGCTGGGACTCATACGCGATCCATTTTTATATGGAACATCTTCAATTGCATATGGCTCTAATTACAGAGCAACATATAGATATACATTTCCTACAGCTCCAACTGCAAACTATTTAGCCGATGAACTAGTCACTGCAACAGTCGATGGAGTAACAACAACAGCAACTGTTATTGAATGGGACTCGGCTAGTAAATATCTATATACTACAAAGCCTATTCCAAAAGATATAACAACATCTTCTGCAATTGTAGGAGCAAACTCTACTGCGAGTGGCACAGCTAATAGTATTAACACTCCAGGACTTCAGCCATATACGGGCGATATTTTGTATATTGAAAATCGCGGTAAGATTACTAGAACTGCCGATCAGATTGAAGATATTAAGCTAATCATCGAATTTTAATAAGGTCATAGAACAATATGTCTACTCCAGGTAATATCAATTTAAACGTAAGTCCGTACTATGACGATTATAATGAGGATTCAGATTTCGTAAGAGTTCTATATCGTCCAGGGCGCGCAATTCAAGCAAGAGAATTGACACAAGCCCAAACATATCAACAGAAGCAATTTGAAAGATTTGCAAATTTTATTTTTGATGAAGGTGCTATTGTTGATGGATGTGAAATTTCTCCAAATTTAAAACTAGATTATGTTAAGCTTCAGTCAACATATTCTGGCAACACAGTAGTAGTAAACAATTTTGTTGGTCAACAAATTATTGGTGCTAATACTGGTGTTATTGCGCGAGTTAATTTAGCTACTGATCTTGAGGGCGATGATCCTAAGACGCTATTCATATCTTACACTAGCGGTGGTGGTGCATTATTATCGTGCAACACTAACGACCAAATGGTTGTTGGTAATGAAATTAAATTTTCATTTCCTATAGACACTACAAACACAGCCACAATTACTTCAGTATGGGACGATCCATACACAGGACAACCTTATTTTGTAATTACTGGCTCTGGAGATTTTCCAACTACAGTTCCAAATACAATAACAGGAACAAGCACCGACGTAAACGGAAGTCCATTTACTGTTTTATTGAATACTGGATTTGATAAGAGAACGTCTTCAAAATTTGAAGATTCTGAAATATTAATTTGCACTACCACTACTGGCACATTCTACGCAAATACTGCAACTTTAGATGCGACACAACATGTTGTTGATCCAGATAGTGAAACCGAAGTTACTTTTACAAAAGGTTCTGCATTAACTATTGGTGCAGGAATTGTTTATATTGCAGGTCATTTTGTAAATCGTGATTCGCAAACAATCGTATTAGACAAATACACTAATACACCATCTTACAAAGTTGGATTAGTTCCTAATGTCGAATTTGTAGATTCGATTGATGATTTTTCATTAGTCGATAATGCGCAAGGAAGTCCTAACTTTCAAGCACCGGGCGCAGATAGACTTAAAATTACAACAACACTCAAAAAGTATGATTTGAATGATGATGTAGTTTTGGATAGTTTTGTGTCTTATGTTGAAATTGACGAGGGCACAATAAGAAAGCGTAAAACTATTGAAATTGGTGGTCAAATTGAAGATGCTATTGCACAGCGTACATATGAAGAATCTGGTGACTACACATTAAACGATCCAATTATTGCTGCGCGTGAGCATTTAATTAATGGTGATAATCGTGGACGATATACTCTAGGACAAGGAGGCGATAATGAACTTCTAATTATTAACGTTGATCCAATAACAGCATATGTTTCGGGATATAGATATGAAACTGTTGGTAAAGCGGAAGTTAATATTCGCAAAGGAACAGATACTCAATATAATGAACAAGTAAAAACACAATTAGCTTTTGGCGGTGGCATAAATGTTAAAGAAGTTGTCGGCGCCTGGGATATCAATCAAGGCACTAAAGTAGATATATACAACACTTTTCAGACTGCAATTTCAAATACAACCTTTGCTTCTACTACAGTAGCTGGTACTAAAATTGGTACTGCTAGAATTAAGTCTTTAGAATTCGTAAGTGGTACTCCAGGAATATCTACTGCTGTATATAATTTCTATCTATATGATATAGCTATGTTAGCTTCAGCCGATTTTTCTACTGCGCGTTCATTTTATCTTCCTGGCTCTCCAGCAAAATTTGCAGACATTGTTCTGGACGATTTAGGGCGAGCGGTACTGTCGGACGCAACATTTGATAAACTGATTTTTAAATTGCCATACAGCGCAACAAAAACTCTACGTGATACTAACAACAACATTGAATCTGGATTTTATTTTAAATCTGAAAAATCATTTACTTTTACTTCTGGTAGTGCTACCTTAAATTCTACGGATGCTAGTGAAACTTTTGAGGGTACTGGTGCATTGACTGTCTCACAGAAAAATAATAATTACTATCTTGTGCCAACAACTACATCAAACACTGCTGCTTTGACTGGTACTGTAGCAATTGCTGCAAGTAGTAATGTAGTAGTAGGTACAGGAACAACATTCTCATCGCAGTTTAATGTTGGAGATGTTATTCGTGTAAATAGTCTAGATAGAATTGTGGGTGCTATTAGTAATGCGACACACATGACGTTGACTACAACTCATACTGGTGCGACTGCAAATACATATTCTAAATCTTTTCCTGCGGGCAAACCAATTAGTTTATCTGGATTTGGAACATACGGTTCAGGAGTAAGAAGCGCGACAGTCGGCACAGGAGGTGCATCCATTACGATTGATATTGCAGAGAATATTGCACCTGATGCTAAACTAATTGCTTCAATGGCTAGAAGTAATGCTAGAGAAAAGTCTAAGCTATTAAGCTACGGTAATGAAGTTTATATTCAAGCGAACACTCATCCTATCGGAATAACTGGACCATGGAGTTTAGGAAAAGGTGACGTAATTACAGTACGTGCAATTTATCAGGCAAATAATTTTGCTTCTGTTCCTACGACAGCAAACACTAACGTAACTGCATATTATACTCTTAACAATGGTCAGACTGATAATACATACGAACATGCAACACTCTCACCAATTAATGGAACTATTCCTACTGGTAGATTGCTAGTAGTATTTGATTCATATAATCATAACACTACTCAAGGTACTGGATACTTCTCAATCGATTCATATCCAATTAATGACTCGATAGATTCAAATACTACGATTACGACTTCAGAAGTTCCTGTATACATTAGTAAAAAAACTGGAGATACATATAATCTACGCGACTGTTTAGATTTTAGACCAATTAAGACTGCAAACACTACTGCAATAAATCCTATTGATCCAGAAACGTATCAAATACCTACAACTGGTTCTGTCGGTCTTCACATTCCTACACCAGATTCTGATTTTGATGCAGACTTGATTTATTATAAGGGTAGAAAATCTAGATTATATCTAGATCAAGATGGAGAATTCAAAATCAACGATGGTCCTGCTTTAGATCAAGATTCTACATCACCAGCAGCTATTCCAGGTACACTACAGTTAGCAGAATTGACTATTCCTCCATACCCATCTTTAATATCTGGAGTCGGCATAACTCCATTTAAAAATAGAAGATATACTATGCGGGACGTTGGCTCTATTGAACAAAGAGTATTCGATTTAGAAGCTTATAATTTAATGAATTCTGCTGAAAAGCAAGTTGTAAATACTGTCATTGTCGATTCTGTTACTGGTGTAGACAAATTAAAAAATGGACTTTTAGTAGACGTATTTACTGGACACAATACTGCTGACGTAAACTCTCCATTATACAAAGCGTCAATTGATAGACATAATAATTGTGTGACAGCATATTCAAATAATGAAATGCAGATCGCATTAGCATATAATACGGCTGGTTCTTCTGGTGTAACTAAAACATCTGGTAAGAAATTGATGTTAGCGTACACTCAGATTGTGTCTACAGCAAATCAGTATTTTGTTACATCAAATACTATAATATCTGATATTCCAAGTAATTTTGTTGGAGATTTATCTCTATTTCCATCTACAGATAACTGGCTCAATACTACAAGAGTTCCTGGAAAAGATTTAGCAAATGATCCTACAGGACAATTAGATAACTGGAAAATTAGAGCAGATGCATGGAACACAGAAATTAATCCAGCAGTAAGATATTTTATCGGTGATAATCCTACAGTTCGTAGTTTAGAATCTACAGGAGTAGTTTCTTCAAGCGTTTCTTCTTCTACTGTAAGCGCATTGAATAGTGCTATTCTTACACAACAACAAACTAACCCTGCTACAGGCAGAGTTTTAGATACTTCTGTTCAACACACTATGCGTAGCCGTGATATTATTGTATCTGCAAATGGATTAAAAAATTCTACTAGACTGTACTTCTATTTTGATGGTATGGATGTTACTGCTAATACTACTCCGATATCAATAAGTGGAACAATTTCTGACATTTATGAAACATTTGATGCTAATGGATTTCTTCCACAAACATCTGCATTATTCACTAGACAAATTGCAGGAGAAACTGGAATTACTTCAGCTAATGGTAAATTTACTGGCATTTTTAGAGTTCCGGCAGATAAATTTAATGTTGGTGCAAGAGAATTTAAAATTTCAGATAAATCTACTTACGGCGACACTTCAGAATCTTCTTATGCTAGATGTGTATTCTATGCACAAGGATCGTCTATAACAAGTACTAGCAGCATTTTAGACACAAGACCTACTAATAGATTATCAAATAAATCTTTAGTTTCTTCGTTAGAAAAAGACGTTGAAAGTGGCACAGCTACAAGAATTATTGATCCTCTGATTCAAACATTCACTGTAGACCCAAGCACATACACTAAAGGTATGATGGTAACTTCAGTTGATTTATTTTTTGCAGCAAAACCAACTACATCCTCTACTGATGGCGTGACTTTAGATATTAGAGAATATGATTACGTTAGCAAAGCACCATCTCGAAATATTATTGGAAATCAAATTGCTAGATTAGAGAATAGTTCAATTAATGTTAATACGAATCCTACGTCAAGCACTCCTAGTACGTTTACATTCTCTAATCCTATATATTTACAACCTGGTAAAACATATTGCATTGCTATTAAGCCTGATGGCAATAATCCTGCATATAAATTGTGGATTGCAGAAGCTAATCAAAGAGACTTATCATCTTCGACAATTACGAATAGATATGTTACATTAACTTCACAGACTGAATTGTGGACACCATCGTCAGGTGGAAAATGGACAAAATCAACTACTAAAGACTTAAAGTTTGCAGTAAAAATTGCTCGATTCTTTGATCCTAAATTAGTAACATCTAAAAGAGGTGTTGCAGTATTAAACAATATGCCAATTTCTAATACAATTAGTGGCATTACTTATACTGGAATATATCCAAATGTTGAAGATTTATCTTTGTCTGCTACTGAAATTGCATATGAAATAGCACAAGCTAATGCTTCATCTTCATCTGTTTCTACTTTCACTCAGATTAAAAATTTAGAACTTATTAAAAATAGCGTCCTATATCAGATATCTAACACTGCAACAGAATTTACTGGTGGATTTAAATCATTAAAAATTCGCGCATCACTTAGAACCGATGATGCATATGTTTCTCCATATATTGATTTGCAAAGAATTAATTGTGCGTTGACTAAAAATGAAATTAATGATTCACTATATGCTACTGTAACAGGTACTGCTGAATTGAGTTCATCTAGTAATGTTGTTATTGGATATGGAACAACATTTAGCACAGAGCTTGCTGGTGTGAAATATATTAAAACATCGACAAATGAATACCGTCAAATTATCAGTATCAGTAACAATTCATACTTAACTGTTGCAAACAATTTTAATACGACTTCTAATGGAGTATCAATATATTACAATACTGAAGATAATCCAGTAGGACCACACACAGCATTAAGTAGATATATCACAAGAGTTGTTACATTGAATGATGGATTTGATTCTTCAGACTTAATTGTGTACTTAGACGTTAATCGCCAGAAGACTACTGATATTAAGGTATACTATAAGATATTGAATAGCGCAGATCAGGATGCGTTTAATGATAAATTCTGGACAGAAATGAGTTTAGAAGGTCTTAAAACATTTGCAACATCTCCTAATGACTACTCGCTGCAAAAATATGTAGTACCACAGTTTGGTAAAAAGATAGTACTATTAACTGGAACTGCAAATACTAATACTACTACTGCTGCAATAGTTGGAACAGGCACATTGTTCACTGAGCAACTGAAAGCTAATGACACTATTGCACTTGGATTAAGTAAGACTCAAGGTATTGTTTCAAGTATTTCAAATAATACCTATATGACATTGCAATCTGTTCCTGCTGCTAACACTACAGGACAAGACATATATAGATCAATGGAAAATACTATTACATATACTACACCTAATGGTATAACATACAGTGGATTTAAATCTTTTGCAGTAAAAATAGTATTTTTGTCTAGCAATATTTGCAATATTCCTAAAGTTAAAACTGTTAGGGCAGTCGCTTTAGTATAAAAGCATCATAAATATATGAACACAATTCAACTCACAGAAAAAGTAGCAGGCTTTAGTGAACGTGATTTACATTCTAAAGCACTACTAAATACTGATACAGATGCACTTATGAGATATAAGCTACAGAGACAAAGAGCACTTCGTGATACACAGAGTAGTGAGGACATAGTTTCTATGAAACAAGAACTATCGTGTCTAAAAAATGATTTAAATTGTATAAAAGAAATGCTTTTAAAAATAACAAAAGAAGGTAAGTAAATGCCAATCCTAACCGTTGATCAATCAAACACCTTTAACCAGTTTAGAGTAACTACTAACCAGGTTATTGCTAATGTCAATTCACAGTATGATGGAACTGCGAATCTCATTTTAAATAGCGCAAATAGCACGACTATAAATGTCGCTTCATTGACGGTTTATGGTGACGCAGCCATTCAAGGCGGCGACATTACTACAAACAATTTAACATTTACTGTAGCGAATGCAACCGCAACAACACTACAACTAGGTGGTGCTGCTAACGTATTGATCGGTTCTACTACAGGCAATACTAATATCCGTTCTGCAAATACAGTACTCTCTGGTGATCTAGTTGTTCAAGGTGGAGATATTAACACCAATCAAACAACATTTAATGTAGCAAACACTACAGCGACAACTTTAGAACTTGGTGGTGCTGCTAACGTCAACATCGGCTCTACAGCAGGCAATACTAATATCCGTTCTGCAAATACTGTATTAGTCGGAGATTTGATTGTTCAAGGTGGCGACATTAACACCAATCAAGCATCATTCACTGTAGCAAATACTACAGCGACAACCGTGAACGTCGGCGGTGCTGCAACTTCTGTATTGATTGGTGCAACAACAGGTAACACCATAATTCGTTCAGCAAATACAGTATTAGTTGGTGACTTGATTGTTCAAGGTGGCGACATTAACACTGATCAAGCTTCATTTACTGTAGCAAATACTACAGCAACAACACTGAGCGTTGGTGGCGCAGCAACTTCATTACTATTAGGCGCGACAACTGGTACTGCAACAATTAGAAATGCGACTACAGTTATCACTGGAGACTTGACAGTATCTGGTGGAGATATTGTAGGTACAGCATCATTAAATCTTGCTAATGTAACAACAACAAATTTAGAATTAGGTGGTGCTGCTAATGTAAACATCGGTTCAGCCACTGGCAATACAACAATTCGCAGTGCAAATACAGTATTGTCTGGTGATCTATTTGTTAACGGTGGTGATGTTAATACTAATCAAACAACATTCACATTAGCAAATACAACATCAACAACATTGGAATTGGGTGGTGCCGCTAATGTAAACATCGGTTCAGCCACTGGCAATACAACAATTCGCAGTGCAAATACAGTATTGTCTGGTGATCTATTTGTTAACGGTGGTGATGTTAATACCAATCAAACATCATTTAACGTAGCAAATGCAACAGCAACGACACTCAGCGTTGGTGGTGCTGCTACAGATTTAATGTTAGGTGCTACTACAGGCACAGCAACAATTCGCAATGCAACTACAGTAATTACTGGAGACTTGACGGTATCTGGTGGAGACATTGTAGGTACTGCATCATTAAATCTTGCTAACGTAACAACAACGACACTACAAATTGGCGGTGCAGCTAATGTAACTATTGGTTCCGCTACAGGCAATACTAATGTCCGTTCTGCGAACACAGTATTAACGGGCGACTTGTTTGTTCAAGGTGGTGATATTGTTACAACGACTGCAACAGCAAACTTAGCAAACTCTACGACTACGACATTGAACATCGGTGGTGCAGCAACTTCAATTACGATAGGTGCTGCAAATAGTGGAACATTCACTATTAATAACAATAAAGCCGTTATTAACAGCACAGGAGCATTACGTGTTCCTGTTGGTAATACTGCACAACGTTTAACAGCATCACAAGGTGAAGTTAGATACAACACAGACGTAACTGCATATGAAGGTTATGACGGCTCAAACTGGTCAAGTCTTGGTGGTGTAAAATCTGTAGACGGCTTGACATTTATTATTGCAGAAACATCTCCAGGCGCTTCTGACGATACTCTCCACTTCTATACTGCAAACGGCGCAACAAGCTATGAAGTAGCGCAGATGAATGCAACTAAGCTTGCAATTCTTCAGAGTACCGAAGCTTCAAACACAACAACTGGCGCATTAACTGTAGCTGGTGGTGTGGGTATTGCAGGTAATCTGTATGTAGGTGGAACTCAAACATTTACTGGTAGCACGACCCTTACTGGAGACTTAGCAGTTAATGGCGGTGATATTACAACAACTTCAAGCGCATTTACTCTTGCTAATACTAATGCATTAACTCTAGAGCTTGGCGGCGCAGCTAATGTAAACATTGGCTCTTCAGCAGCTAATACTACAACAACAATTCGTTCTGCAAATACAGTTATAAGTGGTAATACGACTATAACTGGCAACTTGACAGTAAACGGCAACACTACAACCATCAACTCAACAACATTGAGTATTGATGATAAGAATATTATTCTTGCAGACGGCGCTACAGACAACGCATCAGCAAACGGAGCTGGTATCACTATTGCGGGATCAAATGCTAACGTAGTTTATCTATCTGCTTCTGATTCGTTTGATATCAATAAGAGTATTATTACTTCAGGCGACTTAGCAGTTAATGGCGGTAATATTACAACATCATCATCAACATTTAACGTAGCTAATGCAACAGCGACAACACTTAGCGTTGGCGGTGCAGCAACTTCAGTTCTGATTGGTGCAACAACTGGAACCGCCACAATTCGTAATGCATCTACAGTTCTTGTTGGAGACTTAGCAGTTAACGGCGGTGATATTACAACATCATCATCAACATTTAACGTAGCTAATGCAACAGCGACAACATTACAAATTGGTGGTGCAGCTAATGTAACAATTGGTTCTGCTGCTGGCAATACAAATATTCGTTCTGGAAACACTGTATTGTCTGGTGATTTAGTTGTTCAAGGTGGTGACATTAACACCGATCAAGCATCATTTAATGTAGCAAACACTACAGCAACATCGTTAAGTCTTGGTGGTGCTGCTACGACATTGATAATTGGCGCAACAACTGGAACTGCTACAATTAGAAATGCATCTACAGTAATTACAGGAGACTTAACTGTTTCTGGTGGTGACATTGTAGGAACAGCATCATTAAATCTTGCTAATGTAACAACAACAAATTTAGAACTTGGTGGTGCAGCTAACGTAAACATTGGCTCTACTGCTGGTAACACTGTAATCCGTTCTGCAAATACAGTATTGACTGGTGATCTATTTGTTAACGGTGGAGATATTCTATCGACACAATCAACTCTTAATATTGCAAATACTACTTCTACGACACTTAGCGTTGGTGGTGCTGCTACATCATTACTATTAGGTGCAACAACAGGCACAGCTACAATTCGAAATGCGACTACAGTTATCGATGGCGATTTAACAGTCTCTGGTGGAGATATTGTAGGTACTGCAACACTGAACCTTGCTAATACAACTACTACAACATTAAACTTAGGCGGTGCTGCAACTTCAGTCTTGATTGGCGCAACAACTGGTAACACTACAATCCGTTCTGCAAACACTATATTATCTGGCAATACAATTGTTGGAGGTTCAATTAGCAGTACAAATACTACAGCACTTAGCATAAGATCACTTGCTGGCACTACAGCAGCGCCAATTAACATTACTGCTGGTACTTCATCAGGAAGTGGTAATCCTGGTGGAACAGTCAATATTGTCGCAGGTGGTAGCACAAGTGGTGCGTCAGGGCAAGTTAATATTACTAGCGGCGCTGGTTCTGGATCCAGCAGCGGTGGCGCCATAAGTATAACTGTCGGTTCTGCTTTAGGCACAGGTGGTGGTGCTGCCGTGAATATCGTCGCAGGATATTCACAACTTGCCGGCGCCGGTGAAGTTTATATTACTGGCGGTGGTAGCGGTGGTACCAATGGCGGTGACGTTAATATTACTGGCGGGCAAGGCGCCAGCACACAAGGCCGTGTGGTAATTAGAGGCGGCGATGGTGATACAAATCTAGGCGGTGATGTTTATATTGCCGGCGGATACGGCGATCCTGGCGGGAAAATATACCTACAAAGGGGCAATGACACTAAGGTAACTATTGGAAGCGCAAGTGATGAAGCAACTAGTAACACAACTGGTGCGTTAGTAGTCACTGGCGGAGTTGGCATTAGCGGCAACACACATATTGGTGGCAACTTAGTAGTTAACAGCAATAATATCACCACAACAAATGCTATATTTAACGTAGCAAATACGACAGCAACAACACTACAAATTGGTGGTGCAGCTAATGTAAACATTGGTTCTGCTACAGGTAACACAAATATTCGTTCTGCGAACACTGTATTAACTGGCGAATTGTTTGTTAATGGCGGTGACATTGTATCAACTTCTGCAACGTTTACTTTTGCAAACAATACCACAACAACTTTAGAACTTGGTGGTGCAGCTAACGTAAATATTGGTTCTGCAACTGGTAATACTACAATTAGAAGTGCTAATGTTATTGTAACTGGTAATACAATTATTGGCACAGATTTAGCAGTTAATGGTGGAGACATTACAACTTCAGCAGCTACATTTACTGTAGCTAATGCAACTGCAACAACATTAAGTCTTGGCGGTGCTGCAACATCATTACTATTAGGTGCAACAACAGGAACAGCTACAATTAGGAATGCAACTGTCACTCTAAATGGTGACTTGAACGTTAATGGTGGAGACATTGGCACATCATCGGCTACAGCAACTGTATTCAATACAACTGCAACAACATTAAACGTTGGCGGTGCTGCCACGACAGTATCAATTGGCGCGGCAACAGGCAATACTACAATTAACTCTGGAAATACAGTAGTTTCAGGTGATCTATTTGTTAATGGTGGTGATATCAACACTAACCAATCTACATTCAATATTGCAAACACAGGTGTAACTGCACTAAGAATTGGTGGATCGGCAACAGATATTATTATTGGTGGCACTTCAGGCAATACAGTTATACGAAATACCTTACAGTTTACTGGCGCTAGTGTAACCAGTCTTGAGGGTGTGTTTACTGCAAACGTAGCAGTTAATGGTGGTGGTGTTACTACTACAAATACCATTTTTACTCTTGCAAATACTACGGCAACAACACTTAGCGTCGGTGGTGCAGCGACTTCAGTTTTAATTGGCGCATCAACTGGCACAGCAACAATTAGAAATGCTACAGTCACTTTAGATGGAGACTTGAACGTTAACGGCGGTGATATTAACACCAATCAAACAACATTTAATGTAGCAAATACAACTGCGACTTCAGTTCGCTTAGGTGGTGCAGCTACAGATTTAATGTTAGGCGCAACAACTGGCACAGCAACAATTCGTAATGCGACTACAGTAATCACTGGAGATTTGACAGTTTCTGGTGGAGATATTGTAGGTACTGCGTCATTGAACTTAGCTAACGTAACAACAACGGCACTTGAACTTGGCGGTGCAGCTACAACATTGAATATGGGTGCTGCAACAGGTACAGCAACAATTCGCAATACAACAGTTAACTTGCTAGGAAGTGCATTGACTGCTCCAGCAACATTCGCTTTAGCAAACACTACTTCAACAACACTACAAATTGGTGGTGCTGCAACTACATTAAACTTAGGTGCAGCTACGGGTACAGCAACAATTAGAAATGCATCTACTATTCTTGTTGGAGACTTGGCAGTTAACGGTGGTGACATTACCACAACTTCAACAACATTCACATTAGCAAATACAACTGCAACGACTTTGAATGTTGGCGGCGCAGCAACTTCAGTATTGATCGGTGCTACTACAGGCAACACTACAATTCGTTCTGCGAATACTATTACAAGCGGTAATGTTATTGCCGGCGGAACAATCACGGAGACTGCTAATGGTCAACAGTGGGCAGTAGCATCTCAGTACGATATCGGTATTAATCCGAATCAGATTCCTTTGAATCAGTACTTGGGTTCAATGGCATTCCAAAGTGCTGACGGCATTTCTGTAGGTATTGCAACAGTAACTGACGATCTAGCAGTTAACGGCAGCAACATCACTACAACAAATACGACATTCACTGTAGCAAATACAACTGCAACAACAGTAAGTCTTGGTGGTGCTGCTACATCTCTATTGATCGGCGCAACAACAGGTAACACTACAATTCGTTCTGCTAATACCGTATTGACGGGTGATCTAGTTGTTCAAGGTGGTGATATTAACACTAACCAAACAACATTTACAGTAGCAAATACGACTGCGACTTCAGTTCGCGTAGGTGGTGCTGCTACAGATTTGATACTTGGAGCTACTACAGGTACAGCCACAATTAGAAATGCAACTACAGTAATTACTGGAGACTTAACTGTTTCTGGTGGTGACATTGTAGGTACAGCATCATTAAATCTTGCGAATACGACAACAACTGCGCTTGAACTTGGTGGCGCTGCAACTACATTGAACATGGGTGCAGCTACAGGTAATACAAATATTCGTTCCGCTAACACTGTATTGACTGGTGAACTATTTGTTAACGGCGGTGATATCTTTACTACTGCTGCAACATTCACTGTAGCAAACACTACAGCAACAACGCTAGAACTTGGCGGTAGTGCTAACGTAAACATTGGTTCTACAACTGGCAACACAACAATTCGTAGTGCGAACACTGTATTGACTGGTGATCTATATGTTAACGGTGGTGATATTCTATCGACTCAAGCAACTCTTAATATTGCAAATACTACAGCGACAACACTCAGCGTTGGCGGTGCAGCTACTGCACTTCTATTAGGTGCAACAACTGGTACAGCTACAATTAGAAATGCATCTACAGTTATCACTGGTGACTTGACAGTCTCTGGTGGTGACATTATAGGAACTGCATCGCTAAACTTAGCTAACGTAACCACAACTGCTCTTGAAGTTGGTGGTGCTGCTACGACATTGAATATGGGTGCTGCTACAGGCACTGCGACAATTAGAAATGCTACAGTAACTTTAGCTGGTAGTGCATTGACTGGTCCTGCAACGTTCTCTGTTGCAAATACAACATCAACAACTTTAGGTATTGGTGGTGCAGCAACATCGTTACTGATCGGTGCAACTACAGGCACTGCGACAATTAGAAATGCTACAGTAACTTTAGCTGGTAGTGCATTGACTGGTCCTGCAACGTTCTCTGTTGCAAATACAACATCAACAACTTTAGGTATTGGTGGTGCTGCAACATCATTATTAATTGGTGCTACTACTGGTAACACTACAATTAGAAGTGCAAACACAATTGTAAACGGCAACTTAGGAATAGGGACAGCTTCGCCAAGCACAAAACTTCATGTTGCTGGAACATCAGCAATTGCCCGCATTGACAGGACTGCTGACGCTTCTGCGAATCCAGAGTTACAACTTTCTGCTGTGGGTCGTCAGTTTAATGTTGGTGTTGGCGGAGGTAGTTTTGCAACCGCTGCTATACAAGGTTCTTACTATCTTTATGATGCAACTGCCGCAGATTATCGTTTTGTAATTGATAGCAGCGGTCTTGTAGGTATAGGGACAAGTGATCCTACATCAAAACTTCATGTTGTTGGCGGAAGAACTGATTTAACAGCGGGTTCAGAAACCTATGCTTTAGGTGTTCGATATGGCACTGGAACTGGCATTTACTACATCGGAGCAACAAACTCATTAACTCCTGATATGGTGTTTAGTCAAACGGGCGGCTCAGAGCGTATGCGCCTTACAGATGCTGGTGACTTAGGCGTTGGCGGCACCACGCCAGAAAGTAAACCAAAACTTAGTATGTATGGCGGCATTCGTTTTATGGCAAATGAAGCCGCAGCAAATACTTATACAGGAATTGGAAGCATTGCGGCAGACACAGTAAGTATTAGTACCAGTGGTTCGGAACGACTAAGAGTTAGCACTGGCGGTAACTTGCAGTTGGGGGCTACGACAAATGCTGGAGACGCAAAGTTGCTTGTGTCAAATGCAGGAGCAGAAGGCATTGAGTTTTACCCGGCGGTAACTTCAAATTCTGCACTAACTCAATATTACAATCGTTCGGGCGCTGCTTATGTAACTAACTCACAAAATGCATCAGACCATCGCTGGTCAATTACTGGCACAGAACGTATGCGTATCGACTCCAGCGGTAACGTACTTGTCACCAACCCTGCTGGTCTTGGCTACGGTACAGGAGCTGGCGGCACTGTTACTCAGGCAACAAGCAAAACAACTGCTGTCACGCTGAACAAGCCTACTGGTCAGATTACGATGAACAATGCGGCATTGGCGAGTGGCGCTACTGTTTCATTTACTGTTAACAATTCATTGGTAGCAAGTACGGATACTATTATTTTGGCATCAGTTACAGGCTCTGCAACTTATACGGCAATTTTACAATCTTTGTCGGCAGGACAATTTGTTGTTAGGGTTACCAATATTTCTGTTGGTTCATTATCTGACGCATTACCAATTAACTTCGCAATCATTAAAGGAGCAACATCATGATTTATTTAGCAGCAGTTTGTCACAACATCAAATCAAACACACTTGAAGCCACATGGCTTGAAGAAACAGAAACTGAACTCAAGCGCACCAAGTGCCGCAACTACAGCATTGAGCAAAAAGATGAGTTTCTTGCTGACTGTGGTGACGAAGGTCAGAAGTATGTTGATATGGCAGGTTGGTAAAAATGCTTGAAGCTGCGAACTAAGAGAAAAGTAATTGAAGTCGCAAAAGAAACTTAACATTATATGAGTTTATCAAATAATTTTCCAAATACGTCACCGACATTGATGCTAGACTTTATCAATAATGATAGACTAGATCCAAGAATCACATACACTCGGAACTCTCCTGCTACTTACGTAGGTTCTAGCGGTACGATTAAACTTGTCTCAAACAATACTCCTAGATTCGAATACGATCCTGTTACGCTAGATTCTAAAGGTCTTCTTATTGAAGAAGACAGAATTAATTTATTCGCATACACAAGAGATATATGGAACAACAATTGGGCAAAACGTAATGTTTCTAATACGGTAACCCATATGAATTCTATCACTGCGCCCGATGGCACACTGACAGGAACATTGATGTATGATGGCGCTGCTGCTACAGGACAGTATATTAGATTGGACACTGATAACGTTATGGCTAACGGAATAATCTATACGTCTTCAGCATTCGTAAAGAAAAAAAATTCGAGTGTTGTAGTTAATAATATATACACAAAAGATCCTACTGTGGCCAATAATGTTTATGCTGAGTTAAATTTTGATACGGGAGTAGTTACATTGGAAGTGAATGGAACTGTTACTGACGCCAGTGCAGGCGCAACTCAACACGCGGACGGATGGTGGCGTTTTTTTGTAACAGCAAACTCAGGCATAGGTACTGGCGCTGGCATTTCTACTAATATAGCACCAGACGGCTTTACCTCTGGTTCTGGAAATAATAGTATGTATCTTTGGGGTATGCAGTTTGAAGCTGGAGCATTTCCAACTTCATACATGCCTAGCGTAGAAACATTCACTTCTAGAAGTTCAAGCGGCACATACTATGGTTCTGATAGACTAATTAAAACTGCTGCTGCTGGTGAAGCAAGATACCAATACAATCCACAAAACTTAACTGCGCCTTCAGCTTTACTGACAGAACCATCAAGAACAAATTTATTCCTCTACAGTAATTCTTTTGGCACTGCACCTTGGACATTAGAGAATGCGACATTATCTGCAAATAATATTCAAACTGATTCTCCTGATGGAACTACTAATTCTACTGTATTAATTGAAGCTGGAACAACAGGCTTTCATTCATTAAAACAAGATATAACTACAACTGTAGATTCGACTTATGTATTTTCTGTATATGTAAAAGCAAAAGAACGCGGTAATATAAGAATGCAACTAGCAGCAGCTGGATTTGGAACTACTCAGTATGTAAATTTTAACGTGACAACTGGAGTAGTTGGCAACACAAGCGGTAGCCCTAAAGGACATATGTTATATGTTGGTAATGATTGGTATAGATGCCACTTAACTACTCCAAAAGCAACAGCAGCGGTAGCAACAACTGCAACTATATACTTAGCCGACGCATCAAATCAGGCATCATATACGGGTGACGGAGTTTCTGGATTATTTCTTTGGGGTTCTCAGATAGAATCAGCTAGTAGTGGCGCTCAAGGTGGCAACGTTGGATACACTGTAACAAGTTATATTGATACTGGTGCTGCACAAGTAACTCGCAGCGCAGATACATTTACTTCAGTAGCACAAAGTCGTGCGCAGGATGTTGTTGCGATGACAGGTAATAATTTTACTTCTTGGTACAATAAAGAACAGGGCACATTTGTTTGGTCGGGTGATATTTCACAGCAGACTAGATCAGCGGGATTTAGAGTTTTTGATACTGCAAATAGTTCGCTCAGAGGTATCGGCGCACAACTTGATACTAGATCAAGTGGTCCTGCATATTTTGTTTCAAGAAGCACTTCTGGCACTACAACAATAACAAGCCCAGGATTTGTAACTAACAATCAGATCATTACAATGGCAGGATCATACAGCAATACAAGTAATGTAGTCGCAGCATCATTCTTTGGATCAACTGCAACAGATACTGCTGGTTACTATGCATTTGGAACAGAAAACAAATTGGATATTGGCGGCCGTAATCTTATCAGTGGCACATCTATTTCAAACTATAATGGACACCAACGCAAGCTTGTATTCTATCCAGTCAAAGTATCTAATGATCAGCTTTCAAATTTAACTAAGACATTATTATGAGTTTATCTAATGCATTTCCTAGTGTGACTCCATCACTAAATTTAAATTTCATAAGAAACAATAGACTTGATCCTAGAATCACGTATAGCCGCTCGACAACAGCAACCTATGTAGGCTCTGACGGATACATTAAGACTGCCGTAACCGATGAACCGAGATTTGAATATGATTCTGTCTCATTAGCTCCTCGCGGTTTATTACTTGAAGGTCCAAGAACTAATTTGGTGTTATATAGTGAAGATTTTAGCAATGCAGATTGGACAAAAGTGGACACTAACGTAACCACAAATATAACTGCCGCACCTTCTAATAGTTTAACTGCTGATATGATAGTTGCTGCCGCAACTTCCGCGCAGCATCAAGTTCGCAAAGCTATTACATTGGGCACTAGTAAAACATATACGTTTAGTGTTTTTGCAAAACAAGCTAGTGGAGTTTACGATTTGGTTCTTGCATTTGGCGCTAACGTAAGTGGAAGCTGGGACGCAAATGCCCGAGCCAGTGTACGTTTTAATTTACTTACTGGAGTTGTTGCAGCTACTACACAAAATGGAAATTCAAGTCATATATCGTCATCAATTACACCGGCAGGTAATGGTTGGTATAGATGCGTATGGACTTTTATTCCTGACACGACTGGAGCAACAGCAGTATTTGGACCAGGAATGATGGCTATACCTTCAGGAGAATTTGCTGCCATTCCATGGACCGGTGATGGAACTTCTGGAGTATATGTTTGGGGTGCACAGCTAGAAGAAGCATACTTTTCTTCTAGTTATATTCAGACAACTTCTGCTGAAGTTACTCGCGCAGCAGATGATATGGAAATTACAGGCAGCAATTTTACTCCATGGTACAATCAATCGGGTGGTGCATTTGTAATTTCTTCAGATACATTCAAAGCAGACAATACTGCAAACACTACAAACAGTAGAATATTCAATTTGAGTGATGGCACAAATGATAGCAGATATACACTACTCTACAATACAGATGGTGGTGTTAGTATGTCGGCTGCCGCGGCTGCCTTTTCTGCTTCAGACAGTGATTCTGGAGTAGCATCAAAGACAGTTCAAAAAGTTGGTGTAAACATTGAAGCTGGCAATTCATTCTTAACTCACAATGGAGTTCAAGTCGGTTCTACTGACACTGGCGCAATCGTTTTGAATTATATGAATCGATTTGATATTTTTAGACTTCAAACATCATCTGATCCAGAAACATCTTACGGTTGGGGACACATTCAGTATTTACTCTACTATCCAGAACCATTGACTGTAGCACAATTACGAACATTAACAAAGTAATAACATGAGTTTATCAAATAATTTTTCTACAACTAAACCATCGCTTCAATTAAATTTTGCAAGCGGCGCTAATAGTCTTGATCCTAGAATTACGTTCACAAGAAGCACAGCAGCATCTTATGTAAATAAAAAAGGCTACATTGCGTATGCGGGTGTCAATCAACCAAGATTAGAATATGATCCAGTCACAGGACAACCTCTAGGACTTCTTATTGAAGACATTAAAAAAAATTATGTAGTATCTGCAACAGATTTCACTTCAGACTTTAGTAAATGGTCACTAACTCAAACAAATTCAAATTTAGTATTACCAAATAGAACATATGCTCCTGACGGAACTCTGAGTGCAGACTTAGTTTTAAATACTACAACATCGGGTAGACATACTATACAAAGTTTAGGAATATCTGTAGACACTACGCTAGATTATACAGCATCCGTCTTTGTAAAAGCATATGAGAACACTACAGTACCTGTTGCACTGTCATTATATGTTGGAGGGTCATATCAAGCTCCTGATAGATTTTCTTCAGGATTTAATGTTGCAGCGGGCACACTCAATGGTGGATTAGGCTCCAATGCTGGAACTGGATTAGTGTACAAGCAAACAGCCGAATATTACGGCAATGGTTGGTACAGAATAAGTGTTTCTGGAACTACTGGAGTAGTTGGAACTACAAGTTTAAGTATGTTTATTGGAGTAGATACGAATACGGCTGGTACTGGAGTTGTTACTACATACACAGGTGACGGCGGTGCTGGATTCTATGTGTGGGGCGCACAGTTAGAAGACTCTAAACAACAGACTTCATTTATTCCTTCATCAGAATCTTTTACTAGCCGTGCATCTACTGCAAGTTATATTGGTTCTGACGGATTTATTAAAACTGCTGCAATAAATGAAGCGAGATACACATACTCAGTTTTAGATTTGTCAATTCCTCCAAGATTATTGTATGAGCCTGCTGCAACTAATCTTTATAACTTCAGCGAACAAATCAATACATATTCTTTAACTGGTGCTACTGTTACTGCAAATAATACAACAGCGCCTGACGGAACTGCAAGCGCAGATAAATTAGTAGAGAATACTTCAAATTCTCACCATGACGCGCACCAAACTTTGGCAAGTGTAACTGGTGGTGTTGCAATAACAGTGTCAGCATTTTTTAAAGCAGAAGAAAGATCAATGGTTGCAATGGAATTTGAACCAGGATCATCATTTACAGGCTCAATTGCACCGACAGCATTCTTTTCATTGACTACAGGCACAACAGCAAACGTAATTAATATGATGACAAAAGATACTTCCATTATATATTATGGTAATGATTGGTATAGATGCTCTGCAACAGTTACTCCATTGAGTAATGGTACACTAACATGTAATCTCGGTATGACTGCTGGGCTTTCTAATACTGCGACATACACCGGTGACGGTGCTTCAGGACTTTATATTTGGGGTGCGCAAGCAGAAACTGGTAATGTTGCAACAAGCTATATTGCAACGGGTGCAACTACAGTTACTCGCTCTGCGGATGCAATATCGTTTCCAACAAGCCAGACAACTCGCCAAGTCGAAAAGGCTGTTATGGAGGGCGCCAATTTTAATTCTTGGTTCAATACTAATCAAGGCACACTAGTGACTGAAGGTATGGTAAGATATAACCTAGATAGTAATCAAACTACTGCGTCAATTGATGGAGCATATCAACAAGGATTACATATAGCGGGCGGCACTTCAATTCGTTTAGTTAAATATGGTTCCAATTTATTAAGTGCTTCCTACGTTACTGGAGAATATAATAAAATAGCATCATCATATAATATATCCACTGGAAGTATTTCTGCAAGATTAAATGGATCACTTGGTACTAGTGTAACCGCTTCAAACTTTTTCGCTAATACAAACAGTTCTGCTCCAGATAGACTTCGAATTGGAAGCACAAGCAGTACTTGGCATATGAATGGATACATTAAGAGTATCACATACTATCCTGAAGAATTCACTTCATCACAATTAATAGCAGTAACAAATAGGACATAACACATATGGATTACTATCTAAAATTTAAAGACAAAGCCGAAGCTGATGAAGTTCTAAAAGACTACACAGGCGACATTGATGTGATTGGCATTATGTATCAACCATCTACTGTAGACACAGAAATATATTATAATGAGCCTGGACGCACAGAGCCAACGCCTATAATAATTGATGCGCCTGAACCAATACCAATTGAAGGCTGGCATGTAAACGTTCGTGGAGAAGTTTGCCCAGAATTAGAACCTTACGCACTTAATTTGGATACACCTAAAAGAGTTTGGTATTAATAAATTTTCTTTGTTATAAATAGATCAACAAGATAACAGAGGACACTAAAATGAGTACAAGCAAACCAGCAAGTAGAGATGAATTTAAGCAATATTGTCTTAGAAGACTTGGCGCGCCTCTTTTAGAAATAAACGTAGCAGAAGAGCAGATTGAAGATTGTGTTGAAATGGCGCTCCAATACTACCGCGACTATCATTTTGATGGTAGTGAAAAAGTGTATCTTGCGCATCAAGTAACTCAAGAAGATATCGACAATAAATATCTGTCAATTCCTGACGAAATTATTGGTGTCATTAACATCTTTGATATCGGCAGCAGCTTCTCTACAAACAATTTATTTAATCTAAGATATCAAATCGCATTAAACGATTTATTCGCATTCAACTATGGACCTTTTGCTCCATACTATATGGCTCTGCAAAATATTGCACTTGCACAAGAGTTATTCGTAGGTAAACAATCTTTAAGATTTAATAGACACACAAATAAACTAAAAATCGACATGGCTTGGTCAGAAAAAGTTCTTGTCGGAGAATATATTGTTGTTGAAGGCTATCAAGTTCTTGATCCAGACACATATACTGACGTATGGAACGACTTGTTTCTAAAAAAATATGCAACAGCATTGATCAAACGTCAATGGGGTGAAAACTTAAAAAAGTTTGAGGGTATGGCAATGCCTGGTGGCATCACATTCAATGGTCAGAAAATCTGGGATGAAGCTGGTGATGATATTGAAAAGCTTGAAAGTGAAATGATGAGTTCGTATAGTCTTCCTGTAAGCGATATGCTAGGATAATATGGCGCGCAATAGGCATTTCAATCAGTACTCTCCTGTTAAGTCGGAGCAGTCTCTCATTAGAGATTTAGTCATAGAATCAATTAAAATCTATGGCATAGATGGATACTATCTTCCTAGAACACATGTTAATTTAGATATGATTTATGGTGAAGATGGCTCTATGATATTTGATGATGCTATTGAGATGGAATTATATGTCAAGAGTTATGACGGCTTTATGGGTCAGCAAGACTTCCTATCTAAGTTCGGACTTCAGATTGACGAATCAATCACATTTGTAGTATCTCAAAAGCGTTTCATAGATTCTATGAAGCCCATCGTGCTGAACGAATACTCATACAATATTCTCACAGATGATCCAGAAGACGGCAGTGGTAATTTATTGACAGAAGAGTTATACGATTACTCTAGCATATTAAGACCTAGAGAAGGTGACTTGATCTGGATTCCTATGTTAGGATACATGTATGAAATTTCATTTACAGAAAACATTGAAAACTTCTATCAACTAGGTGACGTATACACATACGAAATTCGTTGCAATAGATTCGAATACTCTAGCGAGAAAATTGATACAGGCGTTGATTTTATTGATATTGTTGAAGATCAAAACAGTTTGTCTACAGCGTTCATTGAAAAATTATTGAATGAAGACGATACACTATTGCTTCATGAAGACGAAACATATATTGTTAATGAGGGTGACAGTTTATCGGGCGCTGAAGTTGCTTCTAATAATGAATTGTTAGCAAGCAAACTCCGAGAAGGAGATGTTATAGACTTCTCTGAAACAAACCCATTTGCTAAGGGATTCTAATTATGATGTTCGGACACGATTTCTATCATGCGATATTGCGTAAGTACGTAATAATGTTTGGCAATATATTCAATGAAATTCAAGTTGACAGATTTGACAGTTCAGGAAATAAGATTCAGACACTTAATGTGCCTTTAGAGTATTCGCCTAAACAAAAATCTATTCAGCGCGTAACTGCTGACCCAACTTTAAATAGAGATATTGCAGCTACACTTCCTAGACTTGGCTTTGAAATGACGGGGCTAACATATGCAGGCGTAAGAAAATTAAACAGTTCTACTAAAATGGTGCGAGGTGTAGACACTGGCGGTAATGACTTTGGCTATGTTTACACACCTGTTCCATATGATATGAGTTTTTCGTTGTATGTTTTTGTTAAAAACGCAGAAGACGGAACACAAATTATTGAACAGATACTTCCGTTCTTTACTCCAGATTACACAGTCACAATTAAAGCATTACCAGAATTAAATATCAATTTAGATATTCCTATCGAATTGAATTCTGTTACTACCGATGATGCATATGAAGGCGACTTTGATGCAAGCAGAAGAGTATTAACATGGCAGTTAGATTTTACTGTCAAGGGATATCTATTTGGACCAATCAATAAGCAGAAGTTTATTATCAATGCAAGTATACCTCAGTACGGAGACACAGAAGCAACTCAAGCTGAAGCTTCAAGTGAATTCACAGGCAACACAGCAGATTTTAGCACTTCCGATACTGTCATTGAACTACCAGGACCAGTGGTTGATCCATTTATTGCACCATAATGAAACAAACTATAGATGATAAATTGAATACGTTTCTAAATATTTTTCCTAGCAGCAATAGCGAAACAGTAATTGACGTTGTTGCTACTGAACCAGTAAAAGAAAAATCTAAAGAAGAATCTGATATTGATGATGATTATGAGTACGCACGGAATAATCTAAAAGGACTTATCGAAAGCGGCAAGTCTGCAATGGAGAACATTGTCTTCCTTGCAAAAGAAGGTGAATCTCCTAGAGCATATGAAGTTGTTGGTCAATTGATTAAAACGTTAGCAGATACTAACAAAGACTTATTAGACTTAAGTAAAAAGGCAAGAGAAGCTAAAGGTAAAGACAACACACAGCAATCTCAAAATATCGTAACAAACAATTCACTATTTGTAGGAAGTACTGCGGAACTCCAAAAGCTGATAAAGGGAAAGTGATACATTATGATTAAGACCTATCTAGGTAATAAAAATCTGAAAGCAGCTGGAGTAGTTCTAAACTATACAAAAGAACAGATTGAAGAGTATTTAAAATGCGCAGAAGACCCAGTATATTTTATTGAGACTTACTGTAAGATTGTCTCACTTGATCACGGTATCATACCATTCAAACTCTATCCATGTCAAGTAAATAAAGTAAATATCATTCACAATAACCGCAAAGTTATTTTGATGGAAGGGCGACAGCAAGGCAAGACTACAACATCCGCAGCGTACATACTTTGGTACACACTATTTCAAGAAAGCAAAATAGTTGCTATTCTTGCGAACAAAGCCGCAGCCGCGCGTGGAGTATTACATCGGTATCAATTGATGTATGAGAATCTTCCGATTTGGCTACAGCAAGGTGTGACTACATGGAACAAGGGTGATATTGAATTAGAAAATCGATCAAAAGTATTTACAGCAGCAACATCCATTTCAGGTATTCGTGGTGAATCTGTCAACCTGTTGTATGTTGACGAAACTGCAATTATTCCTAATAACGTAGCCGAGCAGTTCTTTGCATCCGTTTATCCTACAATTTCTGCTGGTGAAACTACAAAGATTCTATTGAGTTCGACTCCTCTCGGATACAACCATTTCTGGAAGTTCTGGAATGACGCACAAAACAATAGAAACGGATTCGTGCCGTTGTTCATTCCATATTGGGAAATTCCTGGTCGTGATGAAGCATGGGCTACAGAGCAAAGAAAACTCTTAGGAGAATTGAAGTTTACTCAAGAAGTGTTATGTAACTTCTTAGGATCAAGCTTAACTCTAATTGCTTCTGATACTATTGCACAAATGTCGGCCGATGCTCCAATCTATTCTAAAGACGGACTCGATATCTACGAAAAAGCCGAAAAAGACTGCGCATATATCATTATTGCAGATACTGCAAAGGGTGTCGGAGGAGATTACTCAGCATTCCAGATTTTGAACATATCTAAGATGCCGTATGTAATGGTAGGCAAATATAAGAACAATACGATTAGTCCGTTGCTATATCCTTCAGTAATCTACAAAGTCGGCAAAGATTATAATGACGCATATGTGCTGATTGAAGTTAATACTTCGGAACAAGTAGCAGAAATTCTCTATAGTGACTATGAATATGAGAACATTATCTCAGTCAATAGAACACCTAACGGGCAAGTTGTAAATGGTGGTTTTGGTGGTGGTAAAACACAGCTTGGAGTTATTACTGACAAGAAAGTGAAACGTATTGGATGCTCTAACTTTAAATCTATGGTAGAAGAAAAGAAAATGATCATCCGAGATGCAGATACTATCTCAGAAATTTCTACTTTCATTCAAAGAAAGAACAGCTACTCAGCCGATGAGGGCTACCATGACGATTTGGTTATGCCTCTAGTTTTATTTTCATGGTTGACTACAAATACGTACTTTAAAGAATTAACTAATATAAATATTAGAAAAGAATTGTATGAAGCAAGAATTAAGATGATTGAAGATGAGGTTACACCCTTCGGATTTATAAATACTGGAGAAGAAGAAACTCAGTTCGTTGATGCTTCTGGACAAACATGGACTACCGATGAGCGCAAATTCGATTTTTTATAAATAAACAAGAGAATATGAATGTGAATCATCGTGAACAAAAATCTTAAATCAAGGAGAAAAAAATGGCAATTAATTTAATCTCACCAGGTATCAAAATTACAGAATCTGACAGAGTATCGTCAATTCAAGCAGCTGGAACTACTATTGGTGGAACAGCGGGACAATTTAGATGGGGTCCTATCGACACGCCTACTTTAGTTTCTAGCGAAACACAGTTAGCTACAGACTTCGGCACGCCTAATGCAACAAATATCATTGACTTCTTATCAGCAGCCAATTTCCTATCTTACACTCCAGCATTGTATGTTGTAAGAACAAACGCAACAAGCGCAAATAATGCTACATCAAATGGATCTAGCGTTCTTGTTAAAAATGATGACGATTATGAAAAGAATTTTGCTTCTGGAAGCGAAACTGCAAAGTCTTGGATCGCTAAACACGCAGGCGCACTAGGAAATTCGTTAGAAGTTTCTACATGCCCAAGCAGTGCTGCATGGGAAAGCACATTGACAGGCACATTTACTGTCGCAGCAGGTTCTAAAATTGTTGTTGGCACAGGCGCAACAGCAAACACAGAATTGACTGTTGGTGACATTGTTGTTATTGGTGGACGCTCTATTAAAGTTGCAGCTACAACTAACACTGCATACTTCACACTAGAAGAAAATCATATTACTGGCGCTACCTCAGCTACTGTAAAGCGCCGTTGGGAATTCTTTGATGCATTTGACGGTGCACCAGGAACTTCAGCGTATGCTACTGCAAGAAGTGGTGTTAACGATGAAATGCACATTGTTGTTGTCGATGAAGATGGCGATATTACAGGAACAAAAGGCACTATTCTTGAAAAATACTCAAAAGTATCAAAAGGTTCAGATGCTAAGACTTCTCAAGGCGCAACTAACTTCTATAGAACAATTATCAACAGCACATCTAAATGGATTCGTTGGGGATTTATAGATGAACAAGGAACAAACTGGAACACTACAGTAGTGAATAAAACATACACTGCGGTTAATAAACCTATTACATATAGTTTAGCTGGCGGTGCAGACGGAACTGTTACAGATGCATTTAGAATTACAGCATTTGCTAAATTAGCAAATAAATTGACTGTACCAGCAGGTGTAGTATTCGTTGGAAGCGCAACAGCAGCAGTTATTAACACTGTTATTGCAGACGTTGCTGAAGCTAGAAAAGACGTAGTTGTTTGCTTCTCTCCAACTTTAGCTAACTGCCAGGCTACAGATGGCGAAGTAGCTGCTATTACAGCTTTTGCAGATACAGTAACACGTTCTACATACGCAGTTATGGATGCAAACTGGAAATACCAATACGACAAATATAACGACACATATGCATATGTTCCATGTAACGCTGACGTTGCTGGTACAATGGCAAGAGTTGATTCAGTTAAAGCACCATGGTTCTCTCCAGCTGGATATCAAGCAGGTAGAATTTTGAATGCAGTTCGTCTAGCATGGAATCCTGATCAATTAGCCCGTGATGGATTGTATAGATATGGTGTTAACCCAATCATTACTGAGCCAGGTCGTGGAACAATCTTGTTTGGTGACAAGACATTCACTGTTCAACCAGGATCGTTTAGCAGAATTAACGTTCGTAGACTATTCATTACAATACAAAATGCAATCAGCGGATTGGCACAAAACTTATTGTTTGAAGCTAATGATGATGCTACAAGAGCAAGTTTCTTGAATACGGTTGAGCCATATATGAGAACAGTTCAAGGTGGAAGAGGTGTTACCGACTTCAAAGTTATCTGTGATGGTACTAACAATACTGAAGCTTCTATTAATGCTAATGAGTTTACGGCTGACATTTTTGTTCGTCCAGTATCTTCAATCAACTTCATTCAATTGAACTTTGTATCTGTAAGAGGTGCCTCAGCATTCGCCGAACTTGGTTAATTTTAAAGAAACAAAGTAAAGGAGAATAATAATGGCAACACAAATTACATCAATATCGGATCTCGTAAAGGGAATTGGTTTGGGCGCTCGTCCAAATCTATTCCGAATCAGTTTCACAAGCGCAGATTTAACTGCCGCAAACTTTAACTCGGATTCCAATTTTTCTTTTCTATGTAAAGCGGGTCAAGTGCCAGCATCATCAATAGGCATCATCGATGTTCCTCTATTAGGTGGCCGTAGATACAAAATTGGTGGCGACAGAAGTTTCGCTGATTGGACAGTAACAGTTATGGTCGACGGAGCGATGAATGTTAGAAAAAATATAGAAGATTATCAAGCATTATTTGTTTCTAATGATTATAGCGGTACATTAGTTGGCGATAGATCCGGTACTGAACTTACTACAGTAACTGTAGAACATTTAGGCGCTGATGATACTACTGCTACTAGAACATACTCGTTAATAAACTGCTGGCCTTCTGACATTTCAACAATCGATTTATCGTACGACACAACGGATTCTCTAGAAGAGTTTACTGTTACTTGGTCATATGACTATTTCACAGTAACATCATAATAATAGGAGGCTAATATGGCAGCATTTTCAATTAGTAGTTTTAGATCCGCCCTAGCGGGTGGCGTACACGCAAATTTGTTTAAATTTTCACTTACATTCGAAGACACAATTAGTGCAGTAACAGATGCAGATGCTAATTTTGTAACAAACTTCAGTGCTTTAGGTAAGTCTGGCGCAATTCCTGCTATGACCTTGGGAATTATTGAAGTTCCGTTTAGAGGGCGTAGAGCTAAGATTCCCGGAGATAGATCATTTGGAGAGTGGACAGCAACATTTATCAATACTGCTGATCAAAAGTTTAGAGCTGGTTTTGAAGCATGGGCAACTTACATTGCTAGTAATAATTATGACGAAACCGACGGCGTGATTAGCGAGAAATCTGATACAGACTATAAGTGTACTATTCAAATAGATCAATTAGGTGACGATGGGGAAGCACTAAGAACTTATAAACTGATAAGTGCATTTCCTACAGAAATCTCTGCAATCGACCTTTCATACGATACAGTCGATGCTATTGAAGAGTTTTCTGTCACTTTTCAGTATAGTTATTTCGAGCTTGAATAATCTTTTCGTGGCGTATAAATACGTTGCGTAATAGTTTTTGTAGGGGGACTATTAACGTCCCCCTTTTTAATGGAAGAGACTCAAAATGGCAATAAAATTATTTGGATTTAAGATAGGTAAAGACGAACCTCAGCAAGATGCGGTTAAATCATTCGTTCCTCCGAACGATCAAGAAGATTCGACTTCAGTTGTTGGCGGTGGTATTTACGGAACTTATGTCGATCTTGAAGGTCAAGTTAGAAATGATGCAGACTTAATCAAGAAATACCGTGAAATGGCATTGCAGCCAGAATGTGACACAGCTATTGACGATATCGTCAATGAAGCTATTGTATTTGATAAAAATAATTATCCGGTACAGATTGTTTTAGATAGACTAGAACAGCCAGAATCTGTAAAGAAAAAGATTAAAGAAGAATATGAACATATCGTAAAGCTTTTGGATTTTAACAATCAAGCTTATGATATATTCCGTAGATGGTATATTGATGGTAAGTTGTACTATCATATGCTAATCGATGAAAAGAATCCTAGACTAGGTATCCAAGAAGTGCGATACATTGATCCTAGAAAGATTCGAAAAATTAAAGAAGTGCCTAGATCAAAAGAGAACATTGCTACAGGACAACCTCAAGCAGTCAAGTATGTTGATTACTATGTGTTTTCTGAAAAGGGTTTTGTCAGAGATAATAGTCAGGGCTTAAGAATCTCTCCAGATTCTATTTGCTATACGCATTCGGGACTTACAGATAAAGACGGCAAAGTCATTATCTCATATCTACACAAAGCAATTAAGCCTTTGAATCAGCTCCGAATGCTTGAAGATGCTACAGTCATCTACCGCATTTCAAGAGCACCTGAACGTAGAATTTTCTATATTGACGTTGGTAATCTGCCTAAAATGAAAGCAGAACAATACTTGCGCGAGATTATGCAGAAGTACAAGAACAAACTAGTATATGACGCAAGCACTGGTGAAATTCGTGACGATAGAAGATATCAGACAATGCTTGAAGACTTCTGGCTACCAAGACGCGAAGGCGGTAAAGGCACAGAGATTACTACACTTCCTGGTGGACAAAACTTAGGCGAAATTGAAGACGTACTATACTTCCAAAAGAAGATGTATAAGTCATTGAACGTTCCTATTTCAAGACTAGAATCTAATGACGGATTCTCACTAGGTAGAGCTTCTGAAATTACAAGAGATGAATTGAAATTCAACAAATTCATTCAAAGATTGCGCCTAAGATTCTCGCATCTATTCGATAAGCTACTAGAAACACAGCTATTGCTTAAGGGCATTTGCACAAAGCAAGAATGGCAACAATTAAAAGAAGATATTTCTTATGATTACGTTTCTGATGTATATTTCACTGAGCTAAAAGAAGTTGAAATTATGAAAGAGCGTCTAGCGATTCTTACAGACCTCGATCCGTTCGTTGGCAAATATTTCTCTCTTAACTATATCCGTACTAATATCTTACGTCAATCTGAAGATGATATTGAAAAGATGGATAAAGAAATGCTAGAAGACGCAGAGAAAACAGCAGCAGTAGCAGAGGATGAGCCACCTCCACCTGAACCAAAACCTATTCCAGTTACACTAGCTAAGCCAGCAGAATAACTGAATATTAAGTTTTTATAAATATATAAAGCAAATTAAGGAGCTATATCATGGAACATATTCAGACAGCATTACAACACGCTTATCAAGCTAAGCCTTTAGAATTTAAAAATTCTATCATTGCAGCATTAGAAGATAAACTAAGCGATGCATTAGAGATGAAAAAAATGTCAGTTGCCAGTACAGTTTTAAAACAAGATGAATCGTCTTCGGAAGAAGAAGAAGATGAGTCACCAGAAATTTCAGAGGTTAATTCAGATGAAGAGCTTTAAGGATTTTATTCAAATAAACGAGCTTAAACTGCCGAAGTATTCGCATGGCGGCGCATACGACATAATCAAAGCTAAGATGAAAGAAGATGTTGACGCAACAGAAGTTCTTTTTAGCCTTTATGAAAATTTAAGCGCAGAAAATCAAGAGATGTTTTTAACTAGATTAGAATCTGATGCAGATGCGTTATTAGATTTTGCTACAATTTCAAAGGTAGAATAAAATGGCTGATGCAGTAACAACACAAGTATTAAAAGACCATGCTTCAGCATGGGCAGTAAAGCTAACAAATATTTCTGACGGAACGGGTGAAACAAACGTTAGAAAAGTTACAGCCAATTCTTTGATCGCAACTAACGGCGACAATTCAACACAGAGATTAACTATCACAAAACTCTTTTGGTCAGTAGCATCTGGAACAAGTTCATTAATGTCTCCTAGAGTTACTATTCTATGGAATGGAACTTCAGCAAACACAGTAGCAGCTACATTGACTGGTTCAGGATATTGGGATTTAGTAGCAAGTGGTCAATGTCCAATTACAAACAATGCAAGCAATCCAACAGGTGACATTCTATTGTCCACAGTAGGATTTACAGCTAATGCTGCATACACAGTTATTCTAGAAGGTAAGAAGACTTCTGGTTACGTAAGTCGTGAATCAACTGATGACGGCATCTCGCCATAATAAGGAGATAATCACATGAAACTAATCACAGAAATTAATGAAGAAGTAAAGATTATTACCGAGCAAAATGAATCGGGTGGTAAGAACTTTTACATTGAAGGCATTTTTATGCAAGCTGAATTGCCTAATAGAAATAACCGTATGTACTCTCTTCCAATTCTACAAAAAGAAACGAATAGATATGTAACAGAATTCGTAAATAAGAATCGTGCATATGGAGAGCTAGGTCATCCAGATGGTCCTAATATTAATTTGGAAAGAGTGTCACACTTGATCAAGAGCTTAAGACAAGAAGGTAATAACTTCATTGGCAAAGCAAAGATCATGGATACTCCTTACGGCAATATCGTAAAGAATTTATTATCTGAAGGCGCAACTATTGGCGTATCTACAAGAGGCATGGGTTCTCTAATAGAAGGCAAAAATGGTATTAAAATTGTTAAGGACGACTTTCACTTAGCAACAGCAGCAGATATCGTAGCCGATCCTTCTGCACCTGATGCATACGTGCGTGGCATTATGGAAGGCAAAGAGTGGGTTTGGGATAACGGAGTAATTAGAGAAGCAGATGTTGTAAAACAAAAAGAAGTCATTCAAGGTTCTTCTAAGAAAAACTTAGAAGAAAATATGATTAAAGTTTTCCAAGATTTCATTTCCAAATTATAACTTGTATAAATAGATATAGTTAAATATCATAAAAAGGAGACCTATTATGACTGATATAAACAGCAAGGATAACGAATTGTTGGAAGGAGAACTTCCACCTGCTTTAAAAGCAGCCATCGAAAAGAAAAAAGCTAAAGCAATGAAAAATGGCGATAGCGAAGAATCTGATGATGATGAGAAAGAAAAAACGATGAAAGAGAAAAACCATTCAAAAATGAAAGAAGATATTGATGCTATTTTCTCAGGCGAATCTCTTTCTGAAGAATTCAAAAACAATGCAAAGGCTATCTTTGAAGCTGCTATTCTAGCAAAAGTTTCTGAAGAAAGAGCAAAGCTTGATGAAGAATACGAAACTAAACTAGAAGAAGAAATTGATTCTATCAATGAAAGCATGATTACAAAGGTTGACGAATACTTAGAGTATGTCGTTAGCGAATGGATGGAAGAAAATAAACTCGCAGTTGAATCTGGTATCAAAGCAGAATTGGCTGAAGACTTTATGGTAGGATTGAAAAATCTATTCACAGAACACTATGTTGATATTCCAGAAGAAAAGTTAGATGTAATTGAAGAAATCACAGAAAAACTTCAAGAACTTGAAATTGAGTTGGATAAAGTTGTTACTGAAAATGTACAAATGACTTCCGAAATCAATGAGTACAGAAAAGAGAATATTGTTAATAAAATCTCTGAAGGTCTTACAGATGTGCAATCAGCAAAATTGAAAAGTCTAGCTGAAGGTATTGAGTATGTTTCGGACGAAGACTATGAACAAAAACTTTCTTTAACTAAGAAGAAATATTTTGATAGCAAAATCGAAGAAGAAGTTGCTCCAAAAAGCAATAGCTTAGATGGTGATGGCGCAGTAAACTTAGATGAATCTTTTGCTCCAGCAATGAATCACTACGTTCAAAGTATATCAAAAATTGTGAAAAGATAACTTTTTATAAATAATAACAGACAGAGTTCCAATTAATACTCAAGGAGAAAATATATGTCAATCGAATCATTAGTAAAAAAATGGGGTCCAGTTCTAGATCATCCTGACCTAGCATCCATTAAAGACAGTCACAAAAGAGCAGTTGTTTCCCAATTGCTAGAAAACCAAGAAGCTTCATGCCGTGAAAATTCTTCAGGCGGATATCGTTCACCAGGTTCTCTACTATCAGAAACAGCACCAACAAACAGCATGGGCGCATCGTCATCTACAGCTGGTGATGGTAACATCGACATTTACGATCCAGTTCTAATCAGCTTGGTTCGCCGTGCGATGCCTAACCTAATCGCATATGATATTTGCGGTGTTCAGCCAATGACAGGTCCAACAGGCTTGATCTTTGCTATGCGTTCAAGATACGCAGCGCAAGACGGCACAGAAGCTTTGTTCAACGAAGCTAACACAGGTTTCTCTGGTGTTTTCACTGGTGTACAAACAGGCCAATCTCCTGCACTAGCTAACGCAACAAACTACACAGTACAAACAGGTATGACTACAGCTACTGCTGAAGACTTGGGTGCTGGTACAACAATGCGCGAAATGGCTTTCTCTATCGAAAAAGTTGCCGTTACAGCAAAAAGCCGTGCGCTAAAAGCTGAATACACAATGGAATTAGCACAAGACTTGAAAGCAGTTCATGGTTTAGACGCTGAACAAGAATTGGCTAACATCCTTTCTACAGAAATCTTAGCTGAAATTAACCGTGAAGTTGTTCGTCAGATCAACATTACTGCTACTATCGGTGCGCAAGAAAACGTAACTACTGCTGGTACATTCGACTTAGACGTTGATGCTAACGGTCGTTGGTCAGTTGAAAAATTCAAGGGTCTAATGTTCCAATTAGAACGTGAATCTAACGCAATTGCTAAAGCAACTCGCCGTGGTAAAGGTAACATCCTAATTTGTTCTTCAGACGTAGCTTCTGCATTGCAAATGGCTGGTGTTCTTGACTACACACCTGCATTGTCTAATGCACTACAAGTTGACGATACAGGCAATACATTTGCTGGTGTTTTAAACGGTCGTATCAAAGTTTACATCGATCCATATTTCGCTGCAACTTCTGGTGTACACTACGCGACAATGGGTTACAAAGGCACTTCAGCATTTGATGCTGGTCTATTCTACTGCCCATACGTACCTCTACAAATGGTTCGTGCAGTTGGACAAGATTCTTTCCAACCAAAGATTGCGTTCAAAACACGTTATGGCATGGTAGCTAACCCATTCGCAACATCTGCTGCTGATGGCGCTCTATCGTTCTCTAACAAGAACATCTACTACCGTAGATTCGCAATTGCTAACTTGATGTAATATCAAAAGCACTGATTGAGCCGAGACACATCGGACACTTAAAAGGGGACTTAAAGGTTCCCTTTTTTTGGTTTATAAATAGACAACAATAACTTATGGAGCATCATCATGGCAGAAACATTTATCAGTCCAGTAAACAAGAGCTTTCTTTCCAACAACAAGTATCAGTTCATTCTAAGTAGAATGCCAAACATTGAGTTTTTCATTCAGAACATTACTCTTCCTGCAATGACATTGCTTTCAACAGATACGCAAACTCCATTCACTAGAATTTCAATACCATCTAATCAATTAGTATTTGATCCATTGGATATCACTATTGCACTTGATGAAGATATGAATGCGTGGTTTGAAGTTTATAACTGGATATATCAGCTAGGCAATCCTACAGGATACGATAAACTCGGTAATCTTACTCGCACTGCTGGACAAAATAATAGCATTACTTCTGATGCTACGCTAACTATCAAAACTAATTCAAACAATCCGAATGTACGCATTACGTTCAAAGACTTGTATCCATCTTCAATATCAAACATCCAATTCACATCTACTGAAGGTCAAGAATTCCTAACAGCAAATATCAACTTCAATTACACAACATATTACGCAGAAAGAGTTGTTTAATATTTGACTTGAAACTAGTATTATGATATAATGAAGAAATTTTATGAGGACAATATATCATGACACTAGACGATATCGCAGCAGAGTGGGCAAAAGATTCTAAAATTGACAAAACAGAATTAGGTGTTGAGTCAATTAGAATTCCAGAACTCCACAGCAAGTATCTGAAAATATTTTTCGATGAACGGAGAAGACTTAAAGGATACCAATTCCAATCTAGAGAAACGTATTTGAAAAAGTATGAATACTACAATGGAAAAATGTCAGAAGAAGAGATGAAAGAGTTAGGATGGGAACCTTTCATGAAGCGGCTGATGAAGGGTGAAGTAGATTACTACCTTGACGCAGACAGAGATATGATTCAAGAAAAAGCTAAGATTGTCAATCAAGAAGAAAAGATTGATATGGTAGCAGAGATAATTAAGAATCTGAATCAAAGAAACTTTCAGATCAAAAATGCAATAGACTACCTCAAATTTACTAATGGTGTTCAATAATTATAATGAGTGATCAAATTTTCGTAAAGAAGAAGAATGATGCATATGCGCTATGCATTGCAGAACCTTCTGTTGAACGAGAGATGCATGATTATTTCACGTTCTATGTTCCAGGATACAAATTCATGCCAGCGTTTAGAAACAAACTCTGGGATGGTAAACTCCGTCTGTATAACATGCAGACAAAAGAAATCTATTACGGACTGATTCCATATATAGCAGCATTTGCAAAAGAACGTGACTATCCATTTGTCGTAGATGATTCTATTGAACCTGCGGATGACTTTCCTGCTTCTGATGCATTAGAATTTATTGATACTCTAGCAGTTCCATTTGAAGTGCGCGACTATCAAATCAAAGCATTCACTTACGCTATAAGAAACCGTAGAGCATTGTTGCTATCTCCTACTGCATCGGGCAAGTCGTTAATCATCTATTTGATCACTAGATACTTAAACAAAAAAACACTTATCATTGTACCCACAATCTCATTAGTAGCACAGCTATATAAAGATTTCAAAGACTACGGATTCGATAGTGATTCTAATATTCACCAAATCATGGGTGGAGCAAGTAAAGACACGGACATGCCAATTGTCATCTCAACATGGCAATCAATCTATAAAATGCCTCAAGAATGGTTTGAAGAATATGATCTAGTCATAGGAGATGAAGCGCATCTATTCAAAGCAAAATCGCTAGTTTCTATTCTGACTAATCTACCAGACTGCAAGTATAGATTTGGACTAACAGGCACACTTGATGGTGCGCAGACGCACAAGTTAGTGCTAGAAGGTTTGTTCGGTAGTGTAAAGAAAGTTACTAGCACAAAAGACTTGATTGACGATGGCAGACTTGCAAGATTTAAAATCAAAGCATTGGTACTTAAATATTCTGAACAGTCATCTAAGGCTTGTAAAGGATTTACATATCAAGAAGAGATAGATTATATTGTCACTAAGCATTCTAGAAATCAATTCATTAAAAACTTAGCAGTAAGCTTAAACGGTAATACTCTATTGTTATATCAATTCGTTGACAAACATGGAAAAATACTGTATAATATGATTAAAGATGCTATAGCTGAAGATAGACCAATATTCTTTGTTCACGGAGATGTTGGTGTAGATGAACGTGAAGAAGTCAGAAGAATTACTGAGAATGAATCGAATGCAATTATTGTTGCATCATATGGCACATTCTCTACTGGTATCAACATTAAGAATCTACATAATATCATATTTTCTTCACCAAGTAAAAGTAAAATTCGCACTCTTCAATCGATTGGTCGAGTATTGCGTCTTGGTGATAATAAAGAAGAAGCTATTCTGTTTGATATATCTGACGATATGACATACAAGAGTACTAAGAATTATACTCTGGATCATTTTATGGAAAGAATGAAGATATATAATGATGAAAAATTTGATTATAAGATTTACACAATCAATTTAAAGGACTGATGAATGCACCAAGAAGAAAAAGAGCAACCATCTTTTGAAATATGTAAAGTATTGAAGTTGACTAATGGCGAAACTATCGTAGGAATTGTTTCTAAAGAAACGTTTTCCTATGTAGAAGTAACTATGCCATATAAATTAACTACTGTTAGTTTGGGTAATGGAAGATCACATTTAGTAGCACAAGAATGGGACAACTCAATCAATGTAGATATTCCTGTGAGAGTATTTAAGACTGCGATTGTTGCAGTTGCGGAACCAAATGAAATAATTATGAAAAGCTTTGCTAATTTAACTGATGATACTCCGATTGAAGATTTCAGTGAAGATGCTAAAGAAGAATTCTATGAAGCAATGCTTAAGAACTTTAACTCAGATAAGATACAATAAGACTTAATCAAAACTGACACCGTAGTATAACACTACCAACCACCACTTGTCAATAGACAAAGAAAGAAATACCATGGCTAGTACACATTATGTAAACAATGCAGACTTCTTGCAGGAAATGATCATCTATAAGAAGATGGTAAAAGATGCAGAAGCGGAAAACAAAGATCGCCCGAGGGTTCCAGAGTATATTGGCACCTGCATGTTTAAGATTGCAACACACTTAGCACGTAAGCCAAACTTTGCCAATTACACATTCAAAGAGGACATGATATCTGATGGTATTGAAAACTGCCTGTTGTACATTGACAATTTTGATCCTGAGAAGTATAGTAATCCATTTGCATACTTTACTCAGATAATTTACTATGCGTTTCTTAGAAGAATCCAAAAGGAAAAGAAGCATATGTACATTAGATACAAGAGTATGCAGAATGAAATCATTAATGTATTAGTAGACAATGCGGGTGAAGAATTCGTATCGTCACATATGAACGGAATGATCAATGATGCATACAGCGATAATTTCATTAAGGAATTTATCGAAGCATTTGAGACAAACAAAAAGAACAAGGCTCCTGCACCAAAAAAGAAAGCTGTAAAGGGAGTTATTAAATTTATGGAGAATGAAGAAAATGAGCAACAATCACACACCATTGCCAGTGCAGCTTGAGTATTGGATTAAAATCGTAGAGAACAAAAGAAGTCCTATGGATTTAAAAGCAAATGCAGTCTTGCATTTACGTTCAGTTCGTGATACAATAAACAATGTCCTTGACGCACCCACTCCTAACCGCTGGAATACTCCCTATAAAAAATGAAAATTTGTTTACTTGGCGATACGCACTTTGGAATCAGAAACGATTCCAAAGTCTTTCATGAATACTATGAGAAATTTTATGATGAAATTTTCTTTCCATACTTAAAGCAGAATGGCATTGATACCGTCATTCAGCTTGGAGATTTATTCGACAGACGGAAGTACATCAACTTCCTGTCGCTGACTGAGAGTAGACGTTACTTTTTTGATAAGCTTCGGAATGAAGGCATTCATCTTCATGCATTGATCGGCAACCATGATATCTTCTACAAGCATACGTTAGAAGTGAATTCGCCCGAGCTATTGCTTAAGGGCTACGACAACATCACGCTATGGAATAAAGAAGGCACATTAGAACTTGATGGACTTGCTATCGATATGATTCCGTGGATGTGTAATGACAATGAAAAGCAGATCATGGACTTTATCAATAGCAGCGTGTCGCCTATCTGTCTTGGTCACTTTGAACTATTAGGCTTTGAAATGTCTAAGGGCGTAGAAAGTCATGAGGGTGTCAAATCGACATTCCTATCACGGTATGATCACGTATACAGTGGACACTATCATACAAAGTCTACAAGTAAAAACGTTAGCTATCTTGGCACACCTTACGAACTATTCTGGAGTGACTACAAAGACATAAAGGGATTCTATGTGCTGGACACTAAAGATAATTCGGTAGAGTTTGTAGAGAATCCATTGCGCATGTTCTACAAGATTAATTACAATGACGCAGACGGACAAGAACTCAATATCGATTACTCAGAATATACAAACACATACGTCAAAGTCGTTGTTATAAACAAGCAGAACCCATTCAAGTTTGACACTATGATGGATGAACTATATAAAGCATTACCGACTGACATTACTATTGTAGAAGACTTCACAGAGGCTTCATTGAACGGTGATGATGACGAAATTAATCAAGCAGAGGATACTGTCACTATCCTATCAAACTTTATTGACCAACAGAATTTGACTAATGTTGATGGAACTAAATTGAAGACACTAATGCGAGAACTCTATGTTGAAGCATTGTCTTCGGAGACAATTGAATAATGATTATATTTAATAAATTACGTTGGAAAAACTTCATAAGCACAGGCAATGTGTTCACAGAGATTAAACTAGATGATGAAGCATCTACGCTAGTCGTTGGTGGTAATGGTTCTGGCAAGTCTACCTTTCTAGATGCAATTTGTTTTGCGTTGTTTGGTAAGCCATTCCGCAACATCAACAAAGCACAGCTTATCAACACCATCAACCAAAAAGATGCAATCGTTGAAGTTGAGTTTACTACTAGCGGCAAGTCTTATAAGATCGTCCGCGGCATCAAGCCAAATATATTTGAAATCTATTGTGACGGCAAGCTAATCACACAAAGCGCAGCAGTAAAAGACTATCAAGAACACTTAGAGAAATTCATCCTCAAATTGAACTACAAGTCGTTTACTCAGATTGTGATTTTGGGTAGTGCATCATTTACTCCATTCATGCAGTTAGCAGCAGCCGAACGCAGATCAATCATTGAAGACTTGTTGGACATTCAGATTTTCTCACGTATGAATTCCGTATTGAAAGATAAAGTTGCAACACTAAAAGATGACTTGAATACTGGTAAGTATAGCATGGACTTGATTAAAGAAAAGATCACTATGCAGACAAAGTACATCAACAACATCAAGCAAGACAAGCAGAATCAAATTGATGTTTATAATGAAAACATTAGCGTAGAAGTTGAGAACATAAAAACATATGCAGTAGCCGCTACCGCAGTAGCATTGGAGATTAGCGCACTTGAAGAATCTATTGAAGATAAAGAAGCTAATGCCAAGATGATTACAAAGTACAGTGGATTAAAAGACAATCTAAACAAAACGGCACTGAAGGTAGATAAAGATATCAAATTCTATACCGAAAACAATGACTGTCCTACATGCAAACAGACATTGACAGAAACGTTCAAGTCTGATATGATAGATGAACGCAAAGTAAAACTTGCGCAAGTCGTTGAAGGAATGAAAACGTTGTCTGTAAAGAATTCAGAAGTCAATGCGAGACAAGAAGAAATTATTCAAGTACTGAAAAACATTGCTGCGCAACAAAAATCATTTAACTCAATTCAAAGTCAGATCATTGCTGGTCAAAGATACATCGAAAAGACAAGAAAAGAAATTGCAGCATTGTCAGCAGAAACTGGCAATATTGAAGTAGAGCAATCAAAATTGACTGGATTAGAAAAGTCTTGCCAAGATCATGAAGATGTTATTCGTGACCTGACAGACAAGCGTTCTTATTTTGATGTTGCAGCTACTCTATTGAAAGACACTGGCATCAAGACTAAGATCATTAGACAATACATTCCAGTTATCAATAAGCTAGTCAACAAGTACCTTGCGACAATGGACTTTTTTGTGAACTTCAATTTGGACGAATCATTCAAAGAAACAATCAAGTCGCGCCACCGTGACGAATTTTCTTACGCATCATTCTCTGAAGGTGAAAAGCAACGGATCGACATGGCGCTTATGCTTACATGGCGCGCAGTTGCAAAGATGAAGAATTCAGCAAACACAAACATCCTGATTCTGGATGAAGTGTTTGATTCTTCACTAGACACTAATGGTACAGAAGACTTGATGAAAATCTTAGGTATGTTGGACGATACTAACCTGTTCGTGATATCACACAAGGGCGATATCTTACAAGACAAGTTTAGGAACGTGATTAAGTTTGAGAAGGTGAATAATTTTTCAAGGATGATAAAATGATTGATATCAATGATGTAGGACTAAAGTTAGTTGAAGAGACTAGCAGCATATTAACACAGGTCAGTGGTGATTTTGATTTCCAGAATCCACTGATGGATCCTAAAGAACTTGCACAGAAGTTGCATTTTCATATGGTCAAGAATGATGGTCTTGGTATTTCAGCATGTCAGATTGGCATACCGCTAAGAGCATTTGCTATGCGTATTGAACAGAATACTCCATTCGTTCTATTCAATCCTAGAATCGTAAACGTATCCGAAAAAGAAATCTCTATGAAAGAAGGATGCTTAAGCTTTCCTCTATTGTTCCTGAACGTAAAGCGTCCAGACGCAGTTAGACTTAGATATCAGACAGAGACTGGTGAAACTGTTACTAATCAATTCATTGGCATGAGTGCGCGAATTGCGTTGCATGAAATGGACCACATGGACGGCAAAGTGTTCACTTCTAGAGCTTCACCGTTCGAGGCTCAAAGAGCATTGCGTAAGCGTATGATTCTAAAAAGAAAAGTGAAATAAAATATGAGCACCGAGGAAGACAAATTCAAACACAGCAAGCGTCTCCTAAAAGACGAAAACGCAGTGAAGAAACAAGTTAGAATTGCAAAAGAGTTTGGTGTGCCAGTTAAAGAACCTCATAAGTTTGCTAAACACCACGCAATGAATTGTGGTAATCCAAAATGTGTTATGTGCATGAACCCACGCAAGTCGTTTGGTGAACTCACAATGCAAGAAAAGAAATTTAATCAACGTGAACGTATCGTGGAGACTTCAAATGATTAAAGAGAAATATCTTGGCGCATACATGAAGACTGCAAAAATATTTGCAGCATTAAGTAGCGCCACGCGCAGGCATGTTGGCGCTATCATTGTCAAAGATGATAGAATTATTTCTATTGGATACAATGGCATGCCAAGTGGATGGGATAATAATTGTGAATACTTGGAATACCAAAGGTTTGATGAACCAATTCTAGTTACCAGACCTGAAGTCCTCCATGCCGAATCAAATGCAATTGCTAAGTTAGCTAAGTCTACCGAAAGTGGTGACGGAGCTTCTATGTTTATCACTTGCAGTCCATGCATAGAATGTGCTAAAATGATCTATCAAAGCGGGATCAAAGAGGTATTCTATGAAGAGGACTATAAGAGCACCCAAGGTTTAGATTTCCTAAATAAATGTGGAATCAAAGTCGTAAAACTAAAGGAATGATATGACAGTAAAAGAAACAACAGCATACGAAAGTTGCATCGGAGAAAAAGTTGAGTTGCCTAAACCAAATTCACTAGTTGAATTTATGGAATTGAATGAAGAAGAAAAGCTTCAGCTAGAACAAGACACAGACAAAGAATGGCAGAAACATTGGATAGGTATGCCTGAGTATTCGCAGCAAGACAATCCTCCATACAAAAAACTTATCGTAAGCTTTAGAACCAAAGAAGACTATGAAGAATTTTCTAAGTTGATTGGCCAAGGTCTTAGCGAAAAGACTAAGAGTATTTGGCATCCAAAACTAGACAGAGATGCTAATGCGCTCCGTCGTTGGATTCAGGAAGAAGCATGATGAACCCGAACTATCCTGTATACATCATATCAAAGGGTAGAGCCGATTCTATGTTTACTTCTCGCTCACTTGCGAGAATGAAAGTCCCTCATTATATTGCAATCGAACCTCAAGATGAAGAGCCGTATGAAAAAGCTCTAGATACTTTCGGTATTAGAAAGTATGTAACATTACTTGTCGCACCATTCAGCAATCATGGTGACGGACCAGGTCGTGCTAGAAACTGGTGCTGGGATCACGCTATCACAATAGGTGCAGAAAAGCATTGGGTTCTTGATGATAACATCAATGACTTCTATCGCCTTCAACACAATCAACGAATTCGTGTAGAGTCTGGTGCTATCTTTAAAGCAGCAGAAGATTTTGTTGATCGATATGAAAACGTTCCTATTGCAGGCTTTCAATACCGATTCTTTATTGCACCCAACTCAAAGTATCCTGCTTACTCAAAGAACACACGGATTTATTCTTGCTTGTTGATTGACAATAATTGCAAGCACCGCTGGCGTGGTCGATACAATGAAGACACTGATATTTGCCTCCGTGTACTGAAAGATGGTGACTGCACAATTCAGTTTAATGTATTCTTGCAAGGTAAAGCAGCAACACAAACTGTTAAGGGTGGCAACACCGAAGAGTTCTATCATAAAGAAGGCACACAAGACAAAACACAATGGCGCGATGGTACATTGAATCCTGAAGGCACAATTAAGAAGTCTCAGATGCTTGTCGATTTGCATCCTGATGTGTCTAAGATTGTATGGAGATACGGCAGATGGCATCACTATGTTGACTATCTTCCATTCAAAAAGAATGCACTCAGATACAAGCCAGGTATTGAGATTGATCCTAAACCAAATAACTATGGAATGAAGTTGACTACAAACTTTAAGGGATAAAGTATGAGTATAGTCAATGAGATTGGTAAAGAAGGATTAAAAAGATATCTTGAAAACTGCGCTAAGGTTGCAGATATTGATATTGAAGATGCATTTAAAGTTACAGTGAATTGTATCAAAGCGCATGATGGCGCAAGTATTAATGATGACGATATGCGCCAAATGAAAGTCCTTGAGAATAGGTGGTATGCGTCATTGAATAGTGAGACACCAGATTATTCTGTCTATTCTGATCCCTATTATTTTTGTGAAGTATGGATGTGCTGGGTAAAATACTCAAGAAGATATCTCAAAGAAATTAATTCTTTCAAGTCAATGTCTGGTAGAAGTATAGTCGATTATATAGGTAATATAGATAATGTTATTGATTTAGGATGTGGCTTTGGTTATACTACTGTCGGTATGAAAGAGTTGTTCCCTAACTCTGATATATATGGAACAAACGTCAAAGATAACTATCAATATAAAATGGCAACAGAGTTAGGCGAGAAACATAATTTTAAAATTGTCGAAAATATTACTCAAATTGAAAATACAAAGTCTAGTTTAATCTTTGCATCTGAATACTTTGAACATTTTGATAGACCTATCGAACATTTAATTGAGGTATTAGAGTATAATTCTCCAAAGTTTATGTTAATAGCTAATACATTTAATGGAAAAGCAATAGGACATTTCAATGAATATAAACACAGTACTAATCGATATAATGGAAAAGAAATTGGAAGATTATTTGGCAAAACATTGAGAGAATACGGATACGAAACTGTTGATACGAATTGCTGGAACAATAGACCCGCATTTTGGGAAAAGAAAAGTAGTTCTAAGTCGCCGCTTGCTAAGTTTTTAATGGATTAATATTTAAAGGATGATAATTATGAAAACTATGTTGATATACTTAGGATGTATCTTCTATACACTGTACATCTATACAGTACTTTTTATGCCTAGAGGTGTTATGGCGATGATTCCAGCTAAGGTACTAGCATTCCCAATGGACAATTGGCTATCCAGAAGGTTTTTCAAGATAAATTGAGGGAATTCGTTGCTTTTTTGCAACAAAACCAAAAATAGTTGTTGACGGGACTGGCAAACCTGTTATTATAGAGTCTTAGTGATTGAGATTTAAGGATAACAGTATGAACCACATAGAACATCCAGACGCATATGCTGCCGCTACCAAGCGCAACATCATCATGAATGCCCGCACGACATTCTTCCGCACAGTTGCCGATGCACCTCAGATTATTGAGTACTTGGATCGTCAACCCGACCGTAACCAATTTGCGCAAAGCCTGCGTATGGCTCTTGACAACTATGGCAAGTTGACAGAAAAACAATGCCAAGCGGTTCGTAACTCTATGGAGCGTGAGGTACAGTGGAAGGCTGAGTACTTAGCTAAAGCCACCGCTGCTGCTGCAAGCCAAAAATTCGTTGGCGAAGTCGGCAAAAAGGTAACCCTTACTGTTACAGTTAAAAAAGAAATTATGGTTGACCGCCCGAAGTTTCATTACTACGATAGCGGTACATCCAACATTCGCCTTTGCCAGGATCAAGATGGCAATGTCATTGTATTCTCGGGCAATGCAGCCTTCCCACTTGAAGGCGAGACGGCTACCATCACTGCCACAGTAAAGTCTCACCGCGTATACAGCCGCAACGGTGTAGACACTCCTCAAACTACGATAATTCGTCCCAAAATTGTTGCTTAAAAACAACAATTCGGTTGCTTTTTTCTGGATGCTGGTGTATAATAAATACATAAATTCGAAAGACTGCCCTAATGCTTGATACCAATATCTCCCGTTCCAATCTAGCTAAACTGTTAGCTACTGAGGACATTACCGTATCTTATAAGAAGGTTGAAACGGCTTCGTTCAACCTTGTTACCCGCGAACTCATTCTCCCAATTTGGAATGACGTTACTCCTGAGATTTATGACCTGCTAGTTGGTCATGAAGTTGGTCACGCACTGGATACTCCTAGAGCATATCTGGATGCTGCTAATGCTGGTGGACGTAATTTTGCTACATTCCTGAACGTGATTGAGGATGCACGGATCGAACGTAAAATCAAAGTGCGCTACCCTGGACTGCGCAAGCCTATGGCTATTGCGTACCGTCAATTCATTGACCGCGATTTCTTCCAGATCAAAGGCAAGGACGTTTCTAAGCTCCTGCTAATTGACAGAATCAACCTACACTTCAAAGTCGGCGCATTTTCTGGCGTTAACTTCTCAGACACCGAATTACCTTTTGTTAAGGAAATTGAAGCCGCTGAACGATTTGAACAGGTTAAAGATATCGCTACTCGCCTCTATTCATATTGCGAGGAAGAGTTAAAGCAAAAGCAGGAAGAGGCTGAGGATCGCCGTGCTAAACAACAGGAAGCTGGTGACGATTCTAATGGCGATTTTGGTTCCGACGATCAAATGGATGATCAAGATGATGACCAAGAAGAATCTCCTGTAGAAGATGGTGATTATTCCAATGAAGATGGTGACGATGGTGATTTTGATGAGGAAGATGCACCTGCTCCTTCTGGATGGTCGGCTGGCAAAATGGATGAAACCGATGAAACCATTGAAGACTACAAGGACGAGGTCAAGTCTCTGACTTCCGAAGCTTTGGAAAACAATCTGAAAGGCCTTGCTGAAACAAAAAACATTCAAGTCGGCAAATTGCCTTCTACAACAGACTTTGACCTGAAAGAAATTATCATTCCGTTCAAGGAACTTTCGTTTTTTGATCCAACATTTTACACTTCCGAATCGTATATGGCTGGTGCATTGAACGAATTCGAAACCAAAAACAAAAATGCTATTTCGTATTTGGTTAAAGAATTTGAAATGAAAAAGAAGGCAGCCGAGTTGCGCCGTGTTACTGTAGCAGATTCTGGTACACTGAACACCAACAAGTTGCATTCTTACAAATTCAATGACGATATCTTCCGTAAGATTGGTTCTATTGCTGCTGGTAAGAATCACGGCATTGTTCTGTTTGTTGACTGGTCTGGCTCTATGCAAGACAACATGCAAGGTACCATTGAGCAATTGCTTACATTGACTACCTTCTGCCGTAAAGTTAATATTCCGTTTGATGTATATGCATTCACTACCGGCTTTGTTAAGAAATCTCTGATTGATCGCCTGAAGAATGATGGTGATGAAAATACGTTGGAACTTAATGCTTTTGGGTTGATGAACATTCTTTCTAGCAACATGAAAAACCAAACTTACAAAAAGTTTGCTAATGACTTGTTGAATTTTGCCTCTGCTATGGCGAACCTATATTTAAAAGATGGTCGCCGTAATTACGCTAGAAACTACATTACGGATGATCATGGTCTTGGCGGCACTCCTTTGAATGCAACTATCATGGTTGCAAGCGAGGTTGTTAATGCTTTCCGTGTTAAAAATAAGTGCGAGATTGTGAATGTAGTTTTTCTGACTGACGGTGAGGACAACTCTAACATCTGGACTAATGGTGATAGAAATTCTCCATACGGATACGCTACTAGAAAGATGATCGGTGCGGGCGACAAAGGCAATGTAAGCTATGTTGAGGATAAAGTTTCTCGCAAAACATATCGTGTTGGCTATAGAGGCATTACACCAACTTTGCTTAATGTATTGAAGGACAATACACAATGCAATTTGATTGGCTTCTACATTATCGCTAAGAAAAAAACTCATTTCGATAATGCTGGTGTGCGCCTCGGTGTAAAAAACTTGGTCGATGGATACACATCATTCAAGGCTGACAAATTTTTCAGCATTACTGATTATGGATATGATGAATACTTTTTGATTCCTGGCGGTTCTGACTTGTCGACCGATGATGATTCTCTGGAAGATATCGTTGGCAAGGAAGCAGTAACTACCCGTAAACTGCGTGGTGCATTCCTCCAGATGAACCAAAACCGCTTGCTGAACCGGGTTTTACTGTCAAAAGTGATCAAAAAGCTTGCTTAAATGTTGTAAAAAAGCAACGGTTTGCAAAATAACCGTTGACTCTCCGCAAGAACCATGGTATAATAGAGTTTAGATTGATTGATTTACAAGGTTTATTATGATTACCACTCAAGAAAAAATTGCGTTTATTACCGAAGCTTCCAAACGCTACGGCGCTACAGTTACCCGCCAACAATTGCGGGACATGATGGCAGAAGGCATCATCAAGCGCCAAATCTGGTTTGAATGCAATAAATACAGGTGTGGTCGTGCCGAGTATGCACTACCCTTTGAGGAATTCTCCCTCACCCCTCCTTCTGGTATCGTTTCCAATGCGCCCATTGAAACGGTAGAAAATGTAGTACCTATGGCTAAAAAAACAGAATCGGCTCCAGTAGTAGCCAAAGCGCCAACCCGCATTTCGTCCGTTCAACGGATGCAAGAGGGAGCTATCATTCCTAAAGTGAATGACTTGTATGTGCCGTTCGGCTTTTTCGATAACATGAAACGGATCGTAGGCTCACGCCGTTTCTATCCTGTGTTTGTTTCTGGTCTGTCTGGTAACGGCAAGACTTTCATGGTAGAACAAGCCTGTGCGCAACTCAAGGTAGAATGCCTCCGTGTGAATATCTCTCCTGAAACGGATGAGGATGACTTGATCGGCGGCTTCCGTTTGATTGACGGTGAGACAAAATGGTTTGACGGTCCTGTCGTGCAAGCTATGAAGTCTGGTGCAGTCCTGATTCTGGACGAAATTGACCGCGGCTCTAATAAGCTTATGTGTCTGCAAGGCGTTCTGGAAGGTAAAGGTCTTTTCGTTAAGAAGACTGGCGAATTCGTAGAGCCTGTGACTGGCTTCAACGTTATCGCTACTGCTAACACAAAGGGCAAGGGCGATGACAGCGGTCGGTACATGGCAGCTACAATCCTTGATGATGCGTTCCTAGAGCGTTTCCCTATCACGGTTGAGCAGGAATATCCTGACGTTAAAGTAGAGACTAAAATTCTCACCAAACTGTTCACTAGCCTCGGCATCAAGGATAAAGTATTCGCCGAAAATCTGGTGAAGTGGGCTGATATCATCCGTAAGACTTTCGAGGAAGGTGCTATTGATGAATTGATTTCTACTCGCCGTTTGTCTCACATTGCCGAAGCTTACACTATCTTCAACAATAAGATGGAAGCCATTCGCTACTGTATCAACCGCTTTGATGCCGAGACTAAGACTTCATTCTTGGACTTGTACACCAAGATCGATGCTGAGACTAACATGCCAGCGCAGTCGGCACCTTCGACAGTGCCAACGCAGGCAGTAGAAGATGAAGAAATTCCTTTTTAATTAGCTGAATTATCTCAGAGGACCACTTGTAAGTGGTCCTTTTTTCATATATAATAGTGTATGATATTTTTTAACATGTGGAGAAATAATGGAAATTGAACTGAATCTTGAACAACTAAGAGGTAAGAAAATCTTTTTGGCTACACCTATGTACGGTGGACAATGTCATGGATCATATACCAAATCTATTGCAGACTTAATGGTAATCTGCACCCAACATGGAATTCAACTTAAGTTGTTTTACTTGTTTAACGAATCCCTAATTACTCGCGCACGAAACTATCTTGCCGATGAATTTTTGCGGAGTGATTTTGATCATTTGGTTTTTGTTGATAGCGATATCCAATTTGAACCTTATGACATTCTTGTTATGCATCACTACGCAATTAACAATCCTAATATGGGCGTTGTTTGCGGTCCATATCCAAAGAAAGCAATTTCTTGGGAGAAGATCAAGATGGCAGTCGATAAAGGATATGCTGACAGAGACCCACAAGTCCTAGAAGACTTTGTTGGTGACTTTGTATTCAATGCAATTGACGGTATTGAAAAATTCAGCGTAGAAGAACCAGTACAAGTAAAAGAAGGCGGCACTGGATTCATGCTTATCAAGCGTGAAGTATTCACAAACTTTGATGCAATGTGGCCTGAACGTTCGTACAAACCAGACCACGCACGTACTGTTAACTTTGATGGCAGTCGTGAGATTATGGCATACTTTGATTGTGTCATTGATCCAGAATCTAAGCGTTACCTGTCTGAGGACTATATGTTCTGCCAGTATGCTAGAAAATCTGGCTCAGAAGTATGGATGCTACCGTGGCTCAAACTGAAACACGCAGGCACATTTATCTTTGGCGGTTCACTTGCAGCTATGGCAGCAATCGGTGCGTCAGCAACAGCAGATAGAAACTCACCAAAACGATAATCAAAATGGCACCAGATTATAAATTTGGTGAAGATGTGATCCTTCAAGAACTGAAGGATTACATTGATGCTACCTACAATCTACACTATGCAAGAACCAAATTTCAAGCTACAGAGTTTATTATCGACTCTGGACATGGAGAAGGCTTTGCGCTAGGCAATATTATGAAGTACACACAGAGGTATGGTAAGAAGAATGGCAAGAACAAAGCAGACTTGCTAAAGATTCTCCACTATGCTATAATGGCTATGCATGTACACAAAACAAATGAAGAAGGAAAATTATGAAACTCAGTGAAGCTACAATAAATGTTCTAAAGAACTTTTCAACAATCAATACAGGACTTGTATTCAAACAAGGCAATGTATTGCGCACAATCTCTAAAGGACAAACTGTTCTCGCTAAGGCAACTATTCCAGACAGCTTTGATCATGAATTCACTATCTATGACTTGAATCGGTTCTTGTCTTTGATCGGTACTCTTGACTTACCTGAACTAGCTTTCAAAGAAGGCGAAAAGACTATCAAGGTTGTATCTGGTAAATCTAAGACTACTTATGGGTTGTCTGACGAATCTATGGTTGTTGCACCTCCAGCTAAAGATATCAAGATTGAAAATCCAGAAGTGAGTTTCATTTTGACTAAAGATGACCTTGCTCAGGTATTACAAATGGCTGGTATATTGGGCCTTCCTAATATTGCATTGCGAGGTGATCGAAACAAAATGACCCTTGTTGCATTAGATGTAAAGAATGTCGATTCAGACGTTTTCTCGGTTGAAGTCGGCACTACTACAGCAGAATTCGAGGCATTGTTTGTTACTGAAAATTTAAAGATGGTTCCCGCGGACTATAATGTCACAATCTCTTTTAAGGGAATTTCACACCTCAAGCACACTACTGAACCAATAGAATACTGGTTAGTCCTTGAGCCAAAATCCAACCACGCAGAGTAACTCATGGAGAAACTGTTAATTAAAGTACCAGTCTCTCTTGGAGAACTTGTCGATAAGATTACTATTCTTAGGATCAAACAGGCATGTATGACAGATGAAGAAAAACTGTCTAACGTAACGCATGAATATAATATGCTTGTTGCTATTCCAGAATACGTTGCAGTTAAAGATACCATTGCATCACAAGAAGCGGAATTACATAAAGTTAATCAGCGCCTCTGGTATTATGAAGAAGATATCCGCGACTTTGATAAACTGGAAAGTCCAAATATATTTGCACTCATGAGAGTTGCAAAGGGCATTCACACCACAAATGATGAACGTAGCCAAATCAAAAAAGAAATCAATATTATGTGTAACTCTGAACTAGTAGAGGAAAAATCCTATGAGTAATGTTATCGTCCCATCTTCACCTGAAGACAGAAAGAAAATCAAAGATGCATTGATTGAAATTTCATCATCACTCACTCGCATGGAAGCAGAACGTGATTTGATCAAGGACATTCTTGCTGAAGTAGAAGATAAATTTGAGTTGCCTAAGAAGTATATTCGCAAGCTTGCTAAGATTTATCATAAGCAAAACTACGCTGAGATTCGCCAAGAGCAAGATGACGTAGAGACTCTATACGAAACTGTGACTGGACCAGCAGCATGACAGTAAATACTAAGCGAAGTTTTCTAAGAGGCGCAGGATTATTTGGACTCATTGCTGGTATTGGCAGTGCAGCAGCAGCGGAATCTTTGACTGCTTCATTACCAGAAGTAAAAGAAGATATTAGTCATCTAGCGCCGCCACAGAATGCTACTACTATTCAATTTACAGGCGCATATGGCAAACAGCCAGAGCCTCAACCCGTGAGTGCCACATGTGGCAATTCTTTTTACATTAACGGATTCAATCAAGAAACGACACACAAAGTATGTATGTCTGTTGGACTTGACAATCGCCTTTGGCTAAAAGTTGGTGATGAATGGCGCCGTGTCGCATTGGAATCTTAACATTGTGTTTGCATTCTAACATCGCCTGTGTTACAATACGTAGGTGATGTTACACTATTATTATGAGGTATATTGATGATTGAAGATTTCTTGTGGGTCGAGAAGTATCGCCCTAAGACTGTAGAAGAGACTATTCTTCCTGCTGATCTTAAAACTACATTCGCAAAATTCGTGTCAAATGGGAATATTCCTAATTTGATTCTGACTGGTGGTGCTGGCGTTGGTAAGACTACTATAGCTAGAGCAATGCTTGAAGAACTTGGGTGTTCTTATATCGTAATCAACGGATCGATGAACGGTAACATCGATACTCTGCGGAATGAAATTAAAAATTTCGCATCTACTATGTCATTTAAAGGCGGTCGTAAATATGTTATCCTGGATGAAGCAGACTATCTCAACCCTACTAGCACACAGCCAGCTTTGCGCAACTTCATGGAAGAGTTTTCTGCTAATTGTGGCTTTATCCTTACTTGCAACTTTCTTAATCGTATCATCCAGCCTCTACATTCCAGATGCTCAGTCATTCAATTTAAGATAAGCAATACAGATAAGCCAAAGCTTGCTGCACAATTCTTTAAGCGTGTTAGTGGCATTCTACAAAAAGAAGGTATTGAGTTTGAGCCTCCTGTTGTTGCAGAAGTAATCAAGAAGCACTTCCCAGATTGGCGTAGGGTGTTGAATGAACTTCAACGCTATTCTGCTACAGGTAAGATTGACACTGGCATTCTATCTAATGTCATTGAGGTGTCTATCAAGAATCTTCTTGATACTCTTAGGTCGAAAGACTTCTCTACAATGCGCAAGTGGGTTAATGAAAACAATGACAATGATTCATCGGTGATCTTCCGTAACCTGTTTGATAACATCCTAGAGTACATTGAGCCAGCATCCGTGCCTGTGTTCATTATGCTCCTGTCTGAGTATCAATACAAAGCTGCATTTGTTGCTAATCCTGAAATCAATATGGCTGCATTCTTGACAGAGGTCATGGCATCGTGTGAAATCAAATGACACAAACAAAAGAAGTTAAAATGCAGATGCTTGGCAACTACGGTGAACGAATCGTAGGTGAAGTACTGCGTTCTATTGGATATGATGTAGTCTATTCAGATGATCCCTATGACAGAACTAAAGATATGACTGTCAATGGATCGACTGTTGAGATTAAGACTCAAGTTCCATTCTATTCAGAAAAAGCATTCTCTATTAGTGCTAAACAATTGAGAAAATGTAATAGTGTTGACTATGTTGTATTTGTTGCAGTTCCTTCAATGAGCATGACTAGTATTGGTCGTGGTAACTCTATTGATGGCAACATCTATACAGTAGACCCACAGATAGCTAAATGGCGCAGTCGGACTACAAACGATGGCCGTTCAATGTATTTGATGGATATCAATCAGCCTGGAGTAACACTATGTCACAAAATAACAAATCAAAAAATTCTGAACAGTCTAACAAAGCTAACAACAAGCAAAGCATAGTCTTAGATGGAGTTGAGTACGATCCGTTTTCTCTCCTGAAGATTGTTTCACACACTAAAAAAGATCCATTCAAAGACTTGGAGAACCCAGAACTCCTAGACAAATACTACAAAGAAAAGTGTGCATGGATCATTAACACTGGACTATCCCTGTTTCCTGATTCGATTCTGGCTGCTAATGAAATGAACCGAAGTTCCCATCTAGACGGAAGACTTCAATTCACGTATTTACTAAATACTCTTAGACCTAGGAATAGGTACGAGAAGTGGTTGAAAAATCGTGTGTCGCAAGAAGTTAAAGACGTTTCGGAATATTATGGTTACAACATTACCAAAGCCAAAGAAGCACTTAAGATTCTCTCCGATGAAGATTTAAAGATCATTCATACTAAATTAGAAAAAGGTGGATAGAACACCGGGGAGATGTTATGGACATTGAAAGATTATTGGAGATCACTCTTGCTGAAAAAGATGATTTCCTAAAGGTAAGAGAAACTCTTACTAGAATTGGAGTGGCTTCAAGAAAAGAAAACAAATTGTTCCAGTCGTGCCACATTCTCCACAAGCGTGGTAAATATTACATTGTACATTTTAAAGAGTTGTTTGCACTAGATGGTAAAGACACAGACTTTGATGAAGATGACTTGGGTAGACGGAACACTATTGCGAACTTGTTGGCTGAATGGGGATTGCTTAAGATTGTTGATCCTGAAAAATCAAAAGACCCTATCGCACCTCTGTCACACATCAAAGTAATTTCATATTCCGAAAGAACAAAATGGGAGCTTGTTACTAAATATAGTATCGGTAGCAACACTAGAAGGATAAATTAAAATGGAAGAACTAATTCAAGCACTCAAAGTAAATTTGGCAACACACTTTTCATTTTACTTAAAGACGCAATACTACCACTGGAATGTCACTGGTCCAAATTTCTTTCAATATCACACAATGCTACAAGGCATCTATGAAGAAGTTTATGGTGTAGTGGACCAACTTGCAGAAGAGATTCGCGCATTAGATGCATATGCTCCAGGTAGCTTCAAAAGATATGGCGAATTATCTCTGATTAAAGATGATGAAACAGTTCCTCCAGCTGAGGCAATGTTCAGTAATTTGCTTTACGATATTGTGTTAGTCCAAAACAATATCAAAGCCGTTTATGATCTAGCAGAGCAAAACGGACTGCACAATCTTTCCAATCTTATGGCAGAACGCCAAGATGCGTTTCGAAAACACGCATGGTTTCTAAAAGCAACGTTGAAGTGACTTGACAAACGTTGAAAAATATGAGATAATGTTATCTCACTATCGCTAAGGAAACTTAGTTTTTTATTATTAAATACTCGAAAGGTATATTATTATGGCATTTGTAAAATCAAACAAAACTCAGGCAGAACTCTTGATATCGTATTTGCGCGGCAAGGGCCGTGGCATTACTGCACCTCAAGCTAACGCATTGTTCGGCGTAAAGAATCTACGCGCACGTATGAGCGACCTCCGCATGGAAGGCTTCAAGGTTCGCACTTCTCTAAACACAGAAGGACGTACAAAATATTACGTATCACGCCGTAAAATCGGTCAAGCCTGATATAAATAATAATTCTCAGGGATGGGAAGATAGGCTGGTACCCTATTCAATCACTACCAAAGAACCCACCTTAGGGCTGTTGTCGCCAACGGTAATTGGCGTCCGAGCAATTGAACTGCACCGCGTTAGTGTGCCCTGTATAAAGTAAGCAGGACAATCCGCATTGCCTTCGGGGGTGCATACAAAACTTAACTCGCTTAATAGGAGAAAACTATGACAGACTTTAAAATCGGTAAAATCTCATTTGGTCCAGCATTCAAAGACTTTGATAAATATTTCGTAGGCTTTGAAGATCAACTGAACCACATGCAAAAGCTTCACGCTGATGTAACAAAACACATTCCCGGATATCCTCCATACAACATCAAGAAGACTGGTGATAATACATACAGTATTGAACTTGCGGTTGCTGGATTCGCACAAAGCGAAATTGATATCGAAATTGATGATGGTAAACTTATCGTCAAAGGCAATGTAGCTTCAAAAGAAAATGAAAAAGAAGAAGACTTCTTATTCAAAGGTATTGCTAATCGTGGGTTCACTCGCGCATTCGCTATCGCTGATCAATTTGAAGTTAAAGACGCAGAGCTATTCAATGGTATGCTAAAGATCGTTTTAGATCGTTTGGTGCCAGAAGAAAAGAAGCCAAAAAAAGTGCCAGTAAAGACTAAAGGCAGCAAGCAATATTTGACGGAAGAAGATTTATGATAACTACTATCTTAAATTCACTTTCAAATGTCGTATCATTTATTTTACGTGACAGAACTCAGACATTAGAGCAATACATCATTGCAAATAATCCTCAGGACGCCGCAGAAGTAGAATATTTAGAACGCCAATACAGTATGCGTAATTCACTAGGAAGACTTATCTAATAGTGAACAACACACAAGGGTGCCACTCGGCACCCATTTTTATTATAGGATTATAAAATGAGCGAACTTAGAATTTTAAAATTGATTTCTGGTGAAGAAATTGTCGGTGATATTTTATCAGACACCGCAGATGGTGTACTAATTCAAGACCCATGCAGTTTAGGACTTATGCAAAGTCCAACAGGCCCAAGACTAAACATGATGCCGATGTTAATTTTCTCTGAACAGAAAAAGGTACAACTTCAAAAATCACACATCATCTACATAGTTACGGTTGCACAAGAGATACAAAACAAGTATAATGAGATATACGGTTCAGGAATCATCCTGCCAAAACCATCGGCAATTATTAAATAATGAAATTTTATACAAACTTTAGCAAGTACGGCAACACAATCCTCGTCCGAGGTTACGACAACGGACGTAGGTTTGCAGAAAGATTGAACTACAATCCTACGCTATACTTGCCATCGCGTGAAGCAACCAAATTCACTACACTAGATGGCTCATATGTTGCTCCTGTAAAGCAGGGTACAATGAGTGACGCAATGGAGTTTGTTAAAAAATATGATAGTGTCGATAACTTTTCTATCTATGGATCAACTAACTTTCAATACGTATGCATTGATGAAGAATATCCAGGTAAGCTTGACTATGATCGGTCGTTGATCAGAGTTGCAAACATTGACATTGAGGTTGGCTCAGAGAATGGATTTCCTGAGCCTGCTAGTGCTAGTGAAGTAATCACTGCAATTACTTTCAAGATTGATGACCACTATCATGTGTTCGGTTGTGAATTCTTTATGCATGAACGCAAAGATGTTACTTACTACGAATGTAACAATGAAGTTGCATTGATCATGAAGTTTCTTGAGCTATGGGAAATCACTTCACCTGATATTGTGACTGGTTGGAATGTCCAGTTCTTTGATATTCCATATCTTATCAATCGGATCAATCGACTTCTTGGTGAAGAAACTGCAAAGCGCCTGTCTCCTTGGAAGCGTATCAGTACTCGCAACGCAATAATCATGAACCGTGAGGAGATTGAGTATGAACTTGTTGGAATTACGGTGCTTGACTACCTTAAGCTATACAAGAAGTTTACTTACTCACAACAAGAAAGCTTTAGACTAGATCACATCGCATTCATTGAACTCGGTGAACGCAAGCTCGACTATTCTGAGGTAGAGAATCTACACCAACTGTACAAGACAAACTTTCAAAAGTTTATTGAGTACAACATTCATGACGTTGAACTTGTTGACAGAATTGACAATAAGATGCAATTGATTGACATGGCACTTGCACTTGCATATGACGCTAAGGTGAACTACGGTGACGTATTCACGCAGGTGCGCATGTGGGACACATTGATTCACAATGAACTGCTAGAGCGTGGCATTGTTGTGCCGCAGAACGTTAGCACTCCAAAGAATGCGCAGTATGCTGGTGGTTATGTTAAAGATCCAATTGTTGGCAAGCATGAATGGGTTGTGTCATTTGACTTGAACAGTCTGTACCCGCACTTGATCATGCAGTATAATATTTCTCCTGAGACACTGGTGCAAGGCAAGCATGTTTCTATTACAGTTGATAATTTACTGAACAGCAAATATGACATTGAAGATGAATATTGCATGGCAGCAAACGGACACTTCTTTAAGCGTGACAAGCAAGGCTTCTTGCCTGCAATGATGGAACGCATGTACAATGACCGATCAATGTACAAAAAGAAAATGATTCAATCTCAGAAAGACTATGAAGCAGCAACTACTCCTGAAGCAAAGCGCAAAGAGAGCTATCAGATTTCGAAATACAAGAATCTCCAGTTAGCTAAGAAGGTTCAATTGAACTCAGCTTACGGTGCATTAGGCAATGAGTACTTTCGATTCTTTGACATTCGCCAAGCAGAAGCTATTACTCTATCTGGTCAGTTAGCTATTCGTTGGATTGAAAATGAAATGAATGGATACCTGAACAAACTTCTAAGCACAGAAAACGTTGACTATGTTATTGCATCCGATACTGATTCGATCTATGTACACCTTGGTCCTCTTGTGCAAAAGGTGTACGGTGCTGATGGCAAAGTTTCTATTCCAAAAGAAAAGATTGTAGAGTTTATCGACAAGGTGTGTGAGCAAAAGCTTCAACCGTTTATTGATAAGTCATACCAAAAGCTTGCTGATAACATGAATGCATTTGATCAAAAGATGCAGATGAAACGTGAATCGATTGCAGACACTGGAATCTGGACTGCAAAGAAGCGATACATCCTGAACGTATGGGATAATGAAGGTGTTCGCTATGCAAAGCCTAAGCTTAAGATGATGGGTATCGAAGCAGTGAAGTCTTCTACACCAGCATCATGCCGTGATAAGATTAAAGAAGCACTTGAGTTGATCATAACTGGTACCGAAAAAGAGTTTCAAGCATTCAATGCAAAATTCAAAGAAGAGTTTAAGACACTGCCATTTGAATCGGTTGCGTTTCCTAGAGGCGTAAGTGAGTTGACTAAATATAGTGATAACGTGTCGCTATACGGCAAAGGTACTCCTATTCATGTTCGTGGTTCTCTAGTGTATAACAACCTATTGAAGAAGCATAAGCTTGAGAAGAGATATCAGCCTATCAAAGATGGCGACAAAGTTAAATTTTGCTATATGAAAGTTCCAAACCCAACACAAGAAAATGTCCTGTCCGTAGTGAACATGTTGCCAAAAGAAATGCAGCTTGAGAAGTATATTGATTATGATCTGCAATTCGATAAAGCTTACATTGATCCTATGAAAAGCATTGTGACTACGTTCGGATGGAATACGGAACATAAATCAAACTTACTAGGATTTTTCTAATGTCAAACATACCACAAGAGTATCTAACAATTCGCCATGAAGAAGATTTTGGATTTAGCGCAGTAGATGAAATTGAACTCAAGCAGGTCACCGACACAAACACGCTAGAGACAAAGGTCATTCGTGAAACTGTATCGTCATCAAGCGAAGCAGTCACTCGCCTTGAAGAGAAGGTCGATTCTATTCTACAGCTATACAAAGATGGCAAGCTAGGGCTAGAAGCCGAACGCACAGAGTTATTAGCTACAACTTCAGGCAAGCTAAAAGAGCTAGAGCAAATTATTATGCCTTTGCTTATCAATCTAATGAAGACGCCAGACAAAGAATACATTTACTGGCCCAATCGTAAAGATAAAATTCAAGAGCAGATCGACAAGATTCTAGCTATCACTAGGGCGTAATATGGGATTCGTTCTTCTATTATTTTTCAATGCATTGCTATTGTCTAGTATCGCAGCGTACTATTCAATCGCAGGCTTGATTGCTATATTCTCAGCAGCACCTCTATCCATCGCAATGATGGGCGGTTCACTAGAGCTTGCTAAACTTGTAACAGTTAGTTGGCTCTATAGAAACTGGAATGATGCGCCTAGAATAATGAAATACTACTTCACCGTAGCAGTAGTCGTTTTGATGTTCATCACTTCATTAGGTATCTTTGGATTCTTATCTAAAGCACACACTGAACAAGGAAGCGCAAACTCAAATATTACTGCACAGATTGAAATGATTGATGATAAGATAAGAGTTGAAAAGGAAATTATTGATGATAATCGCAAAGCACTCAAACAACTTGATGAATCTGTGGACCAAACTATGGGTCGCACAAAAGATGAAAAGGGTGCCACTCAAGCATCTCAATTACGCAAAGCCCAACAAAAAGAGCGTACTAGAATATCTTCGGATATTTCAGAAGCACGAAAGAAAATTGCAGAGTATAATGTGGAGAGATTTCCACTGGAAACCGAAACCCGAAAGCTTGACGCCGAAGTTGGTCCAATCAAGTACATTGCAGCCTTGGTGTATAGCGAAAGCGAAAGCGAAGATGATAAAGCATCAATCGAAAGGGCTGTTCGATTTATAATCATACTGCTAGTTTCCGTTTTTGATCCGATGGCAGTCTTGCTAATCATTGCAGCTAACTACAATCTGAATCTTTTGGCACGTAAGAGGGAGTATTTACAAACGGCAACTATCGATCCTATTCCAATGGAAAAGAAAGAAGTTGATGCACATAGGATGTACCATAGGGATCAAGACTCTATGTAAATTTGACAGGATAGGTTATTAATGATATAATGTGTTTAGCGCATTTTTTATAAAGGTGAATAATAATGGGTAATTTTTTTACAGACTTAGTTGATCAGTTGAAAGATGAAGATACGAAAATTCTTGCTGATGGTGATGCGTCAGCAGAATTTAGTGGAAGCATTGACACTGGATCATACGCATTGAACGCACTGCTATCTGGCAGTATCTATGGTGGCGTTCCCAACAACAAAGTGACAGCATTCGCAGGTGAATCTTCAACAGGTAAAACGTTTTTTGTCTTGGGTGTTGTTAAGCAATTCTTAGATGACAATCCAGATGCTGGCGTAATTTACTTTGATTCCGAAGCAGCAGTCACAAAACACATGATGGAATCTAGAGGCGTAGATACGAAGCGGGTTGTTATCTCTGAGCCAGATACAATTCAGAAGTTCCGTCATACTGCACTCCAGATCATTGAGAAGTACGCAGCACAAAAAGAATCAGCACGTAAGCCTATGATGATGGTTCTAGATTCTCTTGGTCAGCTATCATCTACAAAAGAGATGGAAGACACCTCAGAAGGTAAAGAGACTAGGGACATGACAAAGAGCCAAACTCTTAAAGCTACATTCCGCGTATTGAATTTAAAGCTTGCTAAGATTGGTGTTCCTTTGCTTGTAACGAACCACGTTTATGATGTTGTCGGTGCATACTTCCCAACTAAAGAAATGTCTGGTGGTTCTGGCTTGAAGTACACAGCATCCACAATCGTGTATCTGTCTAAGAAGAAAGACAAAGATGGCACAGATATTGTTGGTAACATTGTAAAAGCAAAGCTACAGAAAAGCAGACTAACAAAAGAAAATTCGTTTGTTGAAATTAAGATCACCTACAGCAAGGGCTTAGATCGCTACTACGGACTGCTAGAAATTGCAGAGAAGTATGGCATCATTAAAAAAGTCTCTACTCGCTATGAGCTATCTAATGGCGTAAAGGTCTTCGGAAAGAATATCAATGAAGAACCTGAAAAGTATTACACTAAAGAAATTCTAGACCAAATCGATGAAGCTTGCAAGAAAGAGTTCTTGTACGGACAAGATGTTATTGGCGGCGCAAGAGTTGATGAGGACGAAGCGGAGTTAGAACATGCTAATTGATATCGACTATGCAGTTACTCAAGAGGATATCAAGTACAAAGACAAAGATGTTGTTGCAGCTATCGAAATTCTAAAAGGCGATTTTGCAAGTGTTAAGTTTTACTTCGGTGAGTTAAACTTTGCCGAAGAAGAGAATCCAGATGGTACCTTTTCAATCAGCTTCAACTATGATATAATAGGTGAAGAGAACGAATGGCTTAGAGGAAAAGAAGAGTTCGAAGTGGTACTTGGTCGCATTTTAAACGACCTGCTAAGACATTCCTTAGACATGGCACAACAGAGGTATGATAATGAGTCTGGAAAAGAAAATACTGAAACACATCCTGAATGATGATGGATATGTACGTAAAACATTACCTTTTATAAAGTCAGAATATTTCACAGAAGCTTCCGAAAAGATTGTATTCAATCACGCATTTGACTACTACACAAAGTATAACGCACTGCCTACAGTTGAAGCACTTATCATTGAGATAGATGCTAAGAAGAACATTTCGGAAGATCAATACAAAAAAGTCCTTTCGCTAATTACAGAGATAAATTCTGAGGAGTATTCTCCTCAGGATACTGATTGGTTAGTTGACCAGACAGAGAAGTTTTGCCAAGACAAAGCTATCTACAATGCTATCATGCAAAGCATTACGATTCTGGATGAGCATGAAACTTCTAAGCTAGACAAAGGCGCTATCCCAGGCATTCTATCGGATGCTTTGGGTGTGTCGTTTGACAATCACGTTGGTCACGATTTCATTGAAGACGCAGAATCTCGCTATGAGTTCTATCATAGAGTTGAAGAGCGTATTCCATTTGACCTCGACTATCTAAATCGAATCACAAAGAACGGTCTTCCTAAAAAGACGCTGAACATTATTCTTGCAGGCACTGGTGTCGGTAAGAGTTTGTTTATGTGCCATTGTGCAGCAGCTAATCTTACACTTGGTAAGAACGTCCTATACATTACACTTGAAATGGCAGAGGAACGAATTGCTGAACGTATTGACGCTAACCTATTGAACGTTGACCTAGATAAACTTGTTGCGTTGCCTAAAGATAGTTATCTGAAAAAGATTGCAAGGATGAAAGAGAAGGCACTTGGTCGATTGATCATCAAAGAATATCCTACAGCATCGGCTAGTGCAACACACTTCAAACACTTACTCAGTGAATTGAAACTCAAGCGCAAGTTTATACCTGATATTATCTATATTGATTATCTAAATATATGTTCTTCTTCTAGAGTTAAATCTGGTAATAATGTAAACTCATATACTCTTGTTAAATCTATTGCAGAAGAATTACGTGGACTTGCAGTTGAATTTAATGTGCCTATTATGTCAGCTACACAAACTACTCGCGGTGGTTATGATAACTCTGACGTAGGTATTACTGATACGTCAGAATCATTTGGTCTGCCAGCTACAGCAGACTTTATGGTTGCATTAATATCTACAGAAGAGTTGGCAGAAATGAATCAGATTATGGTAAAGCAATTAAAGAATAGATATTCTAATCCTGATACTAATAAGAGATTCGTTATTGGCGTAGATAAAGCTAAGATGAAACTATATGATTCCGAAGATAATGCGCAGAATAATATCTCAGATAGTGGACAAATTCACGACAATAAAGATACTGAACCAGTATTCGATAAAAGCGCATTTGGTAAACGAATGACTGCACAAAGAGATTTCAGCAGAGTTAAAGTTTAATTTTGTTGTTTTTTCGCAACAGCTATGAAAATACCTGTTGCTTTTTTTGGTGAAGCATGTTATAATTAAACATTAAGAACGAAAGGTATTTCAATATGAACGCATTTACTAAAGAATATTTCATGAACGCATACACATGGATCGTAACCAAATTTGGTGAAACATGCGGTTGGTTCGGTTTGATTCTGATTCACGGCTCTACATTGCCATCAACTTACTTAGCTATCAAGGGTGAGGCTACAGTTCTTCCTCCTTTGAGTATGGTGATCCTAGTCTGGTCTGGTTTACTCTTGTTCTTTATTCGGTCAGCTATCACTAAAGACAAGCTTTACATGATTAGCAACGGTGTCGGCTTCTTCCTGCAAAGCATTATGCTTGCACTTCTAGTTCTTAAATAATGCAATACGTGATACAGTTTCTTCTATTTTTAGGTTGGATATTTGGAATCGTATTAGCTAAAGGATTCTGGAGCACATTCTTTGCTTTGATTTTTCCTCTTTGGGCTTGGTACCTAACGGCTGAGTTCTTAATTAGTAAGTTATAATTATGCATTTTATTACAAGCGACATTCATTTTGGACACAAGAACATTATGAATTTTTGTCCTGTGTCTCGCGCATTTGGTGAAGGTGACGTTGTTAAGATGGACGAAGAAATTATCAAGCGTTGGAATAGCCTGATTACTCCTCAAGACCATACATACATTCTCGGTGATGTTGCATTCTGTAATGCAGAAAAAGCAGTCAACCATCTTCAAAGGCTGAATGGTACTAAGACACTGATTGTCGGTAATCATGACGCAAAGCTTGTCAAAGACGAAAAGTTTTGTAAACAGTTTGTTGAAGTTCGTGATTATATGTCAATTCGAATGAATGAGACTAAGGTCATTATGTTCCACTATCCAATTGCAGAGTGGGATCAAATGCATCATGGCGCAGTTCATTTTCATGGCCATCTTCATGGCAGCATAAGTGGTATGGAAGCATATCGTGCAGTTGATGTTGGTATGGACAATAATGAATGCACACCGTGGAAGCTGGAAGCCGCTATTGCATATGCAATGAAGGGTAGAATTAAAAGTCATCATCAGAAAGGTAACTAATCATGGACATTGTAACAACTATATGGGGAACATGCATCGGCTCGACTTGTTTTATGCCGTTTGAAGTTTGGTATCTAGCAGCACAAGCTATTGCTACTGACATTTTAACAACATGCCAAAAGCTTATATATTAATTGGTGTGCCAGGTTCTGGCAAGTCTACTTGGGTTAATAATCAAACCCTTGTAGAGGACTACACATACGTATCTACCGACTATTGGGTAGAGCAATTTGCTAAAGCAGCTAATACATCATACACAGAAATTTTTGAGTCTGTAATGCCAGCGGCTATTGAACAAATGCTAGAGCAAGTTCGATTGTCGCGCAAGTATAACGCTAATATTGTGTGGGACCAAACTTCTACGACTGTTGCAAGCCGTAAAAAGAAATTCAAAATGCTGCCAGACTATGAGCATATCGCAGTAGTGTTTCCTACTCCAGATCGTGCAGAGTTGAATAGACGCCTTGCTAATCGTCCAGGCAAAGTTGTTCCTGTTGAAATTGTTGATAGTATGATTGCAGGCTTTCAGTTGCCAAGATTGGCTGAAGGCTACAAAGAAATTATAATCGTAGAGTAATAACGTACATATATCTGTTTAAGATGATAATTTACACACACCAAAAATCCAAGAAGAAAAAGCCCAATGCAAAGCAGCGAGAGTTGCAAGCATCATGGGAAAAAATACTTCTTAGCTATAAAACGACAAAACCGTTGGTTACTAAGCAAATTTGCGACATTAAGACACCTGAGCCGTACATTAGAACCAATAATAGAGACATTCCTAGTCGATCTACTCCTGGTGGTTCAGCGACAAAGCCAGTCCACGGCAAAGTATACACTGGCACTAAAATGCTAGGCATCGGAACACTTCACAAGTCTAATGCAGTACCAATCTTTTCTTCCGATGATGCAAAGGATCAAGCAAACATGAGGAGATAGTTATTATAAATAGCTCATACACTAACTTTATGGGCTTAAGATGTTAAAATTTAAGGAATACCTTACAGAAGATAAAAATACGCATATGGAACATGCGGAAGATGATGTTCTGAACAAGGGCGTTGCTGGTGCTAGAGACAGTATCAATGCACTTAGAGCCGTGCGTGATATGCTTGCTGGTCACTCAGAGAAAAAGGTAGACGTTACAGTCAAATGGGACGGAGCACCTGCTATTTTCGCTGGTCAGGATCCAACTGACGGCAAGTTTTTTGTCGCAAAGAAGGGCGTATTCAATAAAAACCCAAAAGTATACAAGACATTCGCAGATATAGATGCCGACACCTCTGGTGACCTCTCAGATAAGCTAAAAGCTTGTTTGATGTGGCTACCAAAGATCGGCATTTCTGGCGTTATCCAGGGCGACTTGTTGTTTACAGCATCCGATCTAAAGACAGAGACAATCGATGGTGAATCATACATCACATTTCATCCAAATACGATTGTCTATGCAGTACCTACAGACAGTGACCTTGCTAAAAAGATAAAAAGAGCAAAAATCGGCATTGTATGGCATACAATTTACGAAGGCGATTCGTTTGAGACACTTAAAGCAGTCTTCGGCAAAGACGTTGTTGCTACGCTAACACAAAATTCAAATGTATGGATGACTGGTGTAGACTATCATGACGTTTCAGGTAAAGCTACAATGACGAAAGAAGAGACAGCAGACGTTACATCCGTTCTTTCTCAAGCAGGTAAAGTGTTTCAAAAGCTAGATGCAGCTACACTAAACGCAATCAAAGATGACGAGGAACTATTGATGAAGATCAAGACGTTCAACAATTCAAAAGTCCGCCAGCAAAAACAAATCACAAATGTCAGCAAGCACGTTTCGGAATTGATGCA